CGAATAATGGAAAATAAAATAAAGGTTGTCGCCCTCTATGGAAAGGCGGGCGCTGGCAAAGATAGATTTTTACAAGAAATAATGAAGAATGAACCTGGTCTCTGCCACGAGATTGTAAGCTGCACGACTCGCCCTCCTCGTGAGGGCGAGATCAACGGAGTGAACTATCACTTCCTAACTGTCGAAGAATTTACGCAGAAGGTATTAAATGGTGAAATGCTTGAAGCCACAGAATTTAGAGATTGGTTCTATGGCACTGCTCTTGATGCATTGCGCCCAGATATTGTAAACCTTGGCGTGTTTAATACTGCGGGACTTCAAGCGCTTGTAGACGATCCACGCTTGGAAGTGTTGTGCGTGCGCATTGTGGCTGATGATAAGGTTCGCTTAATGCGCCAACTGCAACGCGAACAAAACCCTGATTGCGCAGAGATCTGCCGTAGATTTTTTGCGGACGAAAAAGACTTTGCCGAGTGGGAAGCTAGTATCGACTCGGAAGAGCTTATGAGAGCGTGTTGGTTTATTAACAATAACTTCAACGAGCGCTTGTATATAGTCGTGAAGGAATTAGCTGACCTTATAGCGCAATTTTACGCAGGAACTATTAAAGGCGTTTGAGTTCATAAGGACAAAATGAATTAATCTTGTTAATATAATTTTTATATTATAAAGACAGAATAAAATGATAAGGAGTTTATGAAATGAAAATTATTTTATATACAACCGGATGCCCGCGTTGCAATATTTTACACGCAAAACTTGAGCAAGCCGGCGCACACTATTCAACTGTGACAGACACAGGTATTATGGCTGCAAAAGGATATTTCTATCTCCCAATTTTAGAAGTCGACGGCAAAGCCATGGAATTTGGTGATGCAATAAAATGGTTAAAGGAGTATCCCTATGGAGATTAATATTCGATTAAAGAAAAATTTTGTAACACAATACAACAAGCTTCAAGCAGAGTTCGGCACAGATGTAGCTAGACTAAACGGCTTTGATGATGACCAGTTAAGCTACACAGACTTTATTGACAATTTTATTGACACAAAAGTAGTTGCAGATGCAAGCATTGATGGCAATAGTAATGTAAGTAAAAAAGACATTGTGACTCTGCTTAATGAGATGCCTAAGCCGCACCGCAAACTTTTGGCTTATAATAAAATCTATTATGAAATCCAAAAGAAGTTCGGCTTTAAGGCGGCAAACGATTGGCTTCGCGCAGAGTGGATGGGCCAACTTTATATGCACGATGCAGACACTTCCACATTTAAGCACTATTGCTTCGCATATGATTTAAAGGATCTTGCTGAAAAGGGGTTATATTTCATCGGCGCGCCTTTCAATCCAGAGCCTGCCCGCCACCTTACAACCTTCGTAGACTTCGTTAAGGAATTCATTAGCTACGCCTCCAATCGCAGCTCTGGCGCAGTTGGTCTTCCTAACCTACTTCCCTATATGTTCTATTTCTGGAATGAGGATGTAAAGAATGATTACCTTGGCCTTGCTTCGAGCGGCAACGCAGAGAAGTATGCGCGCCAAAACTTCCAGAGATTTATCTATGCAGTGAATCAGCCTTATGTGCGCGATGGTAGCCAGTCCGCATTTACAAACACCAGTGTCTTTGACCGTCCTTATTTCGAGGCTTTGTTCGGCGGCAGCGAGTTCCCCAATGGCGAATTTATGATCGACTATGAAGAAGAAATTATCGAGTTCCAAAAGTGGTATATGGAAGAGATGGCGGAGATCCGCTCTGCAAATATGTTTACTTTCCCTGTAAGTTCTATTTCTCTCTTGAAGCAGAAGGGTAAATTTAAAGACGAGGACTTCGCAATTTGGGCAGTTAAGCATAATATGAAGTGGTCTGACTCTAATCTCTTTATTGATGACAGCGTAACTTCTCTTTCTAACTGCTGCCGTCTAAAGAGCGATATTAAAGATCTTGGCTACTTCAACTCTATTGGTGGTACCGCCCTTAAGGTAGGTTCTGTAAAAGTATCTACTATTAATCTTGCTCGTCTGGCTCTTGATACCAATAGCGAGGAAGAGTATCTCGCTGAGCTTGAGCGCCGCGTATATCTTAACCTTCAGGCTCTTGACTGCGTGCGCGCAATCATTCGCCGCAATGTTGAGAAGGGACTCCTTCCTAACTTCACCAATGGCCTTGTAGATTTTGAGCATTTATATAACACCATCGGCTTCATTGGCGTATACGAAACGATGAAGAGATTTGGATATACTACAACAGATGCTCTTGGCTATGTTTATTATACAGATAAAGCTTATGCTCTTGGCAAGAAAATTTTTGAAACAATGCGTCGTGTTGCGGATAGCTTTATTGCAGAAATTGGCGCGGACTATCACATTAATACTGAACAGATTCCGGGTGAGTCTGCTGCAGCTAAGCTTATGAAGAAAGACCGTTTCTTCTATCCTGATGCAGATATCTTTGACTTGCCTTTATACGGCAATCAGTTTATCCCTCTTGGTATTAATACAACCTTTGCAGAACGAGTGCGTATTGCCGCAGAGTTTGACAGCTATTGTAATGGCGGTTCTATTCTTCATGCAAATATCGATGCTCCATTCGCAACCTTTGAAAAGGCTTGGGAAATGGTAAACTATGTATCTGATGCGGGCGTTACTTATTTCGCATTTAATACTAAGATCCAGGCTTGTGATAACAACCATGCGTTCTATGGCAGAACATGCCCAGTGTGCGGCCGCCCCGTGGAGACTGAATACACTCGTATTGTTGGTTTCTATACTCCTATTAAGACTTGGTCTAAGGAGCGCACCAACGAATACAAAATGCGTAAGTGGGAGCCTGTAAAATGAAAATAAAAGGTTTGGTAGATTTTGATTTGGTTAATTACCGCAAAAACTGCTTGACAATAGAAACCCCTTGTTGCAAAGGCTTTAAGTGCGGGGGAGAGTTCTGTCAGAACTCTTCCCTAGCCAAGGCGCCAACCATCGATGTCCGCGATGAAACAATTATTGACTTTTATCTGCATAAGACACCTGCGGCCGCCCTTTGCTTCCAAGGTCTAGAGCCTTTTGACTCATTTGATGATATGATCCGCTTTATTTCAAAATTTCGCAACGATTTTTTAATAAAGGATGATATTGTCATATATACGGGCTATAATAAAGATGAGATAAGCACTGAATTAGTTGAGCTACAACAATTTGAAAACATTATCATAAAATTTGGCCGCTATATTCCACATCACGAGCCTCATTTCGATGAAGTCCTAGGTGTAAAATTAGCGAGCGACAATCAATACGCAGAGAGGATAAGTTAAAATGAAAATTAAGGCAACAGAAGATAAAGAACTTGCGGCAGCCATTCGCGCCGGATTAAAGAAAACTGGCGGCTACTGTCCTTGTGTAAACCCCGAGTTCTATTCAGAAGATACTAAATGTATCTGTAAGAATTTCCGCGAGGCACCTGCAGGCACAATCTGCCATTGTGGGTTGTATATTAAAGTAGAAGATTGACAATTTATAAAAAATAATTTATAATAGATATATAAATGAGATAAAAGGAGCCAGATAAATGGAAGAATTTGTTATGCGAGAAGTGTCTAGTTATACTTTTAAACATTATAACACTATATTAAAATTAGATTCTACCGTTGAACGAGAAACCATTAGTATCAATGAAAAAGGAGTTATAACTTTAACTCTTTGGGTACACGCTATTCCTTTTGATTTTATGCGTTTATTAGCAATTGGTAATGAGCATCTTCAATTTCAAGGTTGGTCAGTTACTAAAGAAACTTTGGTAAGAGTTTTATCTTGCGGGGCTGATATTGGGCATGATTTACAGATTGAAAATGCAATTATAACCTTTAGCCATGATTCTCAATGGTCTGAGGAAAACGACCCTCCAAGATCTATAATTAAAATTTGCGGAAATATTCGTGGCGAAAAGTTAGATGACGAAACACTACAAACAATTAAAAATAAGACTGAAACATTATTAAAGGAGATTAGAAGCAACGATGAAAGCTAATTACGAAGATAAAATTCCAAAGAAAACTTCTGAAGTTTCACTTGGTAATCTCTATGATATGAATAAGCAGCTAATGGCAAATGAAGCAGAGATCGCGCCTGAAGTTCGCACAGAAAAGCGCAGGGCGTTGATCGATTGGATTAAAGCTAACTATCACGAGCATTATTTTATGATGCTTTGTCATGAGCTTAGAGATTACACGGTATTTAGATTAAAAGATACTGTTCCTACTATTAATGCAATTTATACAATGGCAGATGATGTGTTTGAGTGTATGAAAAATCGCGGCACCCTGTTGGCGCTTGATCTTCAAGAGGCTGGCGGATGGGAGCTTTGGCTTAGAACAGAAACCGGAGAGATCGCCGCGTATTATTTATTCCCATATGGCTCAGCTGTGCTTGAATATTAAGGAGGATGAATATGAACAAAATTTTAATTTTTGCTAGCCCTGTTTCTCCATTCCAACGCCTTGTCTTTATTAAAGATGGCAACGCGTCAGAGGTTGGAGTGCAGACAGACGATTTATCTGAAACAATTTTAGACCTTGCAGAAAAACACTCGCTTGAAACAGTAGAGTTTCGCGGCAATCGCGAATACTGCTTGGGTCTAATGCACAAACTATGTCAACACACTCATTATACAAATACAATTACAGTGAAATACTTTGGAGGTTAAGATGGCTAAATATTTAATTAAAACAACAGAGGAGCATCGTGCAGACAATGAAAGCGAAGCCGCAGAACTCATTAATGCCGCAAAGGCAGATGGAAGATATACTCTTTCCAAGTATTCCTCTGTCAAGAAAGAGCGTAAGCAAAAAGGTGAGATTGTCGACGAGTATTTCATCGTCACCCTTGTCAAAGTTTTTGATGATGCAAAAGACCCTCGAGGCGAAGCCTCAGTAGAATATAAGATGGGAGCCTTTTAATATGGATAATTATACTAATCACCCCATGACCACTGGCGTTGTAAAGTTTACTAAACTCACCCCTTGGGCGCACGAGCCTACCCAAGGAAGTGCGGAGGCCGCAGGTTTTGATCTTTATGCAGACGCCGAAAATAAAGACTGCATTATTCTAGCGCCCGGCGAAGTTAAAAAGATTTCAACTGGTATTGCTATTGCGCTACCGAAAGGCACCTTTGGCGCTCTTTATGCGCGCTCGGGGCTTGCTACTAAAAAGGGACTTGCTCCTGCAAATAAAGTCGGGGTCATTGACGCTGATTACCGCGGCCCAGTAATTGTGGCTATGCGCAATGAGTCTAATGAAGTGCAAACTATCCAACATGGTGAGCGCATCGCGCAACTCGTTGTTCAACCCTATGTATGGGTAAGATTTGAAGAAACAGAAAATATCGGCACCACTGCTCGCGGCGAAGGCGGCTTTGGTAGCACTGGAACAAAGTGAGGTGAGACTCGTGGCACAAAAACCCGTTCAGCTTATTTATAAAGAAACCGAAGATAAGATTATTGCGGCTGTAAATGACGCCCTTAATCAAGGCGTTCCAATGTTCGTAATTGAGCCTATGTTGAAGCTTATTCATTCTGAAGCAAAAGCAAATACTGATGCTCAATATCAAGAACAGCTTCAGTCTTACCAAGCGGCGCTCGCTCAAGAGGCTGCCGCAAGTGAGTCAAAAGATGAAACTACTAGCGCTTGATTGCTCAACTAAAGCTACAGGATTTGCCGTCTTTAGCGGCAAATCCTTGCTCGGTTCGGGCGTAATTACTGCTTCTTCAACAGACTTAATTAAACGCATACATAAAATGGTTGATACCATTTAGTAGCTTATTAAAGAGCTTGATATTGACACCATCACAATGGAAGAAGTCATTCCAGACCACGCAAAAAATTAGAATACATTTAAAGCTCTAATGTATTTATAGGCGGCGATCGTCATTATGCTCCATGACTAGTTCCCCGCCGCTAAACTAGAATTTACATACCCAGGATCTTGGCGCAGCACTTGCGGCATTAGGACTGGCCGTGGCGTCAAAAGAGAAACCTTAAAAGAAGCGGATGTTAGATTCGCAAATGAAACATATAACCTAGCCGTCAAATCCGACGACGAGGCCGACGCCATCTGTATTGGTCATGCTTACCTTCACCCGAAGGCGGGAACCGATACGGGAGAATTAAACTGGGACTAAAAAAGAGAGAGGTTTAATACCTCTCTCTTCTTATTTTGTCGAACAATATATCAGTCATATCAATGATTTCTTCTCCAAATGTTGCAATGATTTCCGCAATAAGTTCTTCTTCTTCAAGGCCAAGGATTACATCATAAGCGAACATCGCGGCGTGTACTAACTCATGACATAATACCTTCTCAAATTTTGCGCCATGCAACAGGCGACTGATATATATTGTTTTAGTAGAGTCATTGCACGCGCCAATAGCAAAATCGCCATCGGGCATTAAGAGCGCAATATCATTTGGCTCTACTAAAACAACCCACCATCTTTCACCATTAATGGTAAACATTATTTAATTTTCGTTGCAAGCATACTAATCTTCTATTGAAGAAGTTGCTTTTCCTCAGGGGAAGCATCGGCAATCATTTCAGTCATATCAGAAGTAAGCTCTTGCATATAAGCTTCAAGCTCTTTCATCTGAGAAGTCTTATCTTTCATGCCCTTACCACTCATATACATTCTGCGGCGCTCGCCACTGCGTCCTTCTTTAGGATCGCGCTCCATAGGCTGAATCACCATACCATCACGATAGCCGCGCATAGCCTGTGCATGACCAGTCCCTGCATTGCCGCTTTCATACATGGTATAATCCATCATACCGTCTTGATAGTGGCGGGAACCACTATCGCCATTTCCGCCTTGGTTGCCGCGCTCATACATAGAATAATTAGTTCTGTATCTGGGATCATAATATTCTACTGGGTAAGGATAGTGGTACATAGGAGTCATACTCTCTTTGTAGTACATCATCCCATGCTGGCCTTTACCTGATTTTTCGCCATGTTTCTCACCCTCCATTGCCTCTGTTATTGTGCAATAGTAGATAGCCTCGGATAAGTCTTTAATCATATCCATAGCTTCGCCGAGTTCTTTTGCGTCGACATCCTTAAGATTTCCGAACACTTGGCCCTCAACGCATCCAACGAGAGCCTCTTTCATTTGCTTTAACTTTTCCATAATTACGCCACCCTTTCAATAATTAAGTTTGCGTTTTGCACATCAATATCATCGGGACTGGTGTTGCGCACGCTTACGGTGATGCAGCATCCGGCGGGAACGTCGATATATACGGCGCTTGCCACATTAGCAAATTCGCCAACTGCGGCCGGAGTCTGAATCATTGTTGTTGATGCGATAGCTTCTCCATTAAGAGCAATAGCTAAAGAGATAGGCTCTACTGTGCCGCCCTCAGGAATTGCAATGTTGCCGCTAAAGAAAGCCTTAAATCTTGCGCGGCACTAGTTAGTAATACCGCGCAAGGTCACAAGACCACTTCCGGCTCTATGGAGAATCGAATTGCAACCACTAACTACTTCGTCAGTAAATTGCACATTGGCGGTTGCCGCCACTGTCTGAACTGCATTAGCAATTAATTCCATTCTTTTTCAAGCCTCCATTCTTCGTTAATTAGAAGCTGCAAGAAGTGCCGCAGCCAGGAGTGTAAGTCACACCGTAGCAGCAGTTAGGGTTGGGCACAACATACGCAGGAACTGGGCATGGCGTGCTGAGACGACGAATTAACTCAGCAGTTTGCGCGTCTTGGTTAGCAGTAATGAAAGCATTTTGGCTAGCCTGAGAAGCAGCGAACTTGAGAGATTGATTCTCTGCAGTAAGAGTAGCAATCTTGTCTTGAGTTAAGAAGTCAAGGATAGAGCGAACACCCGCTTCGTTGCTAGCGATAATATCGCGAGAAGCGTCAGCAACAGCGCGTTGAGTTGCGCAGCTCTGTGTTGCAAGATTGTAGTTAATGTCTGCGAAACCAGTAGCCAAAGCATACTTATTATCGCAGCAGCACTGAGCGAGCTGTGTGCTTAAGTCATGGATACCGCCAGTTGTAGCAACAGTGTCAGCAGTAATGGCAGCGTTGACGCCTGCGAATCCTTGACATAAAGTAGATTGAACACCAGAGAAGCCGTTAAGCATACCAGTGTTAGCTGCGTAGAAGCCATCGCAGAGGCCTTGCTGAATACCGCGGATACCGTTTTCGATACCATTCATATCAAAGCCATAAGAGATTTCTTCGCGGACTGTGGAGCCACCTTGGCCGCCGCCATTGCCGCCCCATCCCCAGTTGCCGTTGCCAGCAAAGAGGAAAAGAAGAATGATCCACCAGTAATCGCCGTCGCCGAAGCCGCCATTACGGTTGTTGCTGCCAGTTACAGCAGCGATGTCGGATAAAGAATATCCATTAGAAGTACTGAACATATTATATGTCCTCCTTTATAATTTATTTAGAATTAGAGGCCAAAATACTGCTTTTTGAACCTACTAAATTCTTTATCAAAATCAATGCCCTTTTCTTTTGCTACATTGCGCGCAAAGGCTTCGATATCGGCGGTGCGGCCGTCTTTCGCGAGCTGCAAGAGATTAGCATAAATAGGGTTTTGCGAGGCGCCAGTCTCAAGAATGCCAAGCATTAATTCTTGAGGGTTTTTGCCTTGCTTAATTTGCATAATTAATTCCATTGGATTTACATTATAAGGCATAGTTAATCTCCTTTACTTAAAAATTAATTGGCGCGGATGACTTGCTTGGAGTTGCTTTTGGAGCCGCTAAAGACTGTTTAAACTAGTCTAAAATTATTGCTAACTCGTCTTTAGTGACATAGTCTACCTTAGGTTGTTCAGGCTAGGTTTCCGCTTCTTTTTCAAGAGTGAATACATTAAAAGCGGCAGTGCCATCAAGATTAATTTGCTTTGTGTAAATTCTCTTATTGCCAAGGTCGGGGAATACATAAAGCGAACCATCTAAATCAATCTGACTTGCGCGAGCTTCGTCGATTGAAACCACTGGACGACCTTTAATAAAGTTTTGCGCGGGTCCAGGTTGAGGCGCATAAATTGGAGTCTGAGGCTGCGTTGGGGTAGACCCTGCCGCATTTTCCTAAGTAGTTATTGGGCGCGCATATTGTTGATATCCGTATCCATAATAATACGGAGGCGTCTGGGGGAAGTTGTTATACATCATAATATCTCCTTTTCTTTTGGATTTTTACTTTGGCAATATTATATGAAAATTAAATAAATAACTTTAATTAAAATTTACCTAACTTTTATTAAAGTTTGTAAATTTAGCAGGAGAACTAAAAAATCCTCATCAAGATGATGAGGAAATCGAAAATGGTATTTTGAAGGAAAATTTGCTTATTTTAGTTAATTCAGGTGTAATAAAAAAGAAAAGACCGCGGACGCCGCGGTCTTTTTATTATATTCTTGAAACAGCCTTTGTACACTGTAATGTCATAGTCCCTTTAGAGTCAAGAGGAATATTAAAACTTTTAATTAAATAATTGGTTCTATCCTCAATATGAATATCAGGATCCTTGGCTTGCACCATCTTATTAGGCTCTAAATGATAAATCGGCACAGTTGTAATGCTAACACTTTCGTTATAACTTATTGTCTCATGCAACATTGCACGGATAGTATCATAGGCAGAGTTTGTTGCCGCCCCTAACGTAATATGCTGGGCTAGTTGAGTTGGCACCTAAATAAAATTTTTACCTTCTCTAATTGCTTTTGCTCTTTCTGCAGCAGTAGAGCTTTGACCAGCAGGAATATATAGCCAATTGGGTGGCATGGGGGTTAACAAGATATTAACTTTATCATCATTAATGACTTTCTATCTGCGGCCGATATTGGATACTTTAATACCTTCTAAAACACTTACTTCTCCATCTACTTTTGGGTCAATAATTTCAAAGAAATAAGGCATATTATTCAAAAAGATTTTACTATCTTGATAGCTTTCAATTTTAAATTGACCTTCTCGTAAATCATAGATTCTAGGCCAATTTTCTTCAAGCTCTTTACCATAAATAGCATATAGAGACTTTTCTCCTTCTTGCAAATAATTATAATACATATAAGTACGATAATCATTTATTGGTAGCTGACCAAGTGTATCAGTAGCCTTAGGATTGCCTTTTCTTACTCGCCAAACCGTTGCATCATATGGATCTTGATAAAAAGCCACATCATTTTTAGTGACCGATGTAAAAGTGGGAATATCATCAATAACAAGATGATATTGTATTGCTTGTTTATTACTACCTTTCATTCCCCAAACGCAAATATCATTTTTAATACTTTCATATTTAGGATTATTATTAAATACAGTTGTTAACTCATTATCACCAAAATCATAAATACTATTTATTTCTGGATAGGTTGCTAAATAATCAATACTTCCATTATTAGCGATGGCGTTTGGAATAGTGTCCTCTGCTGAGCCTGCATTGATATAATTTTCTATTTGCTAAAATACAAAATTACCATTAAGATCAAAGAAATATTCGTAATTACCTAGCATACTTTTAATTTTATCTAAAACCGATACTACGGTTTCACCTGCATTAGAAGATAGCTCAGATTCAGTAGGATAAGTAAAATCAGTATATTGATATCCAATAGAGTCTCCATATGTAAAGGTATCATAGCCTTGTGTTGGAGGGATTGCTGATGTAAGTAGCAGCGTTTTTAAAGACTCTCCTCGTTCTTCGCCATAAATAGGATAACTGCCGCTCCAATGAACCATATTATCTATTTGATTAGGAATATCTCGTATAATAATTTTACTTGCCGGAATGCCACCATATTCTTTTACAACAGTGCGAATTAATTCTGAAATTAAAGGATAACTTTTAGCAATGGATCCGTCTTCTGCTTCTTCATAAATTGGAGAATGAACTAAACCAATAGAAAAAGTGCCACCGCAATCTCCATTTAATAATGCCATTTTATCTTTAAGGTTTACAGAAATATTAATACCATTTGTATTATGAGCAACAGAAGCTCCGCTGATAACAAACTAACCTTGTTTGAACCAAACAATTTCTTCTGCTCTAGTTATTGGCAAATCTTCTTGATTAATATAAATCTTTGCTTTTAATATAAATTTAGTAGATGCATTTGGAATTCGATATAAACTTTGAGTTCCTATTTTCCCATCTTCTGGAGTAATTACAAACTCTGTTGAAGATCGTTTTTCGCATTGTTGAATATTTTCTGCCTCAACCGCAAAAGAACCCACTATATTACCCTATCCAATAAGAGGACTAATGGTTGTATCTACTTTATCCGATAAATCAATATTATTGCCCTACGAAATACATTGAATATCTGAAATTTTTATCTTGTTATTAGTCTATATAAAAATGTCTACGGTATCAGTTCCAGACATATGCCAAATATCTTGCTCAATATTGCCTTCACCATCATTATTAATATTGGCTCCAAACTTAGAAGAGTTTTGAGCTCTACCCTCTCCTCGTCTGCGAGATATAATAAAATTAATATCCGTCATAATAAGTGGTGAGGTTATTGACTCATTTGTAAAATTTTTTAAACCAATGCTAACAGCAACCTGTTTTTCAATAGAAATAAGATTGTCAATAGCCGTAATATTAGAAATCTATTTGTCTGCTACTAATGATAAACTTCCTGTTCGTCTAACTGAAGAATCTCCATTTACATTAATGCTTCCACTTGTTGCGCGGCCAGTAATTTCGCCTAACATATATCCTTCTTTATCGAGAACATTAAGTTTTACATAATGCTCTCGAATAGGATAATTATATAGATCTTGTAAGCTCATGGCGTAATCTCCTCATATGGCGGCAATGCCTCAACCTCGGTTGCAGTGCAAGAAAATGTGTAATTATATCTGCCTAAAGTTTTATTTCCTGTCCAAGAGAAGTTTGATAATGCCACTTTCATTGCGCCTTCTTGCTCTGAAATAAAAATTTTAGGCTAACCGTTTTGAAGCCATTCAGTTACTCTATTTTTAAATACTTGATCTATAAAAAGATCAGTACCCCCTGCTGCCTTAATTTCGGCTAATTCAGACTCGCTTAAAAATTGATATCCATCAAACATTTCAAAAGGCATATCTAAATCCTAAGAAATCATTCCACCTAAAGTAAAAGTTCTATACTTCTATACGCCATTTCTTGTAACAATAGGGTATTGCCCACCCAAAGTTGCGGTAACAGTATCTACATAATTCCATTTTAAATCAGTTACTTCTGGATTATAAAGTAAAGGTAAATATTTTCCTTCTCCCTCTAATACAGTATGTCCGCCTAGATCTAAAATATAGCTTAGTGTTTTTTCATCTTTTAATGGAGCTGAACTTAATGATAAGGAATACCATTTTGCAGTAAATTTATGTAAAGATTGAGGGTCATATATTTTTATCTATCTATCTTTATTCACACGGTCACCAATTTCCACGCCGTCTTTGTTAAATAATTCGATATATTGACCTCCCGCTATTCTAGCGATTGTAAGTATATTATAATTTCCCATAATTTCACTCCTTTTATCTCAAATTTAAAATAAGAGCAGGAATTATTTATCCTGCTCTTGATTATATGGGCTAGTAATTGTAGCCCTTTTGTTGATTTCTTCCATCATTGTTTTTGCCCAACTATTGCCGCCTCGTGCAGCATAGATAGCAAAGCGTGCATTTAACACTTCTAAATCTTGGTAGTCAATAGAATGGCCGAGCTAAACCACTCTAACCCAAGCTTTCTTTATATCGTGTTTAATATTTAAATTGTCAGACTCAGACAAATTCTTAATCTCTTGGCGCAAAAGCCCAATCTATTCTTGCTAATCTTTCATAATCTATTCCAAATCCGTTTCACGCTTTTCAAGTTTTTGCATAAACTCTTCGCCTTCACAAAAGCGTTCTTCTATTGCTTCATCTTCTTCTGCGGCTTCATAACCTGCTTCAAAAGCTTCTTGCTAATTGGATTTATGTTTCTTAATAAGATTAACAATCCATGTCACTCCCTTAATAATCATAGGAATGCATACACATAAAACTAATACAACAGTTGTAATAGTATATGTTGTTAAAAGTGATGTCATTAGATTTACTCCTCCTTTCTAAAGGTTATTATCGTTTCACATTATAATATAAAAATTAGATTAAGAGGATTATATAAAGTTGTCCTTATGGAAGAAAGGCGGCAATTGTTTGCCGCCTTTTTATTAATCAAGAGGTTTTGTAACTCTTACTTCCGCTGTACTATTGGTTTCATCATTTGGATCTCTAATCACAATAGAATAGGAGACTTCACTCATATAAGGTTCCCCTTCAAAATATACTCCATCAGATAACATTACGTATCCATAAGAAAGACTTCCCAATTCAGTTTCAGTTTGAGAGCCTCCATCAACATCACTCCAGGAGGCATAAACTATTGCGTCCGATCCATTATATTCTTCTGTTGAATAGTTTGAAACATAGATATAACCATCTGTTGTCATTGAGGCATCAGGATTACCGGAATAACTTGGCGTAGTAGATCCTCCTCCGCCCTGCCCAAAAGGCCAAGTAAACTCAATTGAAGTAGTATTCCAAATAACATCAGCGGGTATATTTTCATATGTAGTAACAGTTAATATATAATGATTATCATAAGCATAATCAGTATGTAAATCTGTAGCTAAGAAAGCAAAAGAAGCGATATCTGGAGTGTTACCATTTGTTGGCGCGCGCCAATCAGAGACAACTGTTTCGCTAAGAGTATCATTAAATAGTGTGACAAGTGCACCTTCTATATATAAATCAGATGAAGAATAACTATAATTTACATTAAATCTAATATCATCGCTTAGCTATGTTTTAGATAGAGTGGCGGAAATCCAAGCATCGAAGACGTCGCTACTAAGATATTCCACATAATCGCTTGAGCCATCTATGGTACTATCAATACTTTGAGTATAGGCAGAAACCCCTACTTTATATAAAGCACCGTTTGTCATATAAGAAGAGAAATCATGAGTATATATAGAATCATCATACGTCGAATCATATACTAAATACTCTCCTGCCTCATTATATAATGTCCAATAAACATCATTGGCAGACGCAGGAGTAAAGCCAGTGTAAATTACAGTAGCAATACCTGAGCTATTTAATGTGACTGAAACCGCCAGTTCTGGTTCTTCCCCACCATTTCCTGAATAAGTAATTGTATTACTTTGAATATCCTGTACTATTACATAATATTGATTGCCAGGAGTCATATGAGAAGAAAAATCCACTGGAGAGAGTGAAGCATTTACAGTATGAATCAATTCATCTGTCTCTGCATTGTATAGATACCAGTCTGGATCTGTAGTTATATTGCTTGAAGCGATACCATCTTGCGATAAAGTAACAGTGATAGCTGGCCCTGAATACGTAATGGTTTCACTTCTATAAGTCCCATAATCAGGATCTGCCGATATCGAATTAACTTCAACATAATATTGATGTCCTGTTATCATATATTCAGACAAATTTCCACTTCCAACTGGGCCTGCAGATATTATAGTTTGAGATTCTTGTGTTGTAATATCATACAAAACCAAAGTAGCATCGCCAGTAGAAGGAGTTAAAGAATAATCACCATTAGTATTTAAAACAACTCTATATCTTGTCGGAACATCAGCAATATAAATTTCGTTTGATTTAGCACTATTATATTGAGTATAACCTTCATCGCTATACCAGCCTATTGTGGCATAATAAGTACCGGTCGAAAAAGTAGGCGGTGGCTAATCAACCCAAGAGCCAGTATTTAAAAAATCAAAAGGAACAGTGCCGTCTGCACCAAAAATACTACCAAAATATTCCCCATCCTTATATAAAGTTAAATAAAGATCACCATAATAAACAAACCCTTCTGAAGCAGTTAAAGACAATGTTTCATCTAAAGTAAATATTGGTAACTCAGAACTAGTTCCTTCAAGCTCTTCTACAATTTGTTCAAGGCTCCATAACATATCGGGCTCTTCTGTTCCATATTTTTTATATCTCGCCGCGACTGCTATTCCTTTCATATAATCACCAGGTGTGGTGGGAGTATTTTCGTGAGAAAGATTATAGTGAGAAAGAAGAGCATCGTGAATACCTTTAATACCCGTATTGCTTAAAGAAGGGATATCGTTACTAGCCTCCACATAGATTTCAACAGTGGTAGCATAATCTTCAACATATAAATAATGTCCTGCTGCATTAAGTTCACCGTAATATAGATTACTAACAATATTCATTGAAGAACCTGGTATAAAATCTTCAGAAGGAAGATATACATTATATTGCGCCCCATTAAGAAGAATAACTAAATTCTAATCAAAAATATCTGCATCTGGAGAGTAATAATTATAAGCAGTTCCCCACTCATCAATATATAAGGGCTCCATATTTGTTTCTTCTAAAATAACCTTATTTGTGGAGGGGGTAGAGCTTATCAATTTTTCTGTTGCATTCACTAGACGCACCCAAAGTGCGTCTAGTGTTTCATTAGTAAAATATGTTCCCATATTACCACGCTCCGTTCAATAAGGCCTCTTGTAAATAACCATAGGTAATTGCATCAGAAGATTTAGAGGGCTTAGAATACCATTTTCCGTCACTATTTGTAGCTTGAACACTTGTTCTAGGAATAGTAAAGATATTTCTTTCTTTTCTATTCGCACTACCTGGTGCTTCAAAATTACCGCCTCCTACCACAACAACATCATCATCAGTTGCGGTGGCATCATTGGAAATACCTAATACTGTTTGATAGCCTTTTGTGGTGGTTAAATATCGGCCAGATACTAATGTGTATTCATGTCCTTGATTAACAGTATTGTTACTACCAATAATCATTGTTTTATTAGAGGCATTAACTTTATTGTCGTGTCCAAAAATGCCTATATTTCCACCAGCTGTAATAGTATTATTCTTACCTGCAATATAAGTAGCAGAAGCAGCAGAAGTAATAATGCGACCATTTGTTGTAACTTCAAAAATATTAGCGCGCTACGCAGCTGCATCACCAGAACCCCATCCAATAACAAAGGGGCTTGTTGTAGCTGCATTATATTTGCCTAAAACGGTTTGATAATTAGCTCCTGCCTTTAACCAAGTGCCACTAAGGAGAACTGCAGTAAATGCTGTACCAAGATTGCCATTATCTTGATAACCAATATTATTAAACTCACCAAAAATAGCGCTGCTAGTTCCATATAACTTATTTTGGGCACCACTTGCAATATTATAATTACCGGTAAAAACATTTTTCCAGCCGCCAAATATATTCTAATTACCTTGAATTTTATTAGCTTTGCCGCCACCAAAGGAAGCGCTGCCGCCGCTAATAATATTGTCCTGTCCAGCAAGGAAATTAGCTTTATCATCAATGGAGCTAAATTTAATATCATTATTTAAGTTAGTGATAACATTATAACTACCCAAATTAGAACAGAAACGACCTAAAATTATAGAGTGTAAACCATTAGAAAAGTTATCGCCACCTGAAATAATATTTCCATAAACACCACGGTTACGAGTACCAAATAAAGTAGCGCCGTCACCACCTGCAGCATTTCCTCCACCTGCTAAGAAAGCAGACCCCGCTGAACCATAGTTAGTGTCACCAAAGACATTTGTGCCTTGGAACAATTCTGTTGTTTGATATTTCAATGAGCCATTAGAGTTGCCGGCATCAGTGCGAATGCCATATACTTTAGATATATCTAACTCATTTAATGAAAAAAGCATATATGGATCTAAAAGAACCACCGAATTATCTGTTTCTAAGTCATAAATTTCCCAAATATTAATTTCACTATTATTAGTTATTACATTGCCACTTACTACGAGATCTATTGGGCCATCAACAATAGCCCAAGCGGATTTAGCAATGGTAAAACCTACTTTTGGCTTCTTTGGCACCCAAAAAATACAATCTGCCCAAACGGCGCGGTTCGTTCCTGTAGGACAAGTTGCCCAGAAATCAGCAGTATTAAAAGTTTTAGAACGATTATTACCGCCTTTTACAGTGCAAGAATAACTAATTACATTACCCTCAACAGCAGTAATAGTACCTGCAAAACCATAGTGAGCAACATGTTCTGTGCCATTTGCATTAGGAACTATCGTAGAACGAATAATAGAAAACTCATCGTCTTCAGCATATCCTTCTGTATCAGCAAAATTTGCATATGTAGTACCTGTTCCAAGAATAGCTTTTTTATATAGCTAAACTGTATCAAAAACCCAATAAACATTTTCTGCCGTCTCTAACCACCATTCATCTACTTGCGGAGTTGTAGTAATTGATGTGCCATCATATAACAAAATGCCCGAACCATAACTGTTAGAAACATATGTATATGGTATATTAACTTCAAGATCTCTAAGATAAAATCCGTCTCCAGAAGTAGCGTGCGCTCCGGCAATATACTCTGACTCTAACGCTGGCGCTAAAACATTAGTGGTCTTTAGATAAATCTTACCAGTTTTAGTTTCCGCATTATGCTCAATAGCCTCAATATAGAATGCTTTAGAGCCTGCAGTTACATCAACGCCCATAGCGGTAGAACCTTGGGAGATGGCTTGTGTATTTACACCAGAAGTTAATGTGCCTTCAGCTTCTCCTTGTGAAATATCACCAGGTAATTCAACAATATCTCTACTGCCGTCACTACCAACAAGAATAAGCTTACCTGCTTCGTTACCTTCTGTGCCAAGGATAAGGTCATAAGTAGCGCCAGTACCTCCGTCTGCATCTTTCCCATCCTCACCATTTGTCACTGTAAATGTAGAAGTTGTATTATCCGTATAAGTAATAGTATAAGTATCAACCAAGCCAACTGTTTGAGTTTTAGCGATTGATTGGATGCCACGGCCATCTGCTCCGTCTTCACCATCATTACCATCCCCGCCTGGCGCACCTTTTAAATTTTTAAAAGCAAAATTAAAAGTGCGAGCAGACTCGGTTCCGCCAAGAGTAACTGTAACATTAGGTGTACCAACATTTGCATCTACCGTGGCAGTTGCACCAGTAATAGTAGCATTTGTGCCGTCATCGCCTTGAGGACCCTTAATATTCTAAGTCGCAGGGGTAGTTCCATCAACAACAGAACCTAAGCTCCAGGAAAGATCACCGTTTGCCGCAACGCTAGGCGTAAATACTTTAAGCTCAATATTTTCAATTTCTTCTTTTACTGCATTATCAGCAGTATCAATATAATCTTTAATCTTTTCATCATAATGAGATAAAAGACCAAGATTGATTAATTTTTCATTAGTAGTGCTCATTATTGCACCTCCTCTTGAGTAAATAAACTATCAATATCATCCTCTGTTGCGATATTTTCAAGCTTTGTCTAGATTTCTTTTAAGGTATCAAAACTTTCTCCTAAACCCGAACCCTTAAGTGCTTTATCATAAGCAGCAAGCACATTCATATCAACTAATTTATCACTGCCTTCAATCATCTTGCCTTCAGTAATTTTAGTACTATCCGCTCGGAGAGAGTCGTCAATATTGACTTTCATTTTTAATTCATTTGGTAAAGCCATATTTCAAACCTCCTTATGGATAATATACAGCATCTGTTGTTTCTGTGTATTGGACACCATTAATAGAGAATTCAACTACTGCATAACAAACATAGCCAGAAGCATCAGTAGAAATATCATATTTTTCTTCAAAATCAATTTCCGCAACTCCGCCTCTAGAAATAGTAGATACAACCGGGCCATAGACTCCGTCTCCATAGCCATAACCATATAAAGTTGCTTTCCATTGATTATTATCAACGGCAACTCCAGAGCCAAGACTTAAACGAACTACCCCATTTCCACCTCCCCAATTAGTGCCCTTAGAGGGAACAGAATATTCAACTCTGTCAGTGCAATATAAGACATCAAAGCTAATTTCTACATCAAACAAACTATTAATATCTGCATCAGTAGCATAAATATGCTTCTAATCAACATAATGTTTAGTAGCAACATCCATATCGCCAATAGGATCGCTACCAATTGTTACAGTGCCTTCTTTATATACAATCATAGCATTTTTATGTTCATCAGTAGAACCACTACCAACAACAAGAATGCCACCTGTTTTACTTTCATCATTATAACTACCAATAATTAATTGATTATCTCTTGTTGCAGTTAATCCCAATCCCATTAATACAGAACGATTATGATTATTAATTGTATTTAAACGACCAAGAGATAAACAGTTCTCAGAATTAGTAATAGTAGTTGTACTACCAATAATCATATTATGCTGGGCCTTATCTGCGCCTGCCTCTGGATCATCACCAGTAATAATGTTATCACCGCCGCCATTAATAATACTATTATAATTACCAACAATAGAAGAATTAGAGAAGTCACCAGATACGAAATTCGCTTTGCCCTTTACTTTAGTTTTAACATCTGCAAACTCACCAGTGCCAGTGATTACATTATAATTACCTTCAATTTCATGATTTTTACCACTAATGATATTGTAAGTACCTTTAACAAGATGCAAAGAACCATCAATAAGGTTATAAGAACCAGTTACATCAAGGCTGCTACCAATCATTAAGTTACCAATAGACTCTCCTGATTCACCGCGTCTTAAATAATCGGTACCACCATTGCCAACCACAATATTGCCAGAACCAGTAATATTTTTTGAACCTTGATGTCCAGCAAGTAAGTTACCAGAGCCAGCTACTGTAGTAGTACCTTTGCCAAAAATAGCATTAGCATCGCCAGTAAGAGTATGAGAATAATTCTTTTGAACAGTGTTAGTACCGTTTCCTTCAATAGGGAGATTAATATCTAAGTTTTCCAAGTCTTTTTTTGTTGCGACTGGATATAAAGTCATAGACTCTTGATCTAATACTTGTAATATACCATTTTCCCAAGAAGTCTGAAGACAAGGTACTCTAATGCCCTCATATAAATCTGTTTTAACTTCAGTAATCCAAGTAGTTTTTACTTCAACCATATCTTGAGATTCATCATCCCATTTAGAAGAAAAATGACCATACGGGAGCTACCATTCTCCATCATTATAAAATAATAAGCCAAATTCTCCAAATTGACCAAAAGCAGAATAGGTTTTATTAACATTTAAATCTACTAATGAAATAAATTCTTCTCCTGCCCCAGCTGTAGAAAATTCACTTGATTTAAGAAACTTTGATCCTTCTTGAGCAAATAATATTTGTAAATCTTGATTTGTTAAAACTGTAGTATTATTTTCAGAAATCATACCATGTAAAAATGGTAAATCATTTGGGGTATTTTTTCCATCACCAAGTTTAACACCATACACAGTATCATTATTATCTCTATAAAAAATAGGCTCGCCAAGAAGAGGAATAAAACCATTTTGGGATGCGGTATCCCAATGTTCAGGGGTATCATTCTTCATCTAAATGCGAGTCTTTAACTCTTTGTTAGACATATCATGTCCTCCTTTAAAATTATCATTCCAAATTTTCGGGGACTAGGTTGGGCCATCATTCCAGGCCCAACCCGTCTCTTATTTAATTGTATGAAAAGTTTTGACTTTTGTCAAGTCTTTAGGCGCGGGACCCAGGTGAAGCAGCTTAACCTAGGCCTATCGCATTATTTATTAGATTAAACGTTTACAGTAGCACTTCCGCAATTGAATACCCAAACTTCCGCATCCTCAGGAATAGTGCCATCTTCGTTTTTATAATCGACGCAAGCCTTTGTCTAATGTGCGCCAACTGCGTGGTCTGCGATTTTTGCAGTAGTAACTGCTTTATCTTTAATCTCAAAAGAAATAAGATTTCTACCATACGCATCAACATCCCAACCGCCAGCTGCCGAAAGCGTGTCGCTATCTGCTACACCAAACAAAGTTTCGTTACCAATATTTACACCATAGCGTGCTCCGAGGCCTTCGTAACTTCCAGATTCTGCAGGGGCGCTTTCTGGTTCACGTAGACTCGCTCCATCTACAAAATCAATATCAAGTCCAACTTGCAACCAAGAGGCGGCATCATTATCAGCAGTGTTTGCATTATCCGCCGAAATTGTTACGCCATTACCAGCTCGCATCTCGACAAGCTAGTCCTCGCCATCAACAGTAAGTTTAAATCCGGGAATTGTTGGAGCGTCATCAGCATCCTTTGTAACAACGATACCTGCTTCAAACGAAACGGATTCAACCGCACCAATATCTGCGGGAGTAGGAAGATCGGGAATTTTTACAGTTGTAGTTGTTTTTTCAATGATATGACCAAACTTATCAGTTTTAACTACCGGAATATTAAAGGTTTCACCATGTGCAGGAGTTTGTGCAGTATTAGGTGTTGTTTTTCCTTCTATGGCACCGGTAGGAACGGCGTGTTTAATTTGACGATTAGCGGAAAGGTCGCCGCCACCTTCAAGACCGTCAGTACCAGTAATAGTAACAGTTTTCAATGCATGGCTACCAGCAGCACTTTCATTACCAAGCTCTACCCATTTACCACCGCTATAAACATATTCAGTGGCATTCGCAGTATTTAAATATACATCACCATTTGCCAATGCTCTTTCATTAGCGGTGCCAGCAAAAGCTTTTGTGGGAGCTGTGGCATAAGCGCCAATAAAGTGCATAACAGTATCAAGACCGAGATCCGCTGCTGTTAATATACGAGAAGTAATGGTTACTTCACCATTAGCATTTTGACTCCAAGTACCAAGAACCTCTGCGCCAGTAAGAGTTCCACTTTTTTCGGCCTGCTTGGTCTTATAGTCGCCAAGATCTTGATCAGATTCAGTAGCAGTCTTAACTCCTGCAATGTGGCCCATATCATCAACAAGAACTTCAGTCACATAAGTACGACCAGTGCCGCCAGTTTTTACCACTGCTGCATTGCCTGTTGTGGGTGCATCTTGGTGATTAAGCGTAATGGTGCTATCAGTATCTTGATTTACATTGAAAGTACCGCCAGTAGTAAGACCTTTGCCTGCTTCAATGGTAATATCGCCATCGCCAACGGCAATTTCGCCAGGAAGCTTAATTGTGTGAGTAGTTTCACCATTAAACTCAGTATGACCATATTTATCAACAGAAAGCTTAGGAATTTTTACAGTGATTTCTTGACCTGCAGTAGTTAAATTGCTATCTGTATCAGTTGTAGTACCCGCTTTATTGTATTCTTTATGTTTGCCATCAATAGTTATATCACCAGTAGTTTTATCAACTGTAAGAATTACAATATCATCATCAGTAGGTGTTAAACTATTAACTGCATCTGCGCGAGTAATTGTAAGTTTATTGTTTACATAAGTAAAGTCTGTTACAAATTTACCCGTACCTTCATCAACTACTTCAATAGGAAGTGCAGGGAAGTCGGCCCAATCAGGAGTTGCTTTCTTAGCCCAAGCATAAACATCAGCAGCAAGGCCCGATACCCAAGGAAGTGCATCAAACTTGTGAGAGCCAGTACCAACCTTCATCAACAAAGGATGCTGATTTGCGGTTGCAGTGGGATTAGTTTCAGCGTTAGGAGCAAGGGTTACAATAGCAACTTCGCCAGCTTTTAAATATTTTGTGGGATCGTTACCATTAAACGCACTACCTTGCCAATTAGACAATGTGTCATATTTAAGTTGAATTCTTGTATTAAGAATTTTTTCAGCCATAATTAAAATCTCCTTTTAATTATTAAAATTTCACGCGGCAAACGCCGCTTTAAGTGGAACAGGGCTCAGAGCAGAGAGCCCTGTTCTAGGTTTTTATTTATTAGGCTTGTACGCCAGTGCTGGCGCTACCGCCATTGAGAACAAGTTCAAGACTACCTTGAACAAGCTTATCAGTGCTTACTTCGCCAAGTCCGAGAGTACCATCAGTAGCGACAGTAACCTCAGTAGAAGCCTTGGGTTGAACAACGGTTGCAAGCTGATCGCCTACATAGTCAGCTACATAAGCAGTAACCGTCTTATGCTCGTTGCTCTCGCCAATACCAGCAAGGATAGAGGTATGAGCATTAACTGTATTAGTTAAGCCAGCTGCGCCAGAGATATCATTCTTAATGAAATCGGCGATCTCTTTAAGAGTATCATAGTTTGGATCGGCGCCAGCTACAATCTTCGCGGTTTCTTCGGCAGCAATTGTTCTTACGGACTTACCAGTGTCGCCAGTGCTATCAGCGGTTACACCATTGAGAACATCAAGAGCAACCTTATTTGTCGCAATGTCAACAACTGCGTCAGCAAGAACGCCAGACTTAGTTTCTCCTTCAACCTTATAGATCGCATCTACTCTTGCATTAGTAGCATAAGGAGTAAAGTCAATCGTATCGGCAACAGCCTCAATAGCTGCATAAACACCGGTTGCGGCAACGCCCTCACTAGAAGGAGCGCCGATTGCGGCCTTGCGAGCATTTTCTTCTGCTTGAATAGCAGCAGTAAGAGCAGGAAGATCAACAGTGTTGATAGTATTAATAGCAGCTGCGTTTGCCGCGATATCTTTGGTCTGTTGACCAACAGTGCCGCTTAATGTGTTAAACTCAATTGCATGAGCGGCATCGTGAGCCTCAAGAGCACCAATCTTGCCAGCAAGAGTAGTCTCAGAGGTTTCGCCAAGAGTACCAACAAGAACCGCAAGATCATTGACAGCTTTGGCGTTTGCCTTAATAGCAGCGTCATTCGCATCAATGCGGCTGTCCTTGGTGTAGTCAGGAGTATATTTGCCTTCATTGTCAGTCCAAGAAGCAACCTTTTCTGCGCCATAGATCTCGGTGTCATTGGCTTTCTTATAATCGCTAAGAGCAAGAAGCACGTCTGCAGCAGACTCGCCGCCGGTAAACTCCTTAATCTTATTTGTAATAGCAGTATCGGTCTCGCCCTTTGTATAAACTTCGCTCTTTGCGTAAGTGTCAACAACTACATTAGCAGTCTTGCCATCTTCGCTATAAGTTACACCTTCATCAACATTCTCAGAGGTATGAGCGATAGTAACTTTTTCGAGCTTCTTAGCAAGTTCACCGTTTACAGTTTCAGCAACTGCGTAACCTGCATCAGCAATTTCTTGCTTGGTTGCATAAGTGTCTTCAACTTCAGAAGCCACTGCATAGCCCTTGTTATCAATCTCAGTTTTGGTATAGGCATCGGTAATACCATAGCCCGCAAGAGTTGTTGCCGCAACAGCGTAATTCTTGCCGTCAACCTCGCCCTTAGTGTAGTAATTTGCTAAATCAGCATCATCGACCTTACCAGCAAGGGCGGTATTAAGGTCTGTAGTTGTGGTATAGTTTGCGAACTTACCATCGACAGCTTCTACCTAAGATTTAGTGGCATAAGTATCGAAAGGTTTCTCCTCAAGAGTCTTAACTCTACCTGCGAGAGTAGTGAGGTCTGCAGCCTTAGCATAATCACCAATCTTAAGAGCGTCAATAGCAGCGGTTACATACTCGCTAACCTTTTGGTCGCCAGTATCAACTTTTGCCTCAAGAGCATCAAGATCAGCAATTAAAGTGCTAATCTCAACATCGTCATGGGTGTTAATGTAATTAATTAACTCCTGAAGTGAATCAAGAGCAGCTTCTGTGCCCGTGCCGGTTAAGAAGGCGTCAACTCTTCCCTAAAGTGCTTCAAGATCAGTTTGAGCAGCTTTCTTAGCAAGCTCAGTATTAACCTCTTCTTTTGTATAGGCATCAGTAATGCCATAGCCAGCGAGGGTGGTAGCTTTATCAGCCTTGTTTGCAATACCTGTAGTAATTGCATTATTTACATCGGTGGCGGTTTGATAACCTGCATCCTCAAGAGTCTTAACTCTACCAGCAAGTGCGGTATCATTATAAGCATCAGGAACAACGATTTCAACATCAACATTTGCACCATCTTTTGTTAAGTGATACTTAGTCTCAGTCGCGCCCTCTGTACGCTCATCTTTCTTAATAGCATACTCAGGAACATCAGGGTGAACAACCTTAAGGTCGTAAACAAGACTCGTATCTGTATCAGTAGTTTTCTCAATGATTACAGAATTATCAGAGCTTGTGAGAGTAGTAATTTTATTACCGTCACCTTGTACAACAGCGGAGATCGGAACCCACTCAAGAGTACCATCTTCAGCTTTACGAGGGAGGTAACCAGTGGTAGCATCACCAAAGCCGTAGATGCTAATTTGACCATCAGCAGTAACTTCAATAGTCTTAGCATCGCCGCTAGGAATAATGCCAATTTGCTTAAGTGTTAAAGCAGTGCCTTCAGCATTTTGGCTGAGCACACAAGCGGTCATAGAACCGTCTGTTTCTGCATAAGCAATTACTTGACCAGGATATGCTTTACTGTTAGAAAGATAAGCCTAAGCATCAGCCTTGGTCTGGAATACTGACCATTGATCAAGAGGAAGTCCATTAGAGCGGTCAAACGCAACGCCCGCAGACCATTTCGCGGCCTTAGGACTCAGTAATTCAGAAAAGAAATTTTCATTCATTGTAGCCATAATTCATTCCTCCTTATTACATTGTCCAAGTAATGGTAGTTGTACCATAGTCAGAACCATTGTGAATGTAGTAAACCTTGTAGACAACATCTACGCCATTGAAAGTCATGGTAACATCAGCAGCCTCTCTTACAGTGCAGTCAATGTTGTTAGCATCCTTTGCCTTACTCATTGTGTAGCCATAAGTTTTAGGATATGCGATGTAATATTGTCTCCAAGCCTTCTTAGCAACAGCCTTGGTCATCTTTGTCTTATTGTAAGCAGTAGAGCCAGTAATAGTAGCATTAGTATTTGTACTACCAGACTGAGGTGCGCCAAGAGCCTGTAATTTACTAGCTGTAACATTTGCATGATCAGCAACTGCATCATCAGCATAAGTGAAGCCCTGGTAAATAGGATAATACCACATGTTCAGGGTTGCGCTTGCTTCATCAGTAGTGCCATCAGCGTATTTCTGAGCAGGATAGATATTCTTAAGGTTAGATACGGGGTGGCCGCAGTTCACATAAGAAATCTTAGCCTTAATAGTTTCAGCAGAAGGAGCCGTTGTCTTCTTAGTAGAAGCAACGGAGTAGGTGTTGCCAGATTGCTCCACACCATTTACATAATATTTAGAAGCCTCTGCGCCAGTACCGTCGTTAGTCACAACAGTAACAGCCTTTGTGCCGGCTTCGATACCAGTCTCATTCTTACTAGCGACATAACCATAACCATTGTCATAAGCGCCTTTGCTAAGAGAAAGAGTTACAGTCTGTGCAGTAGAATTGGCGCCAACTAAGAGATAAGTATTCTTAGTAGCAGTGATCGAAGTGCTAGGCTTAGTATTTTGAAGATCAGTAGAAATTTCCTTGGTGAATAAGGCAGAGAATACATCCTCGATAGATGTACCAGCATCAATCACATCGCCCTTGCGATAGTTGCCAAGACTTGTGATGTCATAATATTTCTTATCAGCAGTATCATACACCTGGCCATAATCACCTGCGAGTACAATCTCAGAGGGAAGGAATACATTTGCAGCGGAATAATTACCATCCATTGCTGCCCATGCAGTGCCATTCCACACGTAAGCAGTGTGAGATTTGATGTCACCATTGATCACGGAGCGAACGATTGCCATATCGCCCACAACAACGCCGTCTTCAAGATCTTCGACAGTACCATCAATAACTTGAACACCATTGGTTACAGTAGAAAGATCATTAGCATAGGAAAGCTCGGCCCAAGTGCAGAGAACAGGGGTTTTGCCGTCTGCTTCAAACTGAAGCACGCCCTCTGCATTTACCTTTTGCTTACCAATTTTAAATAAACCAGTATCGGTTTCAATGCCCATTTCGCCAACCTTAAGAGTAGCAGTATCTTTTACTAACTCCCAATTGGCCTTAGTGTCATTTCTTAATACAATTCTCGTATTAATCTGTGCCATTTGCATTTCCTCCATTTATAATTGTTATATCCACTGCGGGAGCTCCACCATAGGAAATATAATCCTGGGCTTCTTCATCCCAACGCTGGATACTTTTGTCATTTTTTACATAATAAGTTGTATTTTCATCACCAGTGGCAGGAAGTTCAGCTTCTGTCTCAACCTCTACATCGAGGCTGCCGCCGCCAGTTAATTCAATACTATCAATTTGTCTTTGAAGGTCTTCTACATCAATTATATCGGCAAACTTACGCCAATTGCTTTCAATAGAATAATCCTTCACCAATAGCATATAAACGCCATTGTTTTCGGGAGTATCTGCGGCGACCGCCACAATCATTCCCGCATACGTCCATACGCTGCCGTCAGTTTGTGCCCAAGTTGCTTTAGTAGTCAAATCAGACTTGAGCTATACGAGCATTCTCGCGTCAAAAGGTCCGGCAACCTATGGCTCGTAATTATTCGAGGTTTTAAATATACCTTTATATCTTGCCATACGCGGCCTCCTTACTCAACATAAATGCGTAATTCACGCGCTCCTACTTCGAGATAGTTATGCGTGTATAAAGTGTAATCTGTTGTCTCTCCAAGAGATTCTCCTGTAACTGTGGTTGTATCAAAATATGTTAATGATACCTCCGCGGTTTCTCCTCCAAGCCAGTTCCACTATTGAGCTAAGTCATCAAAGGTTTTAACGCCTATCACCTTAAGATCATTAGATACCGAGAAAGACTATCTTTCTCCCGTTGCCTCTGTTGCAAACAAAGCTGCATATCCTTCGCCATCTTCGTCCTCAAACCATTCAAATTCTATCTCTTTGCCTTCATCGCAATAGATAGGGTAAGTTGCGGCGATCGATAGCTGATTGCCGATTATACCTGCAGGTAGTGGGGAGTTAAAGTTTTGCCCAATACTATTTAAAGGCTGCTCGCCTTCGCTATACGAAACGCTGTAGCCAACGAAATTTTCAGACGCGGTGGGTGTGAATGAAAATTTAAAATTATAAGTAGTATTGCTCGTTTCAATTAACTCATCTGCAATTGAAAAGGAAATTGGAAGACCGGCGCGGTAGCCGCTTGTTCCATAGGCTGGGTCAATTCTTCCTCGATCGAACACCAATGCGCCTTCGAGAGTCGCTTCGCGCCCGATGATTAAAGGTGTTTTTGTGCTTAACTCAATGCTTAAACTTGGAGCAGTAAGGGTGGGGCTTACTACGCCGAAAAGCATCATAAGCAAAATCTCTTCAGAAGTCTTGCCTTCAATTAAAGAAGGATCAGTTAGTTTACCAATTGGGAAAAATCCTGTTAGTTCGCTAGTTCCTTCCACTGTCGGCATTTTGTTCGAAGCGATTTTTCCATTCGAACCAAGTAGCGATGTAGCGAGACCTCTTGCAATAATATCTATTGCCATATTAAGTCTCCTCCGTGCTAATCATTTGTCCGAATATTGACACATTTCCGCTCACTGACTCAATGCGCGCTCTAATCTCTCTAATGCCTACAATGCCTAGCTCATACATGCCAGACTTAGTAAAGCCGCCGCGGACCGGAGAAAAGTCGCTGAGATCAATTGCCGCAAGTGATACCCAGTCGCCCTTAGGGTTATTTCTTCCTTCGATGTGAAATTTACCATCTGAGAAGTCGCCGCTAATTTGGACTGCTAAAGTATCTGCCGATGAATTCGAAAATGGTTTTGATACAGTAGGAGTGTTCATACGCTTGAAAAATTCTGCGTTTTTCTGTATGATCATTTTGTGTAACCTCCTATCTATAAGAATAACTATAGGTTGAGAATTTTTGGTTCTTCAACCTATAGTTATATGAAAATTATGGGTTATGGATTAATTTAATTTGTCCTTAAATTAAGTATCTCTTGTGTATATGTTTGTTATTAGCCCATCTTTAATTTCTATATATAATGTATACCCATTTACTGCAGTAGCCATATAGTTCATGGTAAAAGTAGTAGTTTTATGGCCTCTAGTACCATCGCTAGAATATAAAATACCTTGAACTTCTTTCGCAGATACTTTTCCGTTTTTTAATTCAATATTACCTGAAGCATCTTGTATGAGTATACTAGCGTTGTTAAGTGTAAAGCCACCATTGATATTCTTAAAACCAAATCCAGATAAATACCATCCAGCCCCCTGCTCTTCTTGATATATTTCTGCATTAATCGATGAACCTTCTCCTTCTTTATAAAATGAAAATTTGCCATCTGCAAACTAAAAATATCCAGTAGATTTTTTACCTATATATAATCCATTTGCCCCGACTTTAAAATCAGTTCCTGTTAATCCTTCTTTAGATAAGGTCCAGGGTCCAAAAATTCCTTCCTCAGCATAAAATTTTCCATCATGACCAACTCTAAATTTTGAGTTTTCTCCGGGGGTATTGCCAGTATAAGCTCCTGCCCAAAATGCGTAAGCCTGACCACTGACTCCCATTCCGCACCCGGCTGTTGAATCATTAGATTTATATTCTAGCCACTTGTCTGGGTTAATTGTAAATCCACCAATCTTTCCGCCTTGGTCAGCATGAATTTCACCAGTAAAGATACCGTTACCGCGCATATATAATCCTTTTTCTTTAGTAATACTAAACACTGCGTTGCCAGTTGGATCGGTCGCAGAAATAATACCTTGCGCACCATCCCACATAAACATACCACTAGAAGGAGAAAACTTCCAAGAATAGTTTGATGTATTTATATTAGAGCTAACTAAAGAATCGTTAAAATCTGTCCATTTTGTAAGCCAGCTCCCAGACTCAAGTTTTACATTCTAAAACTAAATACTATTACTTCTAGTATATTCATTTAAAATAACAATTCCAATAGTGAAAGATTCGCTCATAGTAAAGCGCCAAGGGAAATTTTTTCTAGTGTAGTAGCCATCTCCTCCAACATAATTACTTCCCGCATAAGTAGTATTTTTGATAAACTTCCCTGCTAGTTCTGCTGCTAATTCTTCTCCTTCTATAGGACTTTCTGGTGCTACCCATTCTTCAACCCATTCTGGTTTAGAAGAAATAATAATTCTATGATTTGCAATCCACTATTGATCAATAATTGATTTTAAGTTAAAAGTGTAATTTCCTGCAGGAAATGTTCCTAAAATAATCGCCGATGTATTACTTCCACTAACAGATCCAGCTTTAATATTAATATTTTGACTTTGTATTGTTCCTTCTCTTTCGCAATTTACCAATTTTATATTTTCATTTTCAATAAGGTTTTTTTCTAAAAAGTCTCCATTAGCTGGTCGCCAATCAGTAGCAACTTCTCCTCGTTCTAATTTAGCCCAATGGAAAATAGTTTCTGCGGATTCATTACTTGGAAACATCCATAAATATAAAGCTGAATTATTACTTTCACCAACAACCCAATCAAAGGTTTTACTATATACTCGTTTTTCTCCTTTATTAGAACCAATCTAAATATGTGCCTACTCTCCCATGCTTGTCGAGCTTCCGCTATTATACACCAAAATCTAAGTTTTTTTAGAATCACTTGGAATAGTTAAGCAAACAGAAAGAGTACATCTCTCTCCTTCCTAAATATTCTCAGCCAATTTAAAACGAGCTAATTCATACTAGGTACTATTAATTTCAATATTTGAATTTAACAATAAATTAGGATTGGCAGCTGCAACAACTTTTTCAATTTCAACTCCGCCAATCTTGCCGCTAGTTGCCTCAATATGCCCTTTTGCAAACAAACTACCTGTCTTTGAATCAAGAGAGAATGTAGTATTGCCATGATTCATTCCAAGAATGCCTGTAAAATTTGGCGGCAAGGACTTTTCAAAATAAGCATTGTTACCAGTGCCTCTAATTACATAGTATTGACCTTCAGATCTACTTTCAGCTATATCGGACTAGTCTAAATAAAACTTATTTTTCTCAAGACTTTGAGCAGATTCTTCCTTTCCGTCAATAATCATTGTCTTATTATCTTTTAATCGATCGCATTTTACTATGATCTCGCTAGAGTTGGTGCCGGTAGGAACAATACTACCTAGCATTACACCTGTAAAACTATTGTCATTTTCTTTTTGACCAAAACCAGCTGTCGGCGCTAATACAGTATCATTAGTTTCATCTATCTTAATACTTGTGCCATCCCAGCCATTAATTGCGGTGTATTCAAAACGATTAGAAGAAAGAAGAATAGGAATTCTTGTTCCGTCCTAAAGAATTAAAGTTTCATAAGGAATATCACCGTTATACTTTTCAAAAGTATCTTTCAAAGAAATAGTAATAACAGACTCTTCCTAAGTAGCTTTTAAATATTTCCCTTCCCAAGGTTTTACTCCAATAGTACTTGATCCTGAACCTAAAGTGATTGTAATAGGCAGTCCACTTGCAAGACGCCCAGACTATCCAAACACTACTTGTAAAGAAGTGGTTGGTTCTATGATAGTTGTGTCACCTTGAAGTTTAATAATTGGAATAGAAGTATAATAAGTCGAAGATGGGTCACCTGCTGCTTCATAAGTTGCGTAAAGAACTTTATGATTATTAATATCTGAAAAATCAGGAGCCTATTCACCTTCATTAATTTTCTAGTTATTTTCATAAAAATAAGTAATTTTAGAGGGCTCTACAATGCTATTATTAACTACATTTTTAACCAGTGCTGTTAAATTTGTAGTATTAATTGAGCCAGATTTTAAATATTCTGGAAAACTCGCACCGCCATTCATTGTAAATCTACATAAGAAATTGGTACCATTGGTTCCGGCCTAACCATTTTTAACAAAGGAAGGATCATATTGTCCGTGTCCAATAACTTCCTATGTTTCACCATCTTTCGTAAAACTATAAGTAACATCACAAGTAATTAAATTTTCAATATAAGTAGATAAATAAGGGGATTTTGCTACAAACTCTAAGACATTACCTGTAATTTTAATTTCTTTAAAAGCGCTATTCCCCAAGGCGCTTTTAATTGCTGCACCTGTTCCCTCATTACTCATTTCATTATTATTTATAGCTTGTAGCTAGACTTTATTTTCGCCCACTCCTAGATACCATTTAAACTCACACTCGTCTGCCGTAGGAAAACTAATATTACCAGTTTGATCATGATAAGTTAAATAAGCGGTAATAGTATGTGAAGGAGCTTGATTGTTGGGCCACGTTCCATCTTCTTTAATTAAAAACAAAGATTGTCCAACTAAATCTACTATTAAAGTATTTGATTCTGCATCCTATGGTGCCGGGCGCGAATTAATAGTAGTTTCATGACTAACAACAAAGAAATTCGTATCAGTATAGATCTCACCTTTCCAAGTGTCATTATGATCAGCAGGCACTACAATTGTAATTGAACGATAAGTGGAGCCGTTACTTGCGCCAGACTAGGTTTTTTGTAATTCGTCATTTTTATACCAAGCATATTGTAGTATATCTGTTGGCCACTCATAACCTTCTTTAACTCCAAAAGCCAATGACTAATACCATTTATCCTTATTTTCTCCAGTGCCTCTATAAATATCTCCAATTTGAAAATCAATTTTATAACTACTAGAACTATTGGTAATTATTTCTTCTTCTGTTTTCGCATTTGTCGAATTTATTTTATGAGATACTTTACATTGTAAAAAGCTCTTAGGCATAAAAAACGCATCAGCTTTAATCTTTAACTAATTTGGTTTTGATGCAATCTACTCTGCCCAACCTTTTTTAATTACCCGAAATGATTTTATATAGCTATGTAAGGTATTGATTGTGCTACTACCTGGCTTTAAATAAAAAACTGCATTAGTTAAATATTGCAGATATACTGTTTCACGAGTTCTTTCTGGGCTAGGGCGAACAACATTGTTCCATACTATGTCACTGCTAAGTATAATAGCTTCAACATTATTTCCTGGTTTAAATAATGCAGTTTCTCCATCTCCGCAAGAGACCCCAAGTTTAGTAATATTAGAGTCGTTTGCAAGAGAATATAGATTAGTTAAAATATATTCACCATTTGCGCCACCCTTATAATATTGCTTAGTTTCCTTGCTATAATAGACTAAATTCTCAGTTGAATTATCAGGAAAGGCCTGTATACGCTCAGAGTCGCCTTCTGCCTTAATTACTTTATCATATATCTATGATTCAATAATTTTTGTAGGCATATAAACAACTGAATCAACGCCTTTATACTATTTAATCTTCTTTTTCTCACTATCTAGATCCCAATCAACAGTAGTTCCGCAGAAAGCTGCTTCAGACCAATCAGGAGCCAACAATCTTAACGCTGCGCTATCTTCTAGGGTCTTTAAATACCATTGATAATTATAGCTATTAAGCTCTGTTTCATTTTTAATTAAGATACCATCTTTACGCAAAACTGTCTCAAATATTAAATTATCGACCTCGCCTAATTCCTTTCCCTCTAAAGGGATGATAATATTATCTGATCCGTTTACAAAACGCATAACTGCTTCAAGACCATCTTTGCGGTCAACCATGCGACAGCCATAAAAAGTAAAAGAATTAAAAGTAATCGAACTTCCTGCAGGAATATTCTCAAAGAATAATTCAATTTTTAATAATTCTAATCCTTCAATTGCGTCAGAAATAGAAAATACTTTTTTCTAAGGCTCTCCAATCAAATAATAAGGATTGCCAGAGAAATCATTTATATCTAGTGTTATCACCCCATCGTTACCAATAGAAAGACTATTAAATGTACATCTAATACCAAAGTTTTCCTCTCCAGTATAATTAGAAAATGTGGTAGTAATAGTTGTACCAATTTCAAAATAAAGAGAGCTATTAATTGCATTAGTAATTCTTTCTCCGTCTGTTAGCCCCAATAAATCTGTTGTTGGATTGTCTCTTCCAGCCTATCTTTCATATAAAACAATATTATTACCACTCCAAGACTATTGAGAATTTAACTATGCTAAATTTGAAGTTATAGTTTCAAATTCATTTTCGCTACTCTTTAATATCTAAGTAGATGCATCAATAGATGAAGATAAACCAATGATCTATAACTTTTGTCCAAAATCATTACCTGGCACAGTTACCCATACAATGCTTTGCACTGTATAACCAGTTGCTCCTTTTGCGGAATAGTTTGCACCATTATATGATACAACATACTCTGTAGCATCTTGCTAATTAACACTAATAACTTGAGCCTAGACAGTTCTATCAAAATTCTAACTTGCGGCGGCTGCATCTGCAATAATACCCATCGCCTCAAGCATTTTGTTGGCTAAATTGCCCATTTATCCAACCTCCTTTTATCTCTTTTTATATATTATATTTTGTTTTTTGTCAAAAGTCAAGCTTCTAAAGGGCGGCGATCATTATCTGATCGCCGCCATAGAATTAGATTATTTACGCTTGTTCTCGTAAATTTTCTAAGTGGCTAGATTGATAAGTTCATCGAACGCCGCTTCAATTTCATTCTTATCCGTTGCATTCGGGAACTCTGCAGTGATATGAACATTCTGTTCAAGCACTTCGCTCTCAGAATTATCAAATGTTTCTGCATAGGTTGCTTCAATATCTGCAAGCGTATTTGCTAACATTGAAGAAGAAAGTGCGTTTGAAATGCGTCTTACTAAATCAACTGCTGCAAGAATATTCTCAGTGTCCATTTTATTAAGGACGAGCTCTTTTTCATGAAGAATAGCAAGCTTTCCTTCGTCGCCCCATTCACCAGTATACATACCTGTTGCCGCACTTGCAGGAGCAGTCCATCCCCATTCACCAGTTTCTGCATTTTGCGTCCATGTAAGAGAAGTAAGTAAATCTTTAAGAGAGGTAGCAATTTCAGTACCTACCTTTTCTCCATCCCAGCCGGTGGTAGCGGTTAAACCATTTGTACTACCCCAAGTGGCCGTGCTCATGGCTGCGGCGATTTCTTCTACAGTAGCTTTTGCATTTTCAAGAGAAGTTGTCCATTCTACAGTAGCTGCATTAATTTCTTCCCAGGGAGTGGTTAAATTATTCAATTCAGATTCAAGAGAACTTAAATCCATGTTTTCAATAAAATCAGCTAAGCTACTAGTAGTTGCATCAACCGCATCTCCAAGCAAACCGAAGTCCTCTCCAAGCAACACCATTGAGTCACCAAAAGAAGAAGCAAGATTAGCTTTAATTTCATCATTATCTCCAAGAAGATTGGTTAATAAGCCATTTTCACCAATATATTCCTCTTTTAATAATGCCAACTAAGCATTTCTTTCATCTTGATTTGTAATCTGATTAATCTCAAGCAACTTCTCTTTATATTCTTGGTAATACTCTAAAGCAGTCTCAAGATTTGCTTTATATTCATCGGTGTCAAGATTATACAAATCTTGTTGAGCCTTATTAAGGGTTTCTTGCGCTTTAGCAATATTATCAACATCTGCAACATATTGATAGCTATAAGTACCGTCCACGCCACGCATTAAGCGCATCTTAGACTTATTAGCTCTAGCTTCTTCCAAAGCAATCTAAGCTTTTTCCACTTCAAGACGGGCTTCCGCGCGTTTTAAGTCATATTCGCTTAACTTATCTTTGTCTTCAAGCAACGCTAACTCATCATTCATTAAATCTCTTAATCGCTTTTGAGCTGTAAGACTTTGAGTTTCATTAATTGCGGTATCAAACTTGTTTTCAACCTTTTGCTTTTCAAATGCCGCATTAACGGGATCAAGATATTGATCGCCGCGTTTTTGAATCATATCCCACTGACTTTCAATATAATTCAAACTCTTTCCATCACCCCAGAGTTTTTCTTGTTCATCAAAGATTTCATTAATTGAATTTAAATACTGTTCTTTCAGTAATTCAATTTTTTGAGACATTTGGTCATAATACGAAGAGGTTGCACTTTCCCAGTTAGCTTTTGCGGCTTCATAAAGAGCAGAGTCTCCAGATGCGATTGCCGCAGTCATTTCATTTTGCCAATAGGAAACAGATTTTGCAGAGTTTTGGAGCTATGCCTCTACTGCAGAAACCTAACTCTCATAAAGATCAGCTAGCTCAGAGTAAGCATCTTCGCCTGCGGTTAATTCAATTAAAGTACGTTGATGCTCAAGCAAAGAGTTCATATGTTCATATTCTGAATTGATTTTTTCAATAGCTTCAAGTTGAGACTCATAGTTTTTCAATAACTCTTCAGTATGATTTTTAGCTACTACCAATGGCAATAAGGTATCATTAAATGCTGCCTTAATTGCGGTGGCGACTGCGGTAGTATCACTTTCTAGCGCCTCTAAGCTTGTATATCCAAATTTTTTAAGAAAGTCTTCTTTCCAAGCAGCCAACTCTTCTTCTGAACTAGCTTGTTTCAAGGTATTTAAGATTCCTTCGGTAAAACTTTCGGTATTAATAGCGTCAAAAGAAATATCACTAAAAATCTTAGCAATATTATTAACTGTGGTAACATCATTTGCATCAAGGGCGCCGCCTTTACTCGAAATCGTAGAAAGTTGTTTTATATAATCTTCAATTTCACTGGGTTTAAACCCTAATTCTTCCAGAGTAGAAGAGTCTAAATTTTTAAGTATCTATAAATTACTGTTAATCTAGCCTAAAGTAGATGAATTTGCAAATCGCTAACCGGTGGCTGTTCTATCGGCAGCGTATCCTTTTTCTTTGGAAACCTCTGCTAAAATATCTATTCCATCTTCATTGGTGTCATTAAGATCTAACTACGTTATATCATGTCCATTAGTTGAAAACTCATAATCATCATAAATTTCAATAGTATTACCACCAAGCTAATAAAATCTTTTATTAATATATTCTTCCCATTCTTCATCAGTTAATGATGCAAAAGTTTTTCCATCGGCTAATTTATTATTGGTATTTTGTTTAAAAGCATATGCCGATGAGCTATTTCCAAGTAGCCAATCTTTAATAACTTTTTTATTGGTTGTCTCTGTTTGATCATCTCCAGCATCAAAATACGCGTTATAGGCATCTTGGTAAGCCGCTGCCGCAGATTTTGCTGTTGTTACTGTCCCGACTGTGGTTAACTTTGCCAGTGCGCCGAGATCAGTTTCCTATTTTTTCAACTATTTTGCTTCTTCTTCTAATTCTCTTAGTGCTTTATTTTTAGAATACTCTTTCATAGCTTTAGAAAATCCTGTTACGGACTCAGTAAGCATATATGTACCATCAGCCATTTGAGTAAAATAGCTTTGCGCTTCATCTCCAAGAGCTTCATAGTCTTCTGCAGAAATAGTATCTCCTTGCTGATTTAAAGAACCTACTAAGCCCTAAATTTGAGCAATACTTTCTTGTGTTTTAGCAAGATTAAAGCTAGTATCAATACCATTTAAAACACGCATTGACTCAACTAATTCATCAAAATTAAAGCCTTCTGGTAATTCAATATTAGCCTCGTCTAATTTAGCCTATAAATCATCTTGAATATCATCGCTTGCCCAATCAAATGTTTCTGTTGTTAATAAATTAATTAATTCATCAGATTTTTCTCCTGCGCTTATTAGAACTTTATTAAAGTTATCAAGCCCATCTTTCCCTGCTGCATCAAACATTTGTTGATACATTTTTGCAAACTTTTGCTTTTGCTACAAAGTTAGCTAATTAACATGATCTTTTAAGCCACCCTGGTCGTCTTCACCAGCTAGCAATTCATTAAATGCACCTTTTGCTGTTTCAGATAAACCATCAGTATAAGTATTTAAAGCAGTATTATATGCATCTATTGATGCTTGACGAGTTTTTTCTAATTCTTCAAGACTATCATACCCTAATGCTTTATAGTCAACCTTAGAAAGATCCATATTTTGAAATGCAGTAACTTCGTCCTATGTCATTGCAGACAAATCTACTTTTTCTCCTTGGCTGCCAGATAAATTAGTCAAAGCAAATTCTAATTCCTTGTTGCCGCCACTCATTGCTGCTAGCTCTCCTACAGCAGCAATAACACTTTCTAAGTCAGATTCAGAATCTTTCATGAGTTGATGAGATGCCACTGCGGTCATAATAATATCATCGCTAATAGATTCTCCACTGTGTGTTTCTCCTTTTGCATCTACATAAGTAAACGCACCTGAACCAAGCTCATCATCAATATTGCTATATGATTGCCACTATCCTGTTTCAACCATGTATTTAGCATACTCCTCATGGAAAGCATCATCATCCATTTTCCAGTCCATATCATCTATTTTTTGAGAAATTTTATCTTCTGTAATAGTGGTACTCATTGCACGCGTTACTGCCGCAGCATTAGGTCCTAAATCATGGCCCTGAGACTCATAATAATCTTTAGCAGTTTCTTCAAAAGATAATCGTAAAGCATCTGTATTTTGTTCTAGTGCCATAGACATTTTGTCTATTTCCTCACTCGCCTTGTCTAGGCTTGCTGCAAAAATACTGTCAATAGAAATATTAAGTTTCTCACTTAATAATTTCTGAATACCTGCGGCGTCAAGCCCGCTTAAAGTCAGCCCCTCTTCCGATAGCTTTTTGACAATACCCTCTAACTAAGCTGTACCCACCTAATACAATGATCCATCTGAGGCAGTATATTGCATATTATTCTCACGAATTACATCTGTAACATCGGATGTCAACTATTTACCAGTGGCTCTTACCTTACCAAGGGTGCTCATTAACCCCGCAGTTGCAACAGCGCCCTCAGCCTTTGCTAAAACTTTTTCTTGTCCCTCTTCAGAAATTTGCAATCTACCATCGCTAGTGCGTGTTACATACTCTACTAGTTCAGGATATTTAGTTAGCAAATCTAAAACCTGTTGGTTGGCAGCCTATAAGGCCTCCTCCCATTCTTTGGTGCCCTTGGTCATCTCATCCAAAGCTTTTTGAGCTTCGTCATATTCTGATAAAGATTTCTTTAAATCTTCATATGCTTTTTGCACATTTTTATAGCTTTCTTCTAATCCTTTGGCAGTTTCTGCTGCTTCTTTGGCTGCGCGCGAATCTGCATCTAATGCATAAGCTACTAATGCAACAATAGCAACTAAGGCGCCGATTGCCGCAACTACTGCTAAAATAGGCCAAATAGTAGCCCACAATGCCGCACCAAAAGACAGAGTGGCACCTGTTGCTGTACCAGTCGCAGCTGCATCGGCGGCGGCTGCTGCAGCGCTTGCAACCATTGCTTTTGCTTTTCCGACCAAACCTCCAATAACACTGGTTAAAGTAGGAATAAGCATTAGCGCAGTAGAAAGAATAGTTGTAAATGTCTAAGTAACTTTTTCACCTGTTGTTAGATCATCGTTATCCCAAATATTGCCAATACCCTTTAAAGTTTGAAAAGCAGAAATTACTCCCATTGCCGCGCCGGCTACATTAGTAAATGTTTTAATTGACGAAGCTAAATCTAATTTATTAAAATTTTTTTCTATTTTATTAACAGCATTTTTGCTTCGTTTATCCAATTCAGATTCTAATCCTGATCCTGCTTGTTTAGCTGCAGCCTTAACTCTTTTACTACCTGTCTCTATTCCTTTAAGAGCTCGACCATTTGCGCCTTCAATGCGTAAAATAGCCTAGGTTCCTCTTTTTTCAAGATCACCATAACTATCTGCTTCTTGTTGTAATGCCTATATTCTTTGACCATTAGCTTCTAATAATCCAGCAGTACTTGCATCCATTTCATTAGGATCATAAGTGCCTGCATCTTCAGCAATTTGCCTATTCTATGCTTGTAACTCTTGAATTTCTTTTAAAGCATTTTTCTTTTTATTCATGATTTCTAGCTCTTGCTCTGCCGCCTATAAGCTAGCTTCAATTTGTGCCTCGTCCTCATCAGAAATAACACCAACATTTTCAATTTCTTGTCGTAATTGATCAATATATTTTTTTATTTGTTCAGTATCGGTTGAATCAATTTGTGCCAAGTCTTCATTATAATGTTGATAGGTATCTTCAAACATAGTTGTTTTTGCGTCAACTTCAGTTGCATAGTCTCGTTGCATTGTTGCAACTTTTTCAAGATTTCCTGCGTCTCTTTCTTGAGCAATTGCTTCTAATGAAAGTCCGCCTCCTACAGCAACTTTGCTATCAATATTCTATCGCTCAGCTCTTAACGCAGACGCTTGATTTGCGTCGTCTATTGCTGTTGATGCAGTGTTACTAAGCTATTCAAATTCTTCTTTTGTTAGCATTCCTTGCTAATAAAGCGTTTTTAAATGTTCCTAAATCTTTAAAAATTTTACTGATAAAGGATCAATTTCAGTTCCATCCCCTATGTCTTTAAGCAAAGACCTCATTTCAATGAGGCTGGCAGACATTTCTTGAGCTCGCGTTTTAGCATTTACTAAATTTATTAGGGTAGAAGAAAGTCCTTGACCAATAGTTTTACTAAATAAATTAGTTAATAACGGGGTAAGCATTAATAATAAATTCCCGCCTCCACCTAATCCTTCTACAAAACTACTAATACCATCAACTAATGTGGCAACTGTTTCAATTAAAGATTTAAAACTATCTGAATCAAATAGTTGCATATAAAGCTTTTCTGCACTAGCAGTTAAGCTTTCTAGTTTTGCATCTAATGAATCCATATAAATACTGTTTTGCTAAGCTACAGTACCAATAGAAGACTATGAAGTAGTAAGAGCCTCCTAATACATATCCCAATTATCAAATAAGGCCATCATACGAGAATACTGTCTTGTACCTGCAATAGACTGAGCCAAAGAAACCTACTATTCACGATTTAAAGTGTTCCATTTACCACCAATTTCTTCAACTACATCGCCCATATCTCTTAGATTGCCTTGGGCATTGAGTACATTAATACCCATTTCTGCCATTTGAGAAGTATATTCACCAAGAGTGGTTTCAGAATCAATACCTGCTTCAATATCACTCATACGAGCATAAACTGTTTTAAGTGCTGTACCAATAGATTCAGGAGCTTCTCTTGTAACAGATACAATAGTAGCAAGTTGAGCATTTAATTGGTCAATATCAACGCCCATAATATTTGCGGCGGACGCAACTCTGCTCATACCAGTAGACAATTCTTCCAGGTCTGCGGCAGTGGTAGATGCAACAGCGGCAAGTTTATCAATATAGCTCTCCGCTTCTTGAGCAGATACTTTATAACCATTCCATACAGCTGTCAATTGTTCAGAGACTTCTTTTGTGCCCTGGTCTGTAATATTTGCAACTTTTACAGTGGTTTCTGTTCTTGCAGCCACCTCTTGATCATTTAAACCCTATTGATAATAAATCAATGCTGCATCAGTGTATTCTTTTGTCGTGCCACCAATAGCCTTAGCAGCTTTGTTTGCCTGTTTTGCAAACTTTTCCATTTCGCTAGAGCTTTTTCCTGTAACAATCATAATATCTGTTAAAGAAGCATCTAGTTGCTTTGTAAAACCCCAAGCTTTTTGAATTGAGCCAGTTACACTATTAATTGCTTTTGAAGCAATAGTCCATCGTAAGGTATTGGTTAAAGTTTCTCTCATTTTATCAAGGATACCATGAGACTCTTTAAGTTCAAATTTGGTTTTAGAAATAGCCTAAATCATATTTCTAAAAGCAATATTTCCTTTTTCTCCTGCCTAAGCAAATGTCTTACCAATAGTGGCAATATCTAAATTCGATGCAGTTAAATTATTTCTAAAAGTCTAGATATTATAAGTTCCTAAATCTTTATTAAAACTTGACTATAAAGCTACTCCAACTTGTTTCGCAGTGTCTTGAATACGTCTTAAATCAGCAATATCTTTATCTGGTTTAATTAAATCAAATTGACTAATAGAAGATAATTTTGATAAGGAAGTTTTTAATTCAGTCAATCTTTTCTAATCAATGTCAAAAGAAACACCAAATTTAATATTTCCTTGTTTAGCCATTTATTATTTCCTCCTTTTCTCTCATTTCAGGGTAAAAATAAAAATACCCTTACCTTAATATAATATAAAGATAAGGGTATTTCGATTAATTTAAATTGGCCTCGTTTTCTCAACCCTCAATAGGGCGGCCGCCGTTAGCAGCTTGCGCGAACTGAATCACTTGCTGGAATTGTTCAGGATCGAATTTCTTAATAATCTCTGCTGCATCCTCTGCGTTGACAGGCATATTCTCAATAAAACCATTAATAACAGAAGCAATAGTATTTTTATATTGTTTTCTATCCTCAATAGTATCTTGAAGCATCCCGAAAAGAGTATTATATTCTTCTTCATTCATAGCATTTAAAACGGCACTCATAACTCCTGTGCTCCAAAGAATATCATAGAGCTTTGGCGCGTCATCTTTTTCTTCATCTGTAAATTCAATATCTGTATACATATATACAATATACAAATGGAAATACATATCTACTAATAGTAAATTATAAAGACCATTTTCTTCACTATTTTGAAGAGTAATTTGAATCAAATCATTTTTATCTTCAATAGGAAGATACTTTAATACTTGTACTTCTTGATTAGGACCAATTTCAAAAGTATTATAAGAAGTGTCAAGTTTTAAATTAAAATCAGAAAATTTCATATTTAATTTATCTCCTTTTATCTCTTATTTAGATTACTAATTATATTATATAGGAAAATTTTTAAAAAGTCAAGTCGTATTAATATAATAGTTATTTGGCAAATTCTTAAATAAGGTTTTAATTTCATCTACCGCCATTTTTACAACATCTTGACTAACATCTCCAATTTTTTGATCAAAATGAAAGAAACTTTGTAACATTGCGTAAGCCTCTGTCTCTGAAATCTTCATATCACATAGATCTTTAATAATTTTATATAAAGCCTATACCGCTAAAAAAATACTTGAAAAATTTACAATAGAAGGATTTGAACCCAATAAGCCTTTTATCTGTGTTAAATCAATATCGCCTTTATGATAAAACTTATCTGTGTTTGACAGCACTGTCTTTGCCATATGACGCAGCTATTGCGTACTAGGAGAATAATTACCATTTTTATCAAAATTTGCATAAATTTCATAAATATGTCCATTATTAAGTTTCATATGGCTTCTTTGACTGTAAACCTTAATTCTTGATAATAAATTAGTTTGATCAGAATTAGCTTCTGTCACTGTAATACCCTAAGCAATTAAAGTTGTTTTATTTGCAACCTTTAATACATAATCTAGAGTTCCTCCTTTTTGGGTTGCGGCTAAACTAATTTTTGCATTTTTAAGAATTTCTTCCATGGAGGTCTTACCATTATAAAACTTTTTATTTTTTCCGCGTCCTAGTTCAAAACCAATCTAATAATCTATTTGCTATCCTGTTAATACTTCTCTTGTCAACTAAATTAATTTATATCCATCTAATAACATTCTGCGTATATCAAAACTAGCTTCTTTAATTTTATTTCTAATGTCGCGCACTTCGATCGCACGAGCTTGATAACTTTCCTTATCATGTTTCTATGGCTATGCTGTTTGTATAGGATATTGACTTAACTAATCCCTTAATTGAGAAACTTCTCTACAATATACCTCCAAAGAATTTTTTAATGGCTCTAATATGCTTTTGAACTCCGCCATAAATAACGCGGGATGCTCTTCTACAATCGTTTTTGTAAGTGTCTTAGCAATATTTGTATGCATATAAACCTCCTATATAAAAAGGAAGGCCGAAGCCTTCCTTTTTATTATTGAAATTATTAGTCAGCATCAACGATAGGATACTTAAGTTCACCATCAGCAGTTGTGCTAGTTGAATCAACTTCATCATCTGCGGTAGCGGCACTCTCGTCAACAACCTGCATTACGCAAAGCACTTTCTTAGTGCGGTCGAAACGAGTATAGCCAGGCATAGCATCCATTGTGAAGGTGAAAGTAGAAGGGTCGCCAGTTGCTGCCATCGTAAAGGTAAAGTTAGACTGAATCTTAACATTGGGGAAGATAAGCTCGGCAGGAAGATCTTTACCATCAGATTGACGACGGAAAAGAGTAGATGCTTCAACATAGTAGTAACCAGCAAAGTTCTCCATGTCAATGCTCATCTCTGTAACGCCCTCGGTCTTAGCAACATAGAAATCAACAAACACAGTTTTACCTGCATAAATATTTGCAACTTCCTCTCCGTTAACCGTACCAGCTTTAATTGCACCAGTAAGCTTCTTACCTGTTGCATCAACCTCAAGTCCACTAAGCATAGATTCAATAGAACCTTGGCTCATTACCATTGCAAAGACAGGAGAGTTGTCGTCGATCTTTTCATTTGCTCCAAGAGCATCCGTTAAATCAATAGTGCCGTCTGTGCCAACTACTTGAGTAGCAGTAGTATGAACATAAACAGTCTTGCCTGCGCCAGCCTTAAGAATGCCAGCACCAGAAAGAATTGCGAAACCAAGCTCAGAAAGAAGCGCATCTTCAACTGTGAAAGTAAGAGTTCTCTCACCTTCCCAAGCAATTAAACGCGCATTGCCCTTACCACCCTGAGCATAAACAGTGGTAGCGGCGCCCTCCATGGTAGAAGTCTTAGCGCTGTCGATGTAAAGAACAGGCTGACCTGCAACATAATTAAAAGAACCAAGAGAGCCGGCATTTTTAGCCTTAAAAACAACATCACAAATTTCGCGAATACCGAATTGCATAAAGTGTTGTCCTCCTTAATTTTTATTTTGAATTGAGCCGTCATGGATATCTTTCATCCAATCCTCAGGCTCTTTAACATCTTTGGCTCCAGCCAGCCGCGCCTTAAGATTCATATCATAGGCAAGCTTCAATTCGAAGCGCTGGAATTCATCAAATAATTGATAAACAGTGTAATTCATAAGGTTATTAATATCCTTATGCTCTCCCACTGCTAAAATCGAAATATATCTACTTAAGATTGCAACCTTTTCAGGCTTTTGTTTAAGCTCGGCAAGCTATTGTTTTCTTTTCTTAAACTTATCTGCAATCTTTTTTGCTAATTCACCAGTTGGATCATACTCTTGAGACTAGGAGGTTTTTTCTAAGCAAAAAACCTTTTTTATTAATTGTTTAAATGCATCAAAGTTAGACTCTGTAATTGCACCGCAAACCTCATCATTCTAAGAACATATAATTCCAAAAGGAGAAATAGTAACAGTGTATAATGGAAATAGTAAGTCAAGCACCATTCGAGCTGAGGATACATTATTTTGCATCGCAACACTATTATCACTCATTATTGACATTAATATTTGAAAATCACTATAATTCGATAAATTAACTTTGTCCTCAATTGATAGTATATCTTTTGAAAACTTCAATAATTCACAACCGGTAAAAAATGCTTCTTCTCCTAACAATGCAATTTCTCGCATTGTTAAAGGATGAATAGTTAAACCGGCTTCAATAAAAGGAATATCATTGCCTGAGAGTAAAAGCAACTCATTATTCATCTGCGGGAATTTGATCATCGCTGCCATGAGTTGCCTCATACACCAGCGTATATCCTGATATAGTTTCATTAATTGTAGTCTAATAACAAGATTTAAACTACAGGGTGCCGATACCTGAAAGCTTGGTTTTATTTAATAAGCCATCAATATATCCAACTATTTTTAAAGGTCTTTGTTGATAATCTTTTAAATCCCATTGATCAGCATGACAAATAATATCAAATCTTACTTCGCAATCTCTAAACTCTGGATTATTGTAATCTGGAGAGAAATCATCAAAATGTAATAAAAGATAAGATTTAATTTTTTCATGCTCTTTAAAATAAAGTATAGGCTTTAAAAAGATATATCCTTCATCTACTAATCGTGCGACAGAATACTCTTTAATTTTTTCATTATACTTATCCTCGTCTAAGCAATCTTTGCTTTGCACAACCAAAAGACGCTTTAGTATATCGCTATAAGGTCTACTTTCAATAAAAAGTTTTCTTAGAATAGTTTCAGTATCTTTTTCGCATGATAAGAATGATGAAGTCAAAGGTCTAGTCATAACCAAATCTCTCTTCATAACTTAACTCCTTTTATCTCATAATGATAGAATAGAGATATTATGTTTAATCTCCATTCCGTCAATAGTGTAAATTAATGTTACCGAACCACTTTTACCAGTGGTAATCTCTATTTCCACTGAAGACTCACTAACTGCGGCAATGCGTGCGCGCTTATTACTTAAAGACCATGTTCCGCCAGTAATGCCCTCTATTGAATAGTTGACCACATCAAACGCATGAACTTCTGCGGGACCAATAATCTAAGGCTCTACGCGGCGCATTCTAAACAGCATTGGCTCTGGAGTAAGCTCTTCCGGAGTTACCGGAGTTTCTTCTTCAGGCGGCAATGGCTCTTCAGTAGTGTCTTCAAATTCATTAGTATAATCTTCTTTTAGGTAAACCGCGATAATGCCCTCAGTAGTAATTGAGTCTACTGCTTGCACTTCCCAGGGTTTTCCCTAAACTTTTAATTTTTTAAATCGCTGAAAGAACTCATTTGTATTCTAATCTTTTGAAATATACATTTCCAAGGTATAATTCAATTTATTAAAAACAAAATTGTTAGTTTTTTGCCAATTAATACCCTTCTCACTCGGTCCTTTCAAATAGACCCAGTATGACTTTCCATTAACGGAAACTTCGGTATCACATTGACGCATTAAACCGCGGAAATACGCATCTTCCTGCAAATACTACATATAAACGAGCCAGTGCGTGCCGTTTTCTTGCCATACAATAGTATCTCCAACTTTAACTCCAATTTGCTCTTTTTCTTTCTTGCGCGATTCTGATCTATCCCAGTTGACACATATATCTTCAAAAGGAATAGATAACATTTTGTCATCAAGCTCCATGCTTATCTTATTGGGGTTGATTAAGCATTTAAACGCGCGGCCATCTGCCAGTACTGCAGTTTCAGCCTGATATGAATAATGAAGCGCCTGGTGTAGACCACGGAGTTTATCCTACTTCATTCTTTCTATAGCTGAGCCGCCGCGATAATTTACACGAGCTTTAAGATTATCAAGACTTGACATAATTATTAATATCTCCCATCAAGCCTAAGCATTTAAAGATTGTGCTTCTAAATAACAGAAAATCTGTGTCTTTTGTCAGCGTAAACAATCCTTCAAGTTTTGAACAAAGCGGTAAAAAACTTTCTTCGCATTTATTTTCCATAAGGCGATTAAGCCCCGCAAGTTCTTCAATAATTGCCTCCAAAGGTCTTTCCCAATCAAGACCTTCCTCACGACTAGGAAGCAACTTATAAATCTGGTTTGTCAGACGCATAAGATGCTTCTCTAATCCCTCGGTAGAAACATATAGATTATATTTCATTAGCTCCATAATGGCCTCCTTACTTAGGATCCATAATAGAACCAAATGTCGATCTCATGATGCCATTAGCATCAGCTTTGCGCCTTTTGTATAGGCGCTGTAAATGAAACCCTTTGCGCTCATATTCCTTTTGCAGATTAGTGAGTTTATGCATATGGTTAGCTTGTGAAGTAAACTTAAAGTCACTTCCACTATATTTCATACGCACTAACTCAATGCTTGCAAGTTGTTGATTAATCCATTCAACAATCATATAATTCGCAATAATATTGATTTCTTCGTGACTCAGTGTAATGGGATATGATCCAAGCTCTTCACTAAAAGAATATAGGTCAAAACGAGGAAACTCAAACCAGTGCAACGAGTTTCTAAAAATATCAAAAATCATATTATAGGTTTCATCTTTTGTAAGTTCTAGATACATATCATCTGTAATCTTACTTAAAAAAACTTCATAAATAGTGCTTAGTTCTGTCATTATAAGTCGCCTCCTTTAATAACGACGGTAGGCGAGTCCTCTTCTCCAGAGAAGATGTGCTCTAAAGCAGAAATTCGTGCATCAAGATCATTAATTGTACTAACATTAATATTACCTTTGTTTTTACGCAAACCAATATTAGGCTATACCGTTAAATGAGCAGGTGTCGTTTGCCATAAATAATCTGTATTTGCTGTTGCAATAGAAAGAGCGATTGTGAGAGTTCCTGCTTTACAAGTTGCTAAATAAGGCACATCCCAACGAATATAAGAATAATCAGTATCAGTATTATCTTCAATACTAACCGCACTGTGAATAAAAGACAAATTTTTTAATATTTCCTTTTGTTCTTCTGTTGCTACTTCTGCAAGCTCTTGTTTTACTATTTCCCAATTTGCAGGAATATAATCAATATAAACATATTTTGAGCTGCTATCTAAAAAAGAAATATTATCATATCTTTTTCTAATCTTAAAACGAATTTGCTATGACAGATGATCTTCTGCAACAAGAGTTACCTAATTAGGGATGATTTGAATAGTGCGATCTATAACAAGTAAAGCAGTATGTTCATCCTATAAGTCACTATTGCTAAATGCTTGTCTTAAATGAATTGCTGTAGATAATGATACAGTAGTATCATCTTCCATTGTAAAACTAACAATATAATTATTTTCAGCAATTGCAATTGTAGCATCAAGCGTATAAATAGCAAAATCTCCTAAAGTAGTTTTAGTGTCTATTACTTCACAAGGATATGGAAGATTATCTGCTATTAATTTAACACTCGTAATCTCTTTATCAGAATATACTTTAATATCTTCTAAAGAATAAGATAAATTAGAACTAAACTATGTTAATGAGGCAGAACCTGCCTTTATTACTATGTTCATGGGCCCTTACCTCTCATTCTTTTCTTAATTATTTTTTACATTTACCGAGTAGCGAGGTGCAGCAGTGCGTCTTGCTGGAGCCTCAGAAGCAGCTTCTGGTTCTGAAGCAGAGAGAGTAGCATACTTAGGTGCTGCGCTAACAGGAGCCGCGCGACGGCCTGTGGGTGCTACAACAACCTTCTCACTTTCCGCATTTGCTTCAATAGCCTTAGTTACATTAAAGCCAGTCTTTTCCATAATGATCTCACGCTTGCGTACATCATTAAGTTTAGACTTAACAGCCTCATTTTTAATCATCTCAACAACTCCTTCTGGAGCAAAGTCAAGAGCGTCGAGCAACTGATCGTTAGAGCCATGAAGTAGAAGTGCTTGCACTTCGGCAGCAGTATAGTAATACTCAGGCTGAACATTATAAATCAACTCATTGACCAGATCTTGATCATCAAGGACCAAGTGATTCTTAATTAAAGCTTTGCCGCCTTTTTGTGCGTGAAGAGCATAAATCTCATCAACAGCGAGAGTCTTTGTCTCATTAGGTGCGAAGCGTCTCTTTACATGCAACTCAGGGATGTGATATCCTACTAAGCTATTGCTACGGTTGGTAACTTTGACCATTTTATTATTAGTCATCATATTATAATCTCCTTTTATCTCCATTTTGTGGGTTGGTTTTGGAAAGGGAGGAAGGACCCACCTTCCTTCCTCCCTTAAATATGTTTACTGTTTAATTATTCGCCGTCTACGTCGCGATCCATCTTAAGAGATGTGTTTTGATATACGCAGATGTCGTTGTACACGATTGCGGCAACGCCGATCTTCTTGTACATTTGAAGGTCGCGAGACCAGTCATCCTGGCTCTCAATTTCCTTCATAAGAGTGTCACCCTCGAAAGCGATCTTGATCGGCTTCTCAGCGCCGCCAGGAATAATCCAAGCGTAAGAAGGATCGATCACCTTGTGAAGGTTATCAGTGTCGGTGTAAGACTGACGAAGAACGATAACCTGGTGGTTCTTGTAGTTAGCAAGGTAACCATTTGCCCAGACCTGATCCTTCATGGAGTCAGAAACCCAACCGTTCTCAGGAAGCATTTGAGAAGCGAATTCGAATGTGCAGTAGATTGTTGAACGACCGCTACCATAAGCATCAGCAACTGCAAGAAGCTCGTCCATTTCTTCCTCGATGAAGCTAGAACCAACGAACTTGTTGCCAGCTTGAAGAGACTCAACCGAACCGATCAGAGCAGCAGCGATCTCACGGTAAATAGCCTCATCAAAGCCCTCAAGCATGATGTCAAGAAGAGTAGCGAAGTCAATGCGGCCATCAAGGAACTCCTCGATAGAAATCTGGCAAGCAGCGCCGTAAGCAGAAGTTGTTACTTCGTAGCTACGACCATCAAGCTTGAAGATTTCGTAACGGCCAGCAAGACCAACCTTAGTCACGAATTGCTTAGCACGACGCTTAGAAGCCTCAGTGATCTTTTGAACGAACACAGGACGCTCGCCTTGACGATAAGACTTAATTTCAGCGAAAGCGCCATATTGCTCCATAACCTTAATAGGAAGCACATCAGTGATAACTTCCTCGAAAAGCTCGAACATAGCGTTCTTATTAGCGCGGTAAAGCGCATAAGTGCCAACGAGCTCATTTAACTCCTGACGGAAAGTGCCGTCAAGATCAGCATAGCTGTATTTATTCTCACCAAAAGAGTAAGCAGTAGGTGCAGAGGCCTTAGCTCTGGCAAGAGTCTTACCTAATGTGTGAAGATTTGCTCTATCAAGTGCCATTATTCAGTCCTCCTTTATTACTTAATACGCATAACCTTAACGCCGGGTTGGCCGTCAGGCATAGTGTATACTTTTACAACTTGGAATTGGATATCGCCAGCGGCATCCTTCTCAAGATAGCCCTTAGCGTTGATGCCAAGCACATCCTTAACTGCGATCTCAACGCCAGCATCAGTCTCGCTGCCAGCAATGCAGTTAGTAGTGAAGATGTCACCAGGCATAGTCTTCATAACACGGGGAGTCATAACACCCTTGTTATAATCAGCTTTCTTCATAGCGAAGTCCTTGTAAGACTCTCTCCAGAAGCTGTCATATAATTTTACTTCATTAAGAACGAGCATCCACTCGCCGGCGCCTGCGAAGTCACAAACACCTTCAGCATAGTTATACTTTACGAACTGACCATTCTCAAGAACCTCAATGTCTGCAGCAGCAGGAAGCTGACCGTAAACTTGACCATTTCTTTGAGCGGAAAGGTGGTTAGGCTCAACCTGACCATAACCGATACGCTTAATTAAAGCCATTTCTTAAGTCCTCCTTAATTATTTTTCTTATAATTTTCAACCGCAGAAAGCCATGCGGGTTGAGAAGCGCCCAAGTCACCAAGATTAAAGGTAACAACAGGCTGTTGCTCAGGCTCTTTGCCAAAGCTAACTTGTTTTCTGAAGCAAAGCACAGAAAGCTTTTCTTCAATTTCTTCTACAGTGTATTGTGCCTTGTTTGCCACAATATCTTGCTTGTCTTCGTCAGACAACATGTAGAACTTTTTAATCATTGCGTCCTTTTCTGCATTTTCGATGCGAGCGCGATACTCTGTTAAACCAGCGATTTGCGCGGTAAGCGACTCGTTGGTTGCCTGAAGGGCAGTAAATTGAGCAGAAAGCTCGTCATACTGAGCTTGAAGTTCAGCATGAGCAGCCTCTAACTGCGCATATTGATCAGGCTCTTGAGGAGCAGGCTCGGCAACTGGCTCTGCGGTAGGCTCAACAACAGGTTCTGTTGCAGGCTCTGCGGCGGGCTCAGTCACGGGGTCCTGAGGCTCAGCAGGCTCTTGTGCAGGCTCTGCGGGAACAGGATCCTCGATTGCAGCAGGGGCGCCCTGACCATCGTCTGTAGTGGGCTCTTGCGCAGGTTCTGCCACTGGCTCAGTAGCTGGTTCTGCAACGGGTTCCGTTGCTGGCTCAGTCACAGGCTCGGCCGCAGGATCTACAACAGGAGTCTCAACTACGATAGTTGTGTCGTCCATTTGCTGACCTCCTTGTAATGCGAATTGTAAATCTCGCATCATGCTAAATAATGTTTGCTTAAAGGCATCATCTACCTTAGCAAAAGACGCGCTAACTTCAGGAGCCTTCACGCTTGAACCTTCGAAACAAGGTTCCACATCGGTGCCAAGAATGCACAGCTTCGAAAATGTTGCGTCATTTATAATAAAGAAATCCATGCCTTTGGTATCTCTAGCCCAGTGTCCATCCAAAGATGCTTCATCAAGCTCCATAGAGTGCGGCTTGCCTTCGCCCTCTACTGCCGACTTGCACTCCGGGAACTGACCCGTCCACAAGAAACCAGTAGTCATTAGATATTCTCTCACAGTTTTTTCGCCAAAGTCATTGGTATCTTCAAATTCTTGGAACCAAACTTTGGCATCGGGTGCTACAAAACCATAAGGAACGGTTAAGCACTCGAATTTGATACCATCACCATCGATGATTACGCGTTGACCGTGATCACCAAAATCTTCAACATCTTTGCGGTAATAACCTACAATAGGCGCACCACGAAGAGTCTTGGCCATATCGGTTGCAACTTCTTTTGTAATAAAGGAACCATTGCGGTTGCCGCCTACATAAAGAACTTTAATCTCACAAGCGCTCATTAATGGGTTGATATCTAAGGGTTGTAAATTGATAAACTCTGGAGAGTTTATCGTTTGAACTGATTTATTCATCGGTTTCTCCTCTCCTTAGTTCATACTTTCTTTGTTTTTGATGGTCTTTTCTGATTTTTCGTCGTCAGCTTTTTCCTTACGACCTGCCTTCTTCTCTTCACCATCTGACCCCTTGCCGCGATTTTTCAACGAATCAGAGTTCATTGTATTCGAAGACATAGGGGGAATAAAGACATTGACCAAATCAAGAATCTCATTTTCAAACTTAGCGGTTGCCAAGATCGTGCTTTGAGATTGTCCAAGCGCCACCTGCGGCAGCATCTTAGAATATCCAAGCTGAGTATGTTCTTTATATAATTTAGACATATCTTTATAATTATAAATAGTAGTTGGTAGAATTTGTGCTCTAAGATAAAATTTCTTAGGGTTCTTGTTAAAGGGTTCCAATAGCTCGTTTAAAAAGTCTTGGAATTGTAAAATCAAATCATACAAACTTGCCTCATCGTCAAGAATAGATTTTTCAAGAGCGATATTACCATCTGTGTTGAATAAGTTTTGAGCAGTACCTGATTCGTTATAAACTGTGCGCTCTACTTTCTCAAGTTCATCAATAGAAGTTACGCTTGACTTATCAGCTAAGTCCGCAACATCTACTTCTGCAAAAGTAGTAAGCACATCAATACCGATGGCCTTACCTAGCATCTTAACCGCATTATTATGCAATTCCTGCGCTTCGTCAACATCAAATACTAAATCGCCATTCTTATCGAGTGGCATTTTTTGAATAATAATCTTTAACAATTTTTGCTGCATCTTTTTTCTATCCAAATCTTGTGCCGCATCCAAGTCAATAATATGAGGAATAACTGACATAAATAATGGATAGTCAACGCCGCCAATATTAAACTTTACGGTGCTATTAATATCTAATAAATACCAGCCAGAAGTATCTCCCTTAAAAGCAGGCGGCAACTCTCCATTTTTATATTTAATGTAGCCTTGTCTAAACTCTTTAGGGAATAAGTTCAACACATTAATTTTTTGCTCACCATCTTTAAAATGATCATCAAAAAACTTCATGTGGAACTCAACTGCTGGCTTACCTTTAACGCTAAATCTACTGCGGCAATAGTTTTGCGGAAGCTCTTGAACTTGATAAGAATCGCCATTCTGGATACGATATCCATAGTAGCAACCCTTAATTAAGACCTCTCGCGCCACTCGGCCGAAATATCTTTTTACTTGAAATTCATCAAGGGCATTAAGACCACGATTAGTTTGCTCAATAATTCGTTCTGGAGTCATTTTAGTTGACTCAGGAACAAAAGGGGTAAGCAACCAATCGTAACGATAGAAATTACTCAAGTGCTTAACAAGTCTTGAATAAATACCACTGATGCGATAGAAAAAGGCGGAAACCTCTCTCATTGTCACAATATCGTTATTATTAATGGCTTGAAGAATAGCAGCTTTATCAGAGAGACGCGGATTAGCTTTGCGATAATCACCTAACTCAATAACCGCGTCCTCTAAAGTTTTCAAACCGACTTTAATTTTTGAAAAATCGGTCATAGAACGCTCAGCAGCATCTGTGGTGCTATTAGAAAGAGTCATTTTAAAACCCTTTGCTTTAATCTCTTCTCTTCGATTGATCAAGATATGCACCTCTTTTCTTTCTCTCTTATTATACGAAAAATTTTCGGTCAAGTCAACTCATACTAAACTTAATAGCCGGCCGCATGCATTATGTAGTCATAGTTTAGGCGCGGATCGTCAAAGTAAGGTATTGCAACAAGGATGATTCCATGTTTCTTACAATATTCGCGTTTTTGCATATCATAATACTGCTGTTGGCGTAAACCTGCTATGCCGCCGAATTTTGACTTGGGCTCGTAATGCTGGATACCTTGGTATTCAATTAAGAAATCAAGTTCACCATCATCATCGAACACAGCAAAATCAAAGCGGAGCGGGCGTCCGGTATGACCTAACAAGTCCGGGAAAGAATATTCTTCGGTAAAAGACAAACCGGCTTCAGTGAGTATCTCTGCGACTTTTATCTCGCCTCTAGAAGCTCTCATTATACCAATCCTCCTTCACTGTATATATATAAAAATTAAGTTAATCATATTTATCAAAAATGTCCTTAAAAATTTTTAGTTAGAAGTGAAAAACATCATCTCACTAATATTACGCTTTTTCTTCTTGCGCTTTCTATCTTCATCTTGCTTTACATAATATAAGCCATATTCAAAAGCGGAGAATTTATCCTTCTTGATACTACGAGAAGATTGCTTAAGGATAATATTAACACCCTCGTTCTCTTCTACAAGATTCAGCATCTGCTCACGCAGAATAGTCGTCTGTGTAAAGGGCATCAGATAATCAGCTCGTTTGCTGTTATCCATAGACTAACCCATCTTTGTGCTCATTAACTTAACCTTAGCCTGGTTCTCATCAATCAAGAACTTAATTCTGCCACTACTAAGCTGAGTCTGCACGTAGGTGTGCGCCTCGGTGTTAATGGGCGCATTGGCCTTGATTAGATACATAGCATCTATTTCGGTGTCTCCGTCCTTATATTTTTTATAAAATCCTTCATCATCATTCTCAACTCCAAAATTTGGGAGCAATTCATTTGTTTCTGGATCGGTTTGATTCTTCACCATGAAGTCAATAAGACCAATACCAAGACCGTTGGCGTCAATCGCAATAGCGCGCGCACGATACTTGTAGAACAAGCGCTTAAGGTTAATAGCCTGCTGCTCAAAGTGCTCTTCGTCCCAGGTATAGATGTTAACGATAGTCTTAAGCGCCGAACCCTGGGCCTGCGGCGTCACCTTAATAACGACACACTCTGTGGTACAACCCTTACGACCTACGTCGACGCCTAGTACATAATATGCGCTCTTAGAGCTACGCTCGCTATACTAGTATTCAGGCTGCAATAGCTGTCTATGTTTATCAAACTTTTCAGCTGAGAAGTATGCGTTCTCCGCATCGCCGCTCCATTCTGATTCATACTCACGCGCGAAGGAGCTATCGTTATAAGTTCCATCGAGCTTAAGTTCTTCAATGAATGACTTTTTAAGCAGCTTCTCCATAACCGGAACGCGCCAAGAGCCGCCCATAACAATCGCTTCACTCGGGTCGATAATAGACTGAATAAGCAATTGAATAAGTTTCTCATAAGCAAAACTGTTTTTCCAACCCGCGGTAGTGACATAAATCTGCGATTTATTAACTGTTTCTTTTTCCTGCCATGTGCCGTCCGCCAATCTACGGTCAACGTTCATTGTAGGAATAATAACTTCATTCAATAGCGTTTGATCGATAAGGATACATTCCTCCATTAGACCGCCTGTTGCACGACGACCACGCGAAGACTGCCTTGCCGCCATGATATCTAGCTTAGATCCATTTTTAAAAATAAGCTCAATATTATCTTTACTAGTTTTAGTTTTACCTCTTGTCAAGTCTAGCTCATTTGCCAAACCTGGAATAAGTTTACAAAGCTCGTCTGATTTTTCTTTAGCAATGCCTGCCGCCTGTTCCTTACCACCAGTCGTTACGAATAACTTAGACCCAGGATAAAGCACACAGCGCAACATTAACACAAGCACTGATAAGAATGATTTAGAGTAAGCACGGGGGAAAGTTGCATACGCATATCTATGGCGCATAACGGCGCGCAAGAATAGGCGCTGATAGAAAAACAGCTAAAAGTTTTCTTTATTATCGCCGCACAAAAATTCCACAAACATATCAGGATACTCGCGCCAATAGGCGACGTATTGCCGCACTACTGGCAACGCCGCCCTAACGCGTTCTTCTGATAATCCAATTTTCTTTTGCCCCTTAGATTGGGACAATTCCATTAAGTCTGCTAAGGCCATAAGGATTTATCACCGTCCTTAAACAGCGACTCATCTTGATCGCTTTGCGCAGCCTTCTCTTCAAAGAATGCTGCCATATCCTCATCATCTATTTCATCAATAGGATCAATATAGTTATCGCCCGCTTCTTCGCGCGCACGGTCTGCCGCCTCATTCATTTCCTTTTGGATCTGAATCTTCTTAATAGCATCTTCGATCTGTTGGCCAAAGCCCAGGTCTTGCGTTACAAGCTTACGGATATATTCCTTTTGGTCAGCGAGAGTAAGATCTACTTTATCCTGTGGAATATCTGTGCAGAAACGAGGAATGAAGCCCTCTGTTTCGCAAAGGCGGATAAGCTCACCTACAGAGTCAACGAAGTCTCCTTTTGCTTCTTTGTTCTGGGCCGCAGTAAATTTAGCGGTCTTACGCAAAGATTCAGAGACTTTAGATAATTTCTGGAAGCCTTCAATATCGCCAGAGTCGATAGCTTGATTTTGTTTTAAGTTAGTTTTGCAAAGTAAAATCAGTGTTGCCTCAGAGTCAGCATCTTGAATATCAAACGAATTTGTCATTTCCGTATACATGCGCTCAAGTTCAACCCACTCACCGGGCTTATAAAGGCGACCCCACTTCATAGCAAGGTAAACCTTATCTTCTTGCGTCAGCTCAGCTCCCGGATCCGCGAGCTCTGACTCGTTCATAAAAAAGTTTTCATTATAAGGATTATCATTTCCTAAATACTGTCCAGTGGCAACTTGATTATAAGCGCGGTCGAGCTGCGTCTTGCCGCTCACTAGCGTCTTGTATTGCGCTTCACTAATAGCGCCTGCATCCAGCTGTTCCTAGTAATAGGCGTCTTTAGCTGCCTACTCTTCTGCACGGATCGCCGCCTTTTCCGCACTCTCCGCTTGAAGTCTCTCGGTGTCCGCCCATCCGTATTCTTTCCATTGTTTAAGTTTCATTTTAGACAGGTATTTACCGAACACCGCGCTAGCAGTCGCCTTAATACCTTTCTTTTCAATATCTTTATCGCGCAACGAGTCCCATTCCGCGGGGACATAGGGCACGTCCATTTTTTCCAAAACCCACATAAAGGTTTCAGGATTAAACATATCTATGTGCATTGTAAGGCACTTCTTACATAGCTCGGTTTTACTACCATCTTTATATGTATAGAAGTTAGCTTCATCCATAGTATGTTTACATTTTTCACAATATGTTTGAGCCATAATAATCAGCTCCTTCCTTTAGAATTTCTACAGCATTTGCACTGGCTGTACCACCCATCTTTGGAGGTATTATTCTTTGAAAAAAATCTATTATGAGCTAATTTAATTTGTCCACATTTTGAACATTTCTTCCACTTTGCTTTCTCCGGCGCAATCGTGGAGTAATATTGAATTAAATAATCATTCTTCTCTTGCTCAGAAATAAGCTTCGGAATTTTCTTCCCCCATAACTAAGAGATATATTCTGGCGTATAAGACTTGCCATGTTTCTCTTTAAGGGCGGCCGCAATTTCTATGTTTTGCTTACCTTGGAACTTCATTTGCATTAAATCCCAAAGAAGCGGCTATTGATATTTTAATGCTCTGTGAATTAATCCATCAAAGTCCTATATCAAATAAAAAAAGTCATTCCAATATTGGCCCGCAGTTTCTAATTTTAAACCGTTGTAATTTCGCAGGATCGCCGCCACATGGTCAGGATTAAAAAATGTAACTAGACCTTTACTCTATGGCTCGCCCGCTGCATCAATCCAACGCTCTTCCCAAAGGTCAACTTTGTTGATTCCACGCGAACAAGGCGCCGCCTTTGTTGTCTGCTTAAACATTCCTTTAAGCACATACTGGTCGCGCCTCATTTCTATTAGCTGTTTCTTTAATGCATATTTGCGTTTGCCGGTTGCCGCCTTATACTATTGCTCTACGACATTAATGGCTTCGCGCAATTCGCGTAGACCTGGTACCTCCGCAATATCCTGTTCAGTAATCTCTACTTTTGGCGTCATGATAATATTTTTATCATTGGTCATCATATTATAGATGCCATCGGCGCCGTTCTCAAATTTCTCGATTAGACCTTCAAGCGAGGTCTCACGCTTGTCAATTGTAACGCGGCGATTGTCTGTCATGAATAGATGCTGTTTGCGCTCTTCTTTGGTGATTGCCTACATAATATAGTCGCCAAGATACTCCAGGTATCTGTTGGTTAATTTCTCCTTAGGGGTCGCCGCAATTATTTTATCTACAAGAGCGACGCGATCATTAATGTCAGTTAGTTTATAGTCTAACTTTAATGGAGCATCGATCGCCGCCATTTTTTCTTCAAGTATCTCTTGTTCCGTTTCAGGAGCCACTTCGTCTACATCATCGGGCAAGAGATCATCTAAATATTCGTCCATTTAAGGCTCCTTTCACTAGTTCTTCTATATAGAAAGTGTAATAAAAAATTTTGCGGAAGTCAAGACGCGGCAGCCGCATTGAGGGCAAATTTAATTAATTGGATTGCCGCCATTTTTATATATTTAAAGGGAAAATATAATGAAAGGAGAATTTTATTATGACCTTTGAAAAATTATTCAGAAATTGCGCTTATGATGTCAAATATCAAGAGTGTGGCAATCATGTAAACTATGCGTTCGTCGAGGACGGCCGCGCGCTTTATATCTATTTTGAGGGTAGCAATGGAGATGTTGATTGGCGCCGCAACTTCAGCTATTGGCGCAAGCCTTATAAAGACATGAAGATTCCCTATAGAGTGCACGGGGGTTTCCTTGCCGCATGGAAAGAAGTTGAGGACATCATCATTAAGAAGATTACGGAAACCAAGAGCCTCACTGATTTGGAGTATAAGTGGCAAAAGATCGTGGTGATTGGGTATAGTCACGGCGGCGCCCTTGCCGCATTCGCGCATGAGTGTATCTGGTTCCATCGCCCCGATATTCGCGGCACCTGCTGGGGGATTAGTTTTGAAGGGCCGCGCATTTATTCAGGATTTTGGGTTAAGGATGAATTGCAAGAGAGATGGAAGAATTTTAGAGTCTTCCGCAACCGCGCGGATATCGTGACCCATATGCCGCCTCGTGCATTTGGTTTCTGCCATGTTGGAGAGATGGTTAAGATAGGCGGCAAGTGGAAGCCATTTGCGGCATTATGGCAGTGGATAAAGAGTGGATTTAGAGATACGAAAGCTGCGAGAGAGATTGTGGCTGTGTGGCCGCATTATCAAAGCGAGATGGTAAAAAGTTTAAAGGCTTTTGATGAAAGTGAAGATGGGGTTGTATTGAGAATTGAAATGGGGTTAGATGATTAACCTTAACGACCGAGGCGAGATACGCGCAAGCGTGTCTCGCTTTTTTTTATCGAGATGAGGGGAAGGATGGGGGTTTTCGTTTTCCTAAATTGAAAAAAGATTTGGAGGGTGGGTGTACGAGGAAAAGCCATTTTCCACAACGAGAAAAAATTTTTTCCCATAAACCACCCCCGGTTAATAGAGAGAGATTACTGTGTAGTCAGGCCAAAAAAATACGCGCGAATGGTGTGTAGACACGCCCCATTAAATCGATCGCCGCACCGCGAACACCCGGCGCGGTGCGGTTTTTAAATTGTAAACAATTTGTAAATAATTTGTGAACGAATTGTTAATAATTTGTAAACTTTATGTTAATCCTGAAATTGTGAACAAATTGTAAACAATAAAAATATTTCAAAAAACCTATTGACAAACACCTGCTTTTATGGTATAATAATTACAGAAGGAAGGGCAAGAGCCCAACCTCAAAAATACATACAAGAGAGGTAAATTAAAATGGCAAAGAAGTGGTACTGGTTCGTGTTTGGGGATGGACACAAAGTGTGTTGTATGGGTATGAGCAAGCAAGAGATGCAAGTGGAAACGCGCAAGCACGGCGCATTCCTTTACAAGTACGAGGATTAATAAACCTTGTGCAAGATGCACGAACAAACAATGAAAAGTTTGTGCATCTTGCCACTTGACAAGAGCCACCCAATGTGGTATAATAATTATGGAAAGAGGGAGAGAGACCCCTTCCAAATACATAAAAAGAGGTAAAGAACAATGATGGACAGAGCAAAGATGGAAGCAAGACTTGAAGCAATCGAGAACGAACTGTGGGCAATCGAGATGTGCGATGCTTACAACAAGTGGAACGAGAACTGGAACAGACGCCGCGAACTTGAAGCAGAGCGCAGAGAAATTCTTAAGGCGCTGAACGCGTGAGGTGAGCGCCATGATGATGAGAGTAACTCTTACAAAACACATGGAGCAAGACAGGCTTGACAGGTATGCAAGAATTGCCACAGAGGTTGGCTTTGGTAGAACAGTGATGACTATCAAAGAAGAGGATAGAAGAGAATGGCGCGAGGCTGTCACTCTCTATCTCACTTCCACTGGTGTGATGATTATCCGCAATCAACAAGAGGAAATCATCACTATGTACTGTCCTACTGTGGGGCAAGTGAAGAGACACTTTCGCATTGAGCGGCTGCCGCACTTCCTCTTCACCGCAATAAATAATAACTATCGCAGAGGGTACTGTGCTGATTAAGCACAGTGCCTTGTGCTTTCGTGTGCGGCCGCGCGGGCCCTATGTTGGGCAGAATGCACAACTATCAAATAAAAATCGCGCGAAATTTTGTGCAAAATGACGAAGAAAAAATCCTGAAAAAGGCTTGACAAATGAGGCAAAAAGTAGTATAATTATTACAGAAGGAAGGGGAAAGACCTTCCAAATACATAAATGAGAGGTACAAAAAATGACTATCTACGCAGTATGGGAAAACACCGAGTTTGAGGCTGACCTTCTTGCTATGTTCACCACTGAAGCCGCGGCACAAGAGTTCGCACAAGCAAACAACGGGCGCGTGCTTGCCACCACTGTTTACACCACTGCCGCGCAAGCAGAAGCAGAGGTTTGGGGATAATAACCAAAACCCCAACCTCAACTTTGTGCAACTTGTCTATTGACAAAAGGTGCAAAGTGTGGTATAATTAAGGTACAGAAGGGGGAAGTACAACCCCTACTGAATACATACAAGAGGTTTACAGTTATGATTAACATTCGCACCATTCTCAAACTGCGTGACAATGACGGCTTGACGCTTAAAGGCGGCAAGTGCATCACCCATAAGACAGGCTACCAAGTAGCCACCGAGGGCATCGAGTGCCGCACCGCACGCGAAGCCATCAATGCAGTAAAGGCATATAGCGGCAACTGCGGTGTTTGGTTCAGCGAAGGTGTTTACTATATCGACAAAAGCCACCGCGTAGCAACGAAGCGCGAAGCGCTGGAAGTCGGGCGCGCGTGCAATCAAATCAGCGTGTTGCGCTGGCGCGATATGGGACTTGTCTATTGTTGACAAGTCCCGCCCCAAAACTTTGTGCATAATGCCTATTGATAAGAGCAAGCAAATATGATATAATAAAAGTACAGAAAGAGAGGTACATAAGATGATAGCACTTGCAATTATTCTCGGTTGGATACTCCTTAACACTTGGATTTGCATTTTGATTGATGACCAATATGCGTGGGATGAAAAACTCACCATTGCGGTCTGCGCAATCTTCTCCCCAATGCTTGCAATCCCCATCGGTCGTGCCATCTATAAGGCATACAAAAAGAGAAAGAGAGGTAAGAACAAATGAGCAAACAAATTCAGGTCACTCTCGTAAGCGACAAAGGCTATCGCGCGGTCAGCGCAATCATTGAAGTGCCGAGCATAGCGGCATACTGTGAGAACAAGAGCCACTACCAAATGGAAGGCGTCAAGAAGATATGCGCAAAGCGCTATTGGAGCGGCGCAGACCTCAAAAAGTATGGCTACACGGGCATCAAGTGTCGCGTGTATGATAAAGAAAAAATCGAGCGCGAAAAGGCAGAGCGCTACGAACAAATTAAAAAAGAGAGGGGTTGGGCATAAGCCCAACCTTTCTTTGTTCAGCGGCTCGGCGTGGGTCGCGCCGAGCCGTTTTGTGGGTGGGCTAGCATTTTGCACAAAAACTTGTGCGAAACTTTGTCTATTCTGCCTATTGCATTTATCCCGAAAATGTGATATAATATAAGTGTCAAGGGGACAGGAAGTAAAAGAATATGGGGTACTTGCAAGGTAATGGAACAAACCCCACTCACTGTTGATAAAAAATTTTTCAAAGAAAGTTTGAAAAACCCCTTGACAAACTGCCACAAATGTGGTATAATATAAGTGTCAAAGGGGTAAGACCCCGACAAGAAAAGGAGAACATATTATGATGAACATTGAAACCTGCGACCTTATGGTACTGCTTGATGGCAAGCACAAGGCGGACTTTGAGGAACTTGACGATGCAAAAGCATACGGCTATATCCGTGTGGATTGCGGACACGCCGATGTGTGCGATGTGGTCAATCGTTGGACGGGTGAGGTTATGTACCACTGTGAGGCGCATACCGAGCGCAAGGTGGTTGAGGGGTTTGACTATGATGAATAACCCTATCAAGAGAGGTCAGATTTTCTACGCTGACCTCTCCCCTGCAAGGGGTAGCGAGCAAGGCGGTTTGCGCCCTGTATTGATTGTGTCAAATGACATTAACAACGCGCGAAGCACCACGGTCACGGTTTGCTCCATAACCTCCCAAGTCAAGAAACCTATTCCCACCCACGCAACCCTCTATCCCATTGAGGGACGCGCCATCAAAGGCACTATCCTCTGTGAGCAAGTCCGCACCATTGACAAGTGCCGACTGTCCAAGTATATGGGCGAAGCCACCGCCGAGGAAATGGCAAGAGTAAGCAAAGCGCTCAAAATTCAACTCAATCTATTTTGAAAAGGAGAACATAACAATGAAAATGTCTGTATTTATGGTCAACTACCATCACGAAAAGCGCGCCTTCACCGATTTCACCACGGCACGAGCTAAAGCCATCGAAATACTCAAAAAGCGCAAGGGCGCAAACGAGCAGGTGTGCAGTTTTGCTGAAAAAGTCTGTCCCATCGACCACAACCGAAGCAAGCACAAAATCTCTATGGTTGTCTACTACAAGCCGTGGAACCGCGAATTTTGGCGCACGAAGCGCTACTCCATCACCATTGAGTGCTATGGAGAGAACTGCCCTGTGCCGATTGACATTGACCCCATCTTCAAAATGAATTAAGCGCGCGGCGCGGTTGAGAGGAAACTCTCGCCGCGCCGTGACCGTTTGCCACGGCGCGATTTTACTGTAGCCTAGCACCTTGCACAATTTCCGCGCCAAAAGTTTGTGCAACTTGCCTATTGACGAAATCCTGCATTTATGATATAATATAAGTGTCAAGAGGGGATGACACAAACATTCCGCCAGTGACGGAGCAACAGATACAGAGCCCTTCTTGAACACTACATCAAAAGGAGAACAGAACAATGACACTCTCTCGTTGCTTCACCTACAAGACCTTTAACCCCAACACCAATGGCTTTGACAATGAGGAAAAGGCTTTTGCAAAAGAGGTTGACCAGCAGACTGAAAAAGCCATTAACCGCAACGAGTGGCTTCAACACTTTTGCTTGTACCTTTGGTTGCCTTTGTTCATCGCAACCCTCACTTTCGCTTGTTTGGCAGACACCTATTGGGATTGGCGCTTCGCGGTTGGCGCGGTCGCTTGCTTTGTGATAATGGTGTGGGCAAGCATCAACATTGTCACTTGTGAAACCAAAAATGACACCTTGACAGACCGCTTCCGTGAACTCAACTTTGAAGAAGAATACGAACAATGTATTGCTTACAATCTTGAACAAGAGCAAATTGCACTTGAATGGCGCAAGGCGCACCCCTTTGAAGAAAAAATCAGAATGGCACAAACGCGCGGTAGTTCGGTAGATGTTGCCGAAATGGTAAAAGAATATCTTAAATTGCAGAAGGGCGAGTAATCGCCCTTCAAAAGGAGAAAACTATGGAAATCGCGGTAATCTTTATTTTTGCGGCGGTGCTTGGCATCTTTTGGGGCGCTATCCCAAAGGATGAGAAAGATGCGGCTGAACACTACGATGAATTTTGAAAGTGCGGCAGACCTAGGTCAAGGAAGAAAAACCTAGGTCTGCCGCATTTGACATTTTGAAAAATTTATATTATAATAATAATACAAAGAGATAAAAGGAGGTCAAAGCGATGGAGTATCATTTAATCCACGCTCTTGTGCTAACACCTTTTGAGTCTTCTCTTGTCCCTCTTGAGTGGGAGGCAGTTGCCGCCACGGATTTCGCGGTTCACGCGTTATTTTGCAAAGAGTCCGCGCGGCTACTCTTCCATTCTGACGGGACAAAAAATGATTGTGCGGAAGAGATTTCGAAAGTTATTTCAACCATCCAAAATTTAGGCAACTGTGCCGAAATTGAAAGAACAATTATTATCTTGGAGAAAGACGAAAATGAATACAATGCACAAGATGTGATTAAACACTTCCAGTAATCGCTGGACGGCGCAAGCGATCGTGCGAGCGTCGGTTTTCCGCGAAGTAGACCTCTTCCACAATTTCTAGACCGAATTTCTCGTGTCTAGGCTTTTTTATTTTTGCCTAAAGTTCCGAGCGGAGCGCGCAGGGTCGGCGCGCTCCGTTTTGTGCAATTTAACCAGTTGCCGCCATTTTTGCGAGCGAAACTTTGGTGATTTTGACTATTGACTATTTCCTGCAAATGTGATATAATATTATTGTCAAGGGGAGGAAGTGCGTGGTACGCTCTAGGAGATAAGACCTTCCAAAAAAATTTATAAAACCCCTTGACAAACTCAATCAAATGTGGTATAATAATAATACCAAGAGAGAGGAGAACATAAAAATGACCTATCTTGCAACACTTTATTCCGCAAGTCTTGACCGCTTTGAGGTCGATTGCAATAATTTTATCTGGCACGAACGCGACCTTGCGGAGTGGCTTGCCGCTTTGCCCGACCACTATAATAGCAAAGAGAATATGGTAACAGACTTTGTGATTATTTCTGTTATCAAGTTAGGAGAGTTATAAAATGGTAAAGTGTCCTAACTGCGGTAGCACCGCGCAACCTAAACTCTTTGAAACCGAATATGAAGAAAATGGTTGGACTATCAAGAGAATAAGTTATTACAGATGCGGTTGCGGTTGGGGCTTCACAACCGCCGCAATCTTTGAAAGCGATGGAAACGAGGTGTTAGAAGATGCGTGCATTTAAGAACTACTTTGAACTCAACCGCGCATACCGCTTTGATGTGACCGACATCACCGCACTTATCTATGTGCTTTGCGCGGTGTTGGTTATCTGTGGCGTGAACGCGACAATTCCGTTCTTCATCGGCGCGACCATCGCAACGGCATTTTGTTGGCAAGCAAGGCGCATCAACTTGGTGGTGCTTAATGTGGCACTGTGGGTGATGAACGCATACAATCTTATCATTATGATTTGGGGGTAAAAATTATGGCAATCTTGATGTTATTTTGCACAATTATATTTGTTGTCGTAACTGGTTGGTGTTGGGAATATTTAGCCGCAGACTTTTCTAGACCCAGCTATCCCTATCCACGACACTATGAAAGCAAAGAATTGTGGGAAGCGGCTCTTAAAGATTATGAGCAAAAGATGAAGCAATATAAGATAAAAAAGAACCAAAGAAATTTATGCCGAGGTGTTTTCCTTATTATAGGTTTTCTTTTGTTCATCGGCTGGATGGTTTGGTGGTGGAATTTTATGATGGCTCTTTAATCGGCGCGGAGCAATCCACGCCGATACATAAAAACATAAAGGAGAAAAAACAATGGCAAGATTTGCGGTAACTGTTGAAGCAACAGTAACTTACACTTGTTATCTTGATGAGGAACAAAGCCAACTCGTGCAAGAGTGCGCAGAAGAAGAAGAATGCTCCCTTAAAGATGCAGTGATGATGCTCTACAATGAGGGCAAGTTAAATATGTATCACAATTCCGTGGAGAGCGATTTTTCCACAGAAGCAGTAATACAGGTAGAAGAAGAGGACGCGGAGTAATCCGCGCCCTTTCTTTCGCTCGGCACGCGGGCGCTCGCCGCGTGCCGTTTTGTGCATTATCACCAAACCTCGGTCATTTTCCGCGCGAAACTTTGTGCAACTTGACTGTTGACAAAATCCCGTGAATGTGGTATAATTAGTATGTCAAGAGGGGAGAGGAAGGACACAGAAACCCAAACGCGCGAAGGGTAGTGAACAGAAACAGACCCTTGCTTGAAAAAAGATTGCAACTTTTTTTGAAAACCCTCTTGACAAACCACCAAAAGTATGGTATAATATAAGTACCAAAGGAAAAGGAGAACATACTATGAACGAAATCCGCATTTACCTTGATATGGACGGAACTTTCGCTGACCTCTACGCGGTTGAGGGTTGGCGCGAAATGCTTGAAAACCACATCGCAACCCCCTACGCGCAAGCCAAGCCGATGGTGCATATGGCTACGATGGCGCGCTATATCAACGCTCTCCGCAAGCAAGGGGTTAAGGTCTGTGTCCTCTCGTGGCTTGCCAAGAACGCAACCGATGCCTATAACGCAGAGGTCGCAGAGGTCAAGCGCAAGTGGTTGGCAAAGCACCTGCCCTCGGTTGAGTTTGACGAAATCCACATTCTCGCATACGGCACTCCCAAATATACCGTGGCAGAGGGCTTCGGCTTCCTTGTCGATGATGAGGAGCGCAACCGCAGAGAGTGGGTGAACAATGGCGGTATCGCGGTTGATGCCGATGGTCTGTTTGACCTGTTCCGCCTTATCAAAGAGGGGCTTTAATGCCCCTCATACATAACAACATAAAGGAAGGTATTTACTATGAAAGCAACTGGAATTGTTCGCAGAATTGATGACCTCGGTCGCGTGGTTATCCCTAAGGAAATCCGCAGAAATTTCCATATCCGCGAGGGCGACCCCCTTGAAATCTATATGAGCGAGGATGGCAAGTATGTCTGCTTCAAGAAGCATATGGTGACCGAGGAAAAGAACATCAAATCCATTCTCAAAGCACTGTATGGTAGCGCGGCTATGGAGTTTGGCGAAGATGCGGTGGCTCTCTATAACGAGAGTGATGAACTGTTGTTCGTCAACAGACGAAACAACCCTTCTTTCCCCAAACACCTCGAAACTTGCGCAACGAGCGCAATGGAGATTGGTGACCACTATGTCGTGCCCATCCGTGACCAATGTCAACCCATCGCATACCTTGTTCTCCCCAAAGATGCAGACAGTAAACTTGTGCGCGCAATGGTGCGCACGGCAGAGTATGCCATCCGCAACGAGGATGATTGAGGGCGGAAACGCCCTCTACATAAAAACATAAAGGAGAATGAAAAATGAAAGTTTATACTGTAAAAGAGATGCACGCGTTTTTCACCAAATTGATGGGAGAAGGAAAAGGTAACAATATTGTCCTTGTTCCCAACAATGATACAGATGAAATTGATGCCTACTACCGCACGGTTGGCGAGGTTACGGCAGAAGACGACATTGTCTATCTTGACATCAACTCCAACGAAGAGGAAGAGGAGTACTGGAAGGAAATTGAGGGCGAGTAATCGCCCTCTTTTTGCCGGCTCGTGGTCCTGCGCCACGAGCCGTTTTGCCTGTCAAGTGGTAATTTGCACAAATTTTTGTGCAAAACTTTGTGCAATTTGCCTATTGCAATTTTCCCGCATTTGTGGTATAATTATAAATGTCAAGGGGCGAGGGCTTCGGTAGTTGCTTCGTGCTTCGTTTGAAAAAGCCACCTTGCAAGGCTCGAAAAAATTTTTCAAAAAACTTTTGAAAAACCCCTTGACAAAAGCCACAAGATGTGGTATAATATAAGTACCGAGTGGGGAGCGAGGGCTACCCCCTATGGTAGAAAGAGAGGAAAACACCCCCGATGAACATTATGGTCTTTGACACCGAAACGGCTAATCTTGAAAAGCCGTTCTGCTATGACCTCGGCTACTGTGTGTTTGACACCGAGCGAGAGGTTATAGTCGCAAAGCGTTCCTATATCGTCACCGATGTATGGAACAATATGATGCTCTTTTCCACCGCATATTATGCGGACAAGAGAGCGCGCTATGAGGATATGCTTGCTAACCGCCTTATGACCAAGCATAAATGGGAATGGGTAGCGGCAAAGGTCGCAAGTGATATTGAACAGTTCGGCATTACTGATGCCTATGCGTTCAATAGCGACTTTGACAAGCGCGTATTCGCGTTCAATGCCGAGTGGCATCATACCCCAAATCCGCTTGATAATGTGAAAATCCACGATATTCGCGGATATGTCCACAAGTTTATCGCTTTCCAAACCGCATACCAAGAGTTTTGCGAAAAGCATAAACTGTTCACCGAAAGTGGCAATTTTGCCACCACCGCAGAGAGTGTATATCGTTTCCTCTCGCAGAACGCAGAGTTTGATGAAGCGCACACCGCCCTTGCGGATGCCGAGATTGAGTTGGATATTCTGCACTATTGTATCATCAATGGCGCAGAGTGGAACACCGACTACAAGGTATATCGCTCCATTCCGCGCAACCTTATGCGCGAGTTTAAGGTAGTTTCCGCAGATGGCGAGGAGCATATCTTCCCCTATACCAACAAGCGCAAACTCCCCAACGATAGCGGTATCAAATTCACCATCAAGGGAGAGGGTTAATCCCTCTCCCCCACAAAGGGCGCGAAAAAAATAAAAATTTTTCGCAAAACCTCTTGACAAACCCCACGGAATGTGGTATAATATAAGAGCAGTAAGGCGAGAGCCGCTGACAATAAAAAAAATAAGAAAAGGAAGGTACACTACTATGGCTACTGTTGTAAAGGCAAAGGCACCCACTTAGAAGGAGCAGTTCGGCAAGATGATTTCCGTGTTCGAGGAAATCGGCGGTCACGATGACCTCATCAAGTTCTGCGAGGAGCGCATCGCAAAGTTGGAGAAGAAGGCGATTTCCGCCAACTCCAAGAAGAACGCAGAGGACGAGAAGTTCTTTGACGCGATTGCGGATGTTCTCGCGGATGGCAAGGGCAAGCGCGCCACCGAGGTATTCAATGCGCTTGCAAAGGATATGGATGGTCTGACCATTCAGAAGGTCACGGCTATGCTCACCAAGATGGTTGCGGCAAAGCGCGTAACCAAGACCGTGGAGAAGAAGGTGTCCACTTTCGCCCTCAACTTTGGGGTTGATGGCGAGGGTGAGGATGCCGAGTAATCCACCCACAGAGGGGCGTAAGCCCCTCTACATAGACGGATAGATTAAAAAGGAAATCGCCCCCGACCGCGACGGCGGCCACCGGGAGAGAGTGTGAGGGTGAAACCCCCTGCTCCGTCTATCGTGGTGGCTATCACGCCATCACAACCGCGCGGGAAAGGCGTGAGCGACGGCTCGCGCCTTTTTTATTTGCCGGCTCTGGAGCGGTCGCTCCAGAGCCGATTTGCGCGTGGTGTTAGCCTTACCTAACTTTTTCCGCGCAAACCTCGCTCGGCATTTTGCACAAAAAATTCCCACAAAACAACCTAAATTTTGTGCAGTATTGCTCTTGCAATCCGCGTCCGTTTGTGGTATAATATAAATGTACCAAGACAGAGAGCGCAAGCGCAAGGCGGTGCGAAAAAAAATTTGAAAAACTTTTCAAAAACCCCTTGACAAACGGCTCAAAGTATGGTATAATATAAGAGCAGAGAGGGAGAGAGCGTACGGCTCTCCCAAACCGCAATCCACAAATCAATCTTCTATCTATGAAAGGAAAGGTACAACACTATGGCAAACGAAAAGGTTACTTCCAAAGACATTCTCAACCGCATTATCTCCGCTATGGCGAACGATGCCGAGGTGGTCGCGTGGTGCGAAAAGAAAATCGCACAGGCAGATGCAAAGCGCGGTAGCGCAAACGCAAAGAAAGCCGAAGCCGATGAAAAGTATTTCATCGCAATCTCCGAGGTGCTTGCAAACGGTGGCAAGCGCGCAAGCGAGGTGCATAAGGCACTGGTCGCAGATTACCCCGACATCACCGTTCAAAAGGTGACCGCTATGCTTGGCAAGATGGTCGCAAGCGGTGAGGTCATCAAGTCGGTGGAAAAGAAAGTTTCCACTTTCTCCCTCGCCTAATATGAGGGGGCTATAAGCCCCCTCCCCATAAAGTTCACAAAATGTTCACAATTTGTTCATACGGTGTTCACAACTTTATGGTATAATATATATGTAATAAAAAGGAAGGAGCGAATACCGATATGCTTTATGAACTCAAAGGTGGCAAGCGCGTCAATATCCCCGATAACACCATAGCCACATACCGCAAGATGTTGGGGCTGACCCAACGCGAAGCAATCCAAATGTGGCTTGAGGACGAGGGGTATGAGGTCAATGCCGAACAGGAAGCCCTGTGCCAAAAGGCAAAGGAAAACCGCGTAACCGCAACAGTACACCAAGCCCGCGCGGAGTATAAACCGAAAACGCAGAGAGAGCGTGTGAAAAAGGATGACCCCACGAAAGAGGGCATCATAAAGGCAGTAGCGGAGATGTTGCCGACACTCAACGCAGAGGACATTGTTGTGGTCAATAGCGGAAAACTCATCACTTTCCGCATCGGTGCGGACACCTACAAACTTGACCTTATCCGTCAAAGACCGCCCAAAGAAAAGGGCAAGGCGTAATGCCTTGCCCCATAGGAGAACATTATGAAAAATAAAAAGTATATATGCCCCAAGTGCGGAATTGCCGAGGGTGTGAGCCTTGACAAATCCATTTATGAGGGTTTAACCGCAAAGGGCGAAACCAAAGACCTATTGGTCATAATGATGGAGTGCCCCACTTGCAAGGCAGTATGGCACGAAGCCTATGTCCTTGACTATGACGGCTACACCCACAACCACCGCGAGTATGACCGCGAGGGCGATTTGCTTGTGGACTGGCAAAACGAAATCATAACGGAAAAGGGGAAGAGAAAATGAAGAAGGAAGTCTATATTTGCCCCAAGTGTGGGGGCAACGATTGCGAATGCACCGACTATGAATGGGATAGCGATAGCATTCGCCAGCAGTATGTATGCCACGATTGCGAAGCCGTATGGGACGAGTATCACGACCTGACCTATCGCGGCTATGCCTATGAGGGCGTAGATTACGATGAAAACGGCAATGAAATGGCATTTAATGAGTGCCTTTAAGCAAAAATAACACAAAAACCGCGCGGAAATGCGCGGTTTTTTCTGCATTTTGGACAGCTTTGTGCAAAATAACCAAAAAAATGTGCAGAATTCAATCATTTTTGTGCATTTTGCCGGCTCGCTGGCTATCGCCAGCTGCCGTTTCCCGCATCCAGTTCCCTTCTACATATGCGAATTTGCAAATGATTGATTGAAATTCAGTTCTGCGTTTTCCCGCAACTAACCTCGCGCAGGGCTAGGTCCATACCGCTTGGCATATTCTTTGCGCGGCCCGCCAGCGTTCGATGGCTGCCGCTACCCGCCCTAGGCCCATGCATATGCGATTTTGATTCTGAATGTTTCATTTTAGCCCCATACCGCGAAATCCCTCAATTGTAGGGTCCGAGTATTAAAAATGAGGATTTTATCGAGAGGGGTATATTTCGAGGCAAATTCAATTGTTCTAGCTCTCATTGATGTTTTTCAAGAGCAAGCCGGAGGCCCTTTAAATTTTATAAAGACGCGGCCGTGCAGCTCAAGGCTCCTCAATTGAAATTTATAAAAAAATATGTTATACTATTAAAAAAAAAGACTTTTGCGGCGCGCGCCAATTTCTAGGATTTTTGTATTAAAAATGAAGACTTACTCGAAACAGGCAAGTTAGACCTTAAAAATTGGCAAATATTGCCTCTACTAAATTTACAAGAGCAAGCCAGACTGAAAAGAAAATTTTACTTTGAATGCGCGGGGGTCAGCTTACGGATCTTGGACCGAGGCCCGCGCCCTTTATTTTACTTTTATTAAAAAATATATTATACTATAATTAACAATAGAAGAATACGGAGGAATTACCAATGGATATTTATGAAATGAAGAAGAAAGGCATGACCCAAGAGGAAATCTTCAATATGTTCAAGGCGGAAACCGCCGCAGCAGATGCGCGTTTGGCGCAAGAGGAAAAAGAGAAGGCGGCAGCCGAGGAAGCTGAAGCTAAGTCCGCGCTCTTGAACGAGGCCCGCGCCCACCTTATCAATGCCATTGTCGCTTATAGCGAGGCATTCGCGCCGGATATGGAGATTAAGGATGAAGATGTGCAAGAGCTAGAAGCTATGCTCAAGGATAGCGAAGCGGAGATCGAGACTATGTTCAATATGGCTAAGACCGCGGCAAATTTACTTGATGCTTTTGGCGGCAAGAGCAAGAGTAAAGAGGATAAGACTTTTAAGGTTGCGGCGAACCTAGACCCAAGCTCCTTTGACGAGCTTATTAAAGGATTTTTGAAAGGTCTACAATAAGAAAAGAGAGGCTAGGCCTCTCTTTTTTTTATGCTATTAAGGATAACGATGACGAGGGTAGGAGAGGTGGTGTTGATCTAGACCCGGTGCACGCACCTTACCATCCCTCTCTTTATTTTGTTATTTCTTTATACGATTTATATAAATCCTCTCTCCCTCAACTCTCACTAACCCATTCACGCATAATTCCCTTACCCCATCTCTCCAATTTACCCTTCCTGTCTAATAACTCATAGACATCCAAGAGGTAAAACATTCAGGGGTCCATTCTTTTTCATCCTTGTGAGTCAAGAGGAAGAGCAATACTCTTAACCCCTTAACTCCACAGGTTTGCGCAGCCTTCTACCACATCATCAATAGCACAAAGTCTTTAACTCTGCCCTCAATCTATCCATTCTACCCATCTTCTTCACTTCCTCATCTACCTTACTCTTCGCAATAGCCAACTCTAAGCCCTTTATCTTCTCTTCCAATTCCTCAATTCTGTCTGTTACTGTATTCACTCCACTCACACATATATTTGCCGTTCCATACGCTGTATTCGCAGTATCTGCAAGAGTCATCAAAACTTTATCGCAGTCATTCGTCAACACATAATCTCCCTTCACCGCGGCAACCGCATTGTTACTCGCGGTATAGCAGCAATTCAAACTATCTCTCTCAAAGGTATCCGGTGCGTAGAACTCCACACTCCCCGGTCTATACTCTATCTTTGCCATTTCTCTCCTCCTCAGAATTCAAATTTTCTTCTATACTTACTCTCCACTACCGGCGAAGCCGTTGGGGGGTGTGGGGGTTCACCCCCACTGGAGGGAACACCCGAAGGGTTTCCCGACCCATTTACATTTACATTATCATTTACATTATAATTTACATGGTGGAAATTTTGGAAACTTGGAAACTTGGAAACTATTTCCAAATCAACAGAAGTTTCCAAAGAACTTTCCTGACTTTCCACATTTCCGGAAATTTCCGCAACATTGGAAACTTTGGAAATATTTCCTAATCCAATAGAACTTTCCAAATTTTCGGCAACAATTTCCTCAGTTTCCGCCTCTTCAGGCAAGTTGGCAACTTTGGAAACATTTCCTAAAGTTTCCAAATTTCTTTCCGTGGAAACTTTTTTGGAATCTTCCGCCTGTAGCAGCCATGGAAATTCTTTCCTAATTTTGGCAACTTTTTTGGAAACATTGGGCGGCTGCATATTCAACTTCCGCGCAATATCTACTTGCTTCATTCCTGCGTTAAGGAGCTCCGCAATCTCTCTCAAACTACTCTCAATCGCTTCTTGCTTAGCCTCTTTCTTCGCATCATATCTCTCCTGATTCTTCACAACTACCTCTTTATGATTAGCCATAGCGAACTTAACCATAAAGTTATCACTGCTAAAATCACCCGTCAATATAAATTCCATTAAGCTAACAGCCAACTCTCCGCCAATTTCAGGATTGTCTTGATAAAGCATTTTAACTTGCTCAAACATACCTCTATTGATAATACCACTAGGTCTAATTTCATTATCTTTAAACTCTTTAATCATTGCGGCGACCTCCTCCCAATAATGCATCAAAGTCAGCTGTAAATGCCGGGGTCCGAATAAATACCCACATCATTAGATTTGGCTTTTGCGGATTAGGCATAGTAGTAAACAACATATGCCCTTTTGCGATTAACTCCATCGCATAACTTTTCTTGTAAACAAATACATAATCATTTTCGTGTCTTGTCTTGGTATCCATAGTGTTAGTCCTCGTCTTCCATCAATTCTAATTCATCAAGAGCAGGATATTCTACTTCATAAGTAGCATCTTTGCCTCGACCCCATTTCATAAGAAGTATTCCTTTTTTCTTTAGGTTCTCTTGTGTCTTGGGAAATTGATCTTTCAGAGTCTGTTCGCTATAACCAAGAAGCAAAGCAACTTCTTTTAGTGTCATAACAGACCTCCTTAATATATTTTACCGATAATTTATCGGGATTTATTATAATATTTCCAAAGTTTCCACGAATATTCGGAAACTTTTCGCAATTTTGTCGGAAAGTGCTTTTTTAAGCAAAGGCGGCAATCCATCACTTATCGCCGCACTTTATCTCCTTGGTTTCATACAAATGAACCTCTGCTATCTGTCCGCTAAACTTAGACATAATCTGCAGAACTTGATCAACAGATAAGTTATCGCCAATAAACAACTGGCTAATTTTAATATTCGGAATGGCAACATCAGGATCACATACATAGATCCTATAGCCATTGGGCGCAGTCAATTCTTGCCCCCATTTATGAACGCGGCGATCGATGGTACACTCCCACTTCGTGGACAGCTCTTCGACGATTTCATCTGCTATCGATTCTCCATCAAGCTCCGCTTGCCGCACGAAGATGCCCATAGCAAAATAATACTCGCCATCTTCCTCTTGTTGAATAATCATTCTCTCTAATTTATTACACTCGCGCAGCTTATCCCAATAGAGATAACCTATTGCTATTGCGGCGATGATTAATAACCAAGCCATTAAATCCATATCCTTATTCTCCTTATACACTTATTTACTTATATTATAATATAATTATTTTCTTTTGTCAACCCCTCACTGCGTTCATGTGCCGCCATTGATTTTTATAAAAAAATATGATATAATATATATGTAATAAAACGAAAGGAAATAATGCCAATGAAACAGAAAACTTATCGTTTCGCAGTTCACTCCCCTCACTTCCTCTACCCCGTGTATATCAAGCAAGAGGTAGGTAATAAGGATACGATGGCGGAAGTCCTTGATGCAGTATCACAGGCGGCAACCGTCAAGTGGTTGAACGACTTCCCCGAGTTCTTTGACAACATTTCCGCACCCGCTTTTTACGAAACCCTTGCCATTATGGTTACTCAGGAGGTATAAAATGTTTGATCCCAGTAATCCCAATCCATTCACGCTGTCTGTTATGCAGCGCCAACAGGACATTGACAACGCAGTGAACTACTTTGTTAGCCTTTTCCATGATGACTATGACATCAATGATGAAAAGATACAGGCAATGGTGTTTAAGCACTATGGCTTGACTGATTTGACTGCGGCTGAGGAGAGAGAAATCATCAGAAAGGTGGAGGCGGCGATCGCATGACTATTATAAAAGAAGGCGCTTTTCGTAAGCGCGAATACGAACACGCTTGCCGCTGTTGCGGATGTCAGTTTCTCTTCAATGAAGATGAAGTAATAGAACGCGAGCAATCACGCGGTGGCGTTTTCAAATATGTGCGCTGCCCGTGGTGCAACCATACTCTTTATGTCAGCCAGACAATCGAAGAACAAAACAGAAAATATGAAAATGGCGATTTCGCCCGCTAAAGGAGGAAGATAATATGTTATTTTGGCTCACACTCGGTTTGACGCTTTTGGCGTTTCTTTGCTACGGCATCTTTGATAGCAAGTATGAAAAATGGAAACAGAAGTACAATGAGGCGGATCACGCCTTGGATTATTATCCGCAACGCTCACTCACTCCAGAAGAGCGAGCATCTTTGCGGCAAGAGCGAGAAGCGGCTTATGACAAATATCACAAATACAACGGTATCGGGGGAGTTTTTGCTATCATCACCGTCATTCTATTGATTATCGCAATCATTATGCTTCTCGCGCTGCCTATCTCTTATGCTTGCAGCGTGTCAACTGATAACGAGTTGCAAGAAGAATACAACACTCTTGTTTATCAGGTAGAGCATCTATATTTCACAAATGAGATTGGTGATACAACAGGTAGCAAAGAGGTTATGGATGCGGTTGCCGCATATAACGCGCGGATCCGCACTAAACAGCACTGGGAAAAGAATTTTTGGGTTGGTATCTTTGTTCCCAATATCTATTCCGATAAACCTCTAATCGAGTTACCCTGATCCCAAAGGGAGAGCTGCGCTCTCCCTTTGATTTTACATAAAAAATATGATATAATATATATGTAAAGAAAATCAAAGGAGAAATTAAGAATGGTCAAACCGCACGATATTCTCGCTGCAATGATCCAACATTGCGACTTGGCGCAAAATAATAAAGAACTGAATAGCCTTGATTGGGAAACTCGTGTAGTAGATCCTCTCGCCTCTGCGGGGTTTGAGTTTGACTTTGACCAAGGCGCATCTAAAGGCGTGCTTATCTTTATGAAAGAAGGCTTTGTTATTAAAGTTCCCTTTCAAGCGTATGAGTATGATGAAGGATCTTATTGCGATGCGCTTGAAGCCTATGATCGCGGCGACCTTGATGAAGAACCCATGATCGAAGACTATGTGGGATTATTCTACAATGCAAATAATTTCTTCCTTGAAACTGAAAACGATTGGGATTACTGTGCGCTTGAGTGCGCGGTATTCCAAGAGGCGCAAAAGGAAGGACTTGATCCTTACTTTGCAAAAGAAACCCTCTTGGGAGAAGTGCGCGGCTACCCAATCTATGTGCAGCAATTTGTTGTGCCTTATGCGGAGGCGTCGAGCTCCCGTCTGAAACGGTCTTCTGAGGAAGAACGGAGTAGGGCGCGGGAGTTCTGTAATTCCTTCGACCAGCACTGTTTTAACGAAGAGTGGATTGCCGATTTCCTTGGCATCTATGGTGAGGACGAATTTAAGCGCCTTTGCGCGTTCTTAAAGAAATTGAAGATTTGTGATCTTCATCGCGGAAATGTAGGTTATCTCGACGGGTATCCTATTTTGTTGGACTATTCAAATTATAATGAATAAAGGAGAAAAATGATGTTCAAGAAAGTTTTTATTGGAGTTGTGGCAGTCGCCGGTGCGGCAGCCTTGGCCTATGCTGGAGTTCTCGCATACGCAACCCACGCAGTAAGCCAGATTAAGCTGGGCAACCTTCATGATGAACAGGAGGTTGAATGATGTTTCTTTCAGACTATGACGATTGGCGCGAACAGCGCTTGCGCGAGATGCGTAGAGATCGAAAGGACTGGCTGCGCAACATGATATTCTATATCATTTGCGTCTTGCTGGATACAGCTTGCGTAGTATTATATACCATCAAGGCGCTTACCGCAGTAACCCTGTGGGCTTGGGTATCACCTGTGCTTTGGTTTATCTGCGCTATTTGCTGGATTGCTCTTGCTATTATGGCAGGGCGTGAAGCAAGAAAGGTTCGCCGCGCTATCGAAAAATTTGAAAAGGAGAAAGAAGATGTCTAAAGACCGCAAGGCGTGCTGTGTTTACTATGTAAGCAAGGGCGTATGCTCTATCAGCAACAAGGAATGCACCATCAATGGCGAGATGCAACACTGCCCCATGTATGAACCTGCGGCAAAGGGTAAACCGATCAAGGTTGACCGCCGCAATCAGCGTCGTGACAAAGAACGGCGCCGCCGAGACGACTGGGACTAACCCAGCGCGACCGCGTTGATATTTTCAAAAATTTTTGATATAATATAAATGTAATCAAGAGGGAATAAAATGAACGGCGATGTTCACCTGCTCCACGGGTTCCGCTTGATCCGCATGAGTTGAAAAACTCAAAAATTTTTGATATAATATAATCACCAAGTAAAACAACAAAACAAAAAAATTCAAAGAGAAAAAAGGAGATTTAACTATGGCAACCGAAAAGATTACTAAGAGAGACATTCTGGGCATGATCGCAGAGAAGTGCGCTGACGATGCAGTTATCGTTGAGTACTGCGAGAAGGAAATCGCTTCCCTCGACGCTAAGGCTGTAAAGGCTAAGGAGCGCGCACTCGCTAAGCGTGCTGCTGGCGACGAGCTTCAGGCAGTTATCGCTTCCCTTCTTACCAACGAGCCTCAGACCGCTGAGCAACTCCTTGCTCAAATCGAGGACGAGAGCGGCGAGCTTACCAAGCAGAAGATCGTGGCTAAGATGCGCAACCTTGTGGACACCAATCAGGCTTCCAAGTGCGACATCAAGATCGAGGTAGACGGCAAGAATGTTAGCCGCAAGGCATACACTCTTCCTGTTGACGCAGAGTAATTAAAGTTTTGAGATAAAAAGCCCGCCCGCAATGGGCGGGCTTTTCTCAATAAGGAGGAATTATGAAATACTCTTTTAGATACTGTAATAGTATCAAATCACACTTAAATGCGGCGGACGAAATCACTATCATCTATGACCGCCAAGATACCGCGCTGCTTGACTTCCTTGCAGAGTATAGCGGCCAGCGCATTATTCTCGTAGTTGAGAAGGTAAAGGATTTTGAAATTCATCAAGAGTGGAAGAAACTCGATGCAATTCATGAAAAGTATCCTGAGTATGATATTCAAGTTTGCTTCGGACAAGAGGCGCCAATTGAGGAAGTTGCGGCGATCGCTGCCAATCTTTCCTTACCCTGGTTTAGCACGAAACCCCTAGTCACCTGGGATCAACTCCATTACTATCTCGGCCTTGGAGTAGCTCAAGTATATATCGCCGAGGACCTTGGCTTTGAGCTAGATAAGGTTTCCGCCCTCTGCCGCAAGCATAATGCGGAGATCCGCGTCTTCCCCAATGTAGGACAAGCAAGCATTAGGCAGGCTCCCGCGCTCACTAAATTCTTTATTAGACCAGAAGATGTTGATGCATATGCACCATATGTTGACACATTTGAATTTTGGTGCGAGGATACGCAGCAGCATATCTATCGTAAAATTTATGAGAATAGACTTTGGTATGGTGAGTTGCGCGAGATCATCAAAGACTTCAATAGCGATATTGATAGCAAGCGTATGATGCCACTCTTTGGCGCCACTCGCGTTAATTGCGGCAAGCGCTGTCTTAAAGGCGGCCACTGCAACATCTGCGGCAAGATCTACGATATCTCTAAAGCGTTGGAACAAAGTAATATGATTATCACAAAGAAGAACAAGGGCGTTTAAAGCGCTCTTGTTGTTTTTTTATAAAAAATATGATATAATATATATGTAATAAGAAAGAAAAGAGGGAAATGCAAATGAAAGAAGTAATCACTGTTTATGAAGAAAACCACGGTCTTGTGTGTATCGCAACAAATTATCGCGCTGCCGCAGTAAATCTTGTGGAGCAGAACTGGATTACAAAAGAAACCGAGTTTTATGATGAAAAGACTCATCAGTCTTGGCAGCCTCTGACTTTCTTTATGGGGACTGATAATCCTACTGAAGACGAGATGGCGGCATTCATCGAGCAAAAGATGAAAGATGATGATTATGCTTTCTTTGATGGTAGTTTTTATATCAGCACTACGCCTGTTGCTGAGCGCACTATGTGCAGCGCAGAAGTTGTAATCCGCACTTATAATGCGGAAACCGGCGCAGAGGAGATTTACGGCAAGCACTTTGATACTCTTGAAGGCGCTTTTCGCTTTGCCGCAAGACTTGAGGCATTCTCTGATTGCACGGACGAGTCGCTGAAATATATTACCAGCGGCGGCATGGTGTATCACTACGCAGGTTGGCGCCCTGGCATGGAGATTGCCTTCGTTGACGCCGATGGTAAGGAAGTCTGGTCTAACTGCTTCCCCGAGTGGGATCATTAAGGAGGAAAAGTAATGAAATACGAGCGTGTTTTTGATAGCCAAATCTTTGATGAAGATACCATTCATGATGCGGTAAACGAGTGCATTCAGCCTGATGATATTGAGATTGCTATGCAAGAATTTTCGGTGCTTAGTTTATTCAATCATCTTGATGACGAAATGCGCGAGAGAGTGTTTGATATCGCCTATCGTAATGCGCTGGACGATTACTTCTATGAGCTTGATGAAGACGAGGACGAAGATTAAACAATTCGGCGCAAGGCTAAAGTCTTGCGCCGCTTTTGATTTTATTAAAAAAATATGTTATAATATATATGTAAAATAAATCACAAAGGAGATATGAAGATGGCAGTAAAAGGCGCAGCCGCAAAGGCTGAGATTACAAGCAAAATTCTCGCGGCATTCCCTGGCTCTTTCCAATATGACAAGGAAATCCGCATCCCGGTCCTTGAGAATGGCGAAGAGGTCCAGATCAAGGTGGTATTGACTGCGGCAAAGGTGAATGTAACCAGTGGCGCAGATACCGCACTCCCCGGTGACTTCCCCGCGCCCGTAAATGCGCCCGTCACCCCTGAGAAGTCTGGCCCCATTGAGCCGACGGCTGAGGAAAAGGCGAATGTGAGTGCGCTCTTGCGCAAGCTGGGTCTGTAATGAAGATCAAGCTCACTGAATGGCAAGAGGGCGATGGTTCTTGGCATGCGGCGGACATTTCCGCCGTAGGCCAGGGCTCAAGCCGCTGGTGGCTGGTCCCGCGCGCTCTTGGAATGTCGCTGCCAGACTATGTCCAGATGATTATTACAAAGTATAAACCCGATCGTATTAAATACTTTGAAGATGCGAATGTGCTGACCTATTCGTGGAAATCACAGGCGGCAATGAGACTCTTCAAGAATAGTATGAACAAGATGCTACGGGACGCTCTCTTAAAAAAGTATTAACATTATTTTGGGCAAATTAAGTTAATTTTATTTTAAGAATTTTCATATATAATATCAGAGAAAAACCTGAAGGAGAAAAATGATGAATAATATAATGAATGGTTCTATTTATAAAATTACTTGTCTTGCTAATAATAAGGTTTATATTGGGCAAACAATTTAGCCTATTTAGACCCGTTTTAATTAGCATCTAAGCCACGCCAGAACTGGAAAATCTAATCATAAACTTGCTCGTGCAATTAGAAAATATGGAGAAGATAACTTCATTATTGAAGAAATTGAAGTTTGTACGACTTAGGATCTTGATAATCGAGAAAAATATTGGATCCAATATTATCAATCAACATTAGATAACTACGGTTATAATATCAAAACTGGTGGACAAACCAACTCTCAAGTTTATATGTTGGACAATCCAGAAGATATTATTCAATATTATTATCAATGTCATAATCAATAGCAAACTTGTGAGTATTTTGGAATAACAGACTATAAATTACGGCAGCTCTTAGCTCTTAATAATCTTCCTACTGATTATACTAATTATGGCACTTATAATAGTAAATCTGTATATATTTATGAATTACAAAAAGAGTTTTCTTCAGAGAAAGACTGTGCAGTTTTTTTATTGGAAGAAGGTTATACAAATTGTAAATCATTAGATTGCGTAAGAACAAGACTAGCTTCAAATTTAAAAAACTATAATAAAACTTACGGTTTATCCATTTATTTTTCAAATTTATCATATCAAGAATTTGAAGAAAAATATTTTGACTATGTTCGTAAATACTCAAAGAAAAAAATCGTGTGTAAAACTGATGAAAATAAAAATGTATTAAAAAGATATGAGAGTGCGGCTGCCGCGACAAAAGATATGTAGGGCGGCGCGATTTATGATGCCGTAAAAGGTAATAAAGGAACGCATTTTTCTAAAGGTTATTATTGGTACTATGAAACAGACTTATAAAAAAGAAAGGCAGGCGCGCAATGAATAAAGAAGTTTTTACCCTGCTCGTAGATGAACTTAAAACATTTTATCGCGAGTTTTATCCGCAATATGAGAAACTGGGCTTGATGCCTGAAGATAGCCCAATCCTTGAACGCTTTGATCATATCCTTGAAGCCGTCAACGCAGATCTTGACCCCGCCAATATCGGAGAAAATCTGCTTACCCATGATACGCCTTTGCTTTATGCGTATATCTTCGAAGATAAGCCCTCTGCTGTAAAAGACAGCGGCGACTTCTATGATTATGTCAAGGTTCTCTATGAAAAGCACGCAAGTGAGATTGCGGAAATCAAACCTTATTTGCTTCTACGCCGTTGAAATTTTCAAAAATTTATGATATAATATATATGTAATCAAAAGAAAGAGAGAATAACAGATGGCAAAGAGTATGTTTATGTATAAATATGCGCTTACCTATTGGGAAGAGTATGATGAAACAATCCACCATGAGGTTGGTATCACCATGGGTGAAACTACTTTAGATGCGGTTGAGCGTCTTGCTTCGCTTTATGGACCTGACTTTGATAATCTTTCTCTTGAGATGTTTAACGCAGAGTGTGAGCAAGGACTTTATACGGCAGAAGCCTTTGATGAATTACAAGAATGGAGGTTGGCGCATGAAGAACGCGAAGCGGAAGAAAGCACAGAGGGCGCTGAATAAAACTATCCGCGAAATGAACAAAGAGTTGCAAACAGACCCTTTTATTCTTAAACTTAAAGGCGGCGACTTTGAAATTCGTCAAACTGATGCTCTTTGGGAGCGATTTACCGATGGTAGCGGTGGAGCCTTAAGTGTTGCGCTTCAAATCACCGAGCGCCGCACTGGTAGAACCGATTGCCGCGTATTCCACGATGTGAATTTTGGCTTCTTTTCGTGGAAACTCTTTGAGTGGGTCAATAATTTTGTAGGTGAGTTTGTATAAGGAGAATGAAAGATGGAGAGAAAAGAAAGAATTATGAAACGGGTTGCCGCACATTATAATCGCGCAATTCAGCACTATGGCGTGGAAAATGTCCTCGGTGTGTTTCTTTATGGTTCGCAGAACTATGAGTGCGACCTTGAGACTTCCGATGTGGATACCAAGTGCATCCTCTTGCCCGATCTTTACCATCTTGCCATCAAACCTTATGAAACTAAGCATCTTCACATTCCGCGCGATGTTGAGGGCGAGTATGAGGTGTGCGAGTGCATGACTATTCAGCATATGTGCGCGAACTGGAAGAAGCAGAACCCCAACTTCTTGGAGATTTTGTTTACCGAGTTTTTCATTGTTAATCCTGCTTATGCACGGCAGTGGGATAACTTCCGCTTCGAGTGGCGCGATACGATATTCGACAGGGTATTCTCTCTGTTGCGCATCAGGCTATTCACACCATCAAACAGAACCCTATGGACGGCAAAAAGATCGGCAATGGTTATCGTCTGTTGCATCTACTTTGTGCTTTTGATTTTGGCATAGATTATGCCTCTTGTCTTGTTCCTCTTGGGGATGACCGTGAAAAAATCAAGAGGTTAAAGTCCGGTGAGGAAGAAGTTCTACCGCATTACGCGGAAACCCTTATTGACTATTTTGAGTCTATGATCGAAGCATATGACGAAAAAGAAATGCTTAAGGACAATTCTGTTTCATTGGCATTAGAGAATTTTATATTACTAATGGTGCAAGACAGACTTGACTTTGATTATATGTGAAAGGAGAGGTAGAAAATGTGGGATTCTGATACAAAAACAGGCTGCGCTTGGGTGATTGTATTATTGATTATTCTTGCGCTTGGCATTTTCCTTGGTCCGCTGTTCTTCATGCTGACTTGGAACTATGCTTTATGTGCAGTGTTCGTAGCAGTGCCTACTGTCACTTATTGGCAGGCATTTGGTATTTGCATTTTGCTTGACATTGTTGGCGGCAAGTTTTGCACGCATAATTTTAAGAAAGATTAAAATATAAAAGCGGCGTCCCCTTCGAGCCGCTTTACATACGGGTGTAGCCCAATAGGAAGAGCAAGGGATTTCTAATCCCTAGGTTGCGGGTTCGAGCCCTGCCGCCCGTGCCAATACATACTGGATTAGTTTAGCGGAAGAACGGGGCGCTACGGACGCCCAGACAAGGGTTCAACTCCTTTATCCAGTGCCAATGGGTGGCGGCCTACCGCCCGGGCTTATCTCTCGTCGAAAAAGAGGGGTTGACTTACGGGTACGAGATTGGACGATCGCTCACCTTGGGGGGAATTAGAACCCTTAATTAAATATCGTCTGGGAATGTTCCACGCCCGAGTGACTGCAAAAGTTGGCGTATTTGATTAGAGGGCGAAACAAAATCTAATCTGCTTTAGTGTTGATGCGTGGAAAGCACTATGGGAGCTCAAGTCCCCATCCTATACCCAAACGGGCGGTCACTGGGAAAGGCCTTGTCAGTCAACTTGAAATACGCGGGTTTAGCTCAGTAGGGACGAGCGGCTGCCTTACAAGCAGTAGGTCGGGGGTTCGATCCCCTCAATCCGCACCAATATACAACAGACGGACAAGGCTTTGGCGCATGAAACAGGGCGGTGGGACGCGAGTGGTCTGTTGTATTACATATGCATCTTTAGCTCAATTGGCAGAGCAAGGCACTCTTAATGCCGAGGTTCCGGGTTCAAGTCCCTGAAGATGCACCAATATGCTGGGCAAGCTCATAAGGATGAGCACGCGACTTATAATCGCGAGGTAGGTAGGTTCGAACCCTCCGCCTAGCACCATATCACAAAAGGAGAACGAGTATGAAACAATATGTAGAGTCTACGCAACGCAGACAAGAGAGAATAGCAAATCACGCTCGTCTCTCTACCAAGGTTATTCAAAGCAAGAAGATCTATGACCGTAACAAATCCAAACAGAAATTAAGAAAGGAAGAATACTGAAATGATTAAAGATAAGACTTATTATGAATTGAGACTCGCTAAACTCATCGCAAACGGTGAGTCTTTGAACCACCGACTCATTCAAAAGATAAAGCGTAAAATCCGTGCCCTTTGAGAGCGCGGCAACCGTGGGTCGATGGCAGCATCGACCCAAAATTTTTTGGACTTTTTAAGTTAATCGTATTAAGCGATTTTTCATAAAAGATACCACAAACTCGGAGGTAATTATTATGAGCTGGCAAAGAAGTAGAGAAACTAAGCGCAGACTTAAAAAGCTGCATGAAGATACTATGCGTCATTATGGCGCAGGAGTTTGGTATGATGAAGAAAAAGGTAGATATGTTCGCTATTGGCAACCTCGCCGCGCGCAATGGGTAAAGAACCAGTGTAACCGCGCAGTTCGTCGTTATAAGGGTTCTTTGCCAACAAAAGGTAGTTATCGCAAAGTTGCCGAGTTTTGGTGGAATGTGTGGTAATTTAGGGGAGTCGGTTAATGGCAAACCAGCGGTCTCCAAAACCGCGACTTGGGGTTCGAGTCCCTGCTCCCCTGCCAAACCCTTATTCTTCTTAAACCAAACCATTGCCGCCACTTTGATTTTTATTAAAAAATATGATAAAATATATATGTAATAAAAAGAAGGGTGGGAAAATTATGGTAAATATTCAAGAGGTTCAGTTAGCATATAATCAATCTAAAATTCTTATGAGAGAGCGAGAAAAAAGAGAGCGAATTAAAGAAAAAGAAATATTAAGGTCGATGAAACTGATAGGAGAAGAATTTTTAAATCAATACGATGATTTAATTTCTAATTCTATCATGAAGGCTGCTCGCTCTGGAAAAAAGGCAACAATAATTTATATTGAGGAAGAAGATTTTGATAATTTTTGTTCTCGATGGCTATCACCTTGTAGATTTTTTCTTTCAGAGATTATGAATAGCTTTCTTAAAACAGTAAAAATACTTCTTCAAGAAAAAGGTTTTGATATACCTGCAATATGTATTTATGTAGATGGTAAATTTGCAATGCAAATATGTTGGCAAAAGAAAGGCGGAAAAACAAATGAGCGTTGATTATACAGCAATCCTTTGCTACGGCTACAAACTTACTCCTGAAGAAGTTGAGAGGATCGGAGAAGAAAAGTTGCACGAAATCAAGGAACGATATGAAGAACAGCCTACTCCCTATGGTCTTATTCGTAGCAACGATGTATGGGAGCGCGGCAATGAGTGGTATGTTGGGCGCTGGTTCGAAGAGTCTTCGGCTGAGTATTATACCGAAGATTTTATGAACACCGCCATTCGCAGTGCCGCTCAGATCAACAGTATGATGGACGAGATCTTTGGTAAAGGATATGTTGCATCTTTTGAAGGTGATGCATTTCCCGCTTGGCATTTATTTACGAGGTGTTGGTAATGAAACTCTGGGTTGACGATATGAGGCCTGCACCCGAGGGGTGGTTCTGGGCAAGAAGCGTTAATGATGCTAAATATCATATCGAATGGTGGGAGAAGTATGTTGTTCCTTATGGAGAACAACTTGAAGTGATTTCCACTGATCACGATGCTGGCGACTTCTACCACGACGGCGGCGACTATATTCGCCTCCTCGATTGGCTCGAGGAAACCGGCCGCAACTACCCCATTCGCATTCACAGTGCGAACGTGGTTGGCGTACAGAATATGCGACGGATTATTGAAAGAAATGGTTGGAAGGAGATAAAATGGAAGCAATTGTAATATTATTACTTGTTGGTATATTTTTGTGGATTTCTATCGCTGCGATTAATAAGGGCGATAAGATGGATAGCATTCATGCCGAGATGCTTGATTACCAATATTCAGAACACGAATTTTTGGAATTATATAATTTTGTTGTAAGGAAAAGAAATGCAATGATTTCAAGAACCCTTGTTAGGGATAAACTTGACAAGGTTTTGAACGAAACAGGGCAAATGTATGAAAGCCCCTATTATGAAAACAATTATAATGAATTCTGTAAAAAACTATTGGCGGTCTTGTCAAATAGCGAGTGTAAAGAAATTAATTATGGAAAGTTGAGAGGAGGGAAGGAATGAAAGCAAAAATCAGACTTGACACGATGCGCGATGTGAACGAGTTTGTGCGCATCTGCACTGGCGTTATTCCCGCAGTGCATATCACAGACGGGCGCGGCCTCCGCGTTTCCGCAAAAGTCCGTGATTGGCGCAATCTATGCTATGGAGTTCGATGAACTCTGGTGCGAGTGTGATATCGACATCTGGCATGAGATTGAACGCTTCACGATTTAAGATTTTCCTTTGAAAAAATCAAAAAAATATGTTATAATATATATGTAATCAAAAGGAAAAAGGAGAAAAAACAAATGAGCAGACAGACTTATTTTGAAGTTCCCACGCAAGTGCGTTTCTTTGAGCCTGAGGATGGCGACTATATCGGCGGCATTGCTTATGGCGGCGAAATCATCTGCGGCTGTTGCGGAAGCACGATTGATATCGAGGATCTGTATGAGCGAGTCAGAGATGCGGCAGCCGATGGCGAGTGCACACCCTCGGAAAACGAGGTAATTCAGCCCTTGTCTTGGGTTCCGATTACCGAGGAGATCTTGGGCGATGATTTCTATTCGCGCGAGATCATCGAAACAACCCCTGAACCTCCGCGCACTCATTGACTTTTTCAAAAATTTTTGATATAATATATATGAGGAAAAAATCCTCATCCCCCTTTCGTGAAAACGGGCGGCAACTGGTACTTGCCGCCCACTATATGCCCAGAACAGCCGCATGAGGCTCGGAGGGCACTACTGCTACGGCACGGGCGTTGTGCGAGCCCCCAGATCATTGACCGGGTCATAAGTTAATGGCGCAAACCATTGCGTGAAGTGGTTGCCGCAGGGTTGATTATTGTTAGTTGATAGGAACCGAGCTGGCTGAAAGCTCCAAGAGTATAGCAACTAAAAATCTTAGTGGGTTGACATCCCCGCGAGTGGTAAGACGGAACTCGGAAGTCAATGGATCCAGCCCCCTGGGTGAGGGGATTATAATATCACCCAAATATGGTCGGTTAGTTCAATCGGTTAAAACGACGGCCCTTCAAGCCGTAGCCACGGGTTCGAGTCCCGTACCGACTACCAATGGTCGATTAGTTCAAATGGTCAAAACGGTAGCCTCTCAAGCTACAGCTGGCGAGTTCGAGTCTCCCATCGACTACCATGTCAATTCCTCGTACAGTTAGTTGCGCTGAGGCAAGTACACATTAGGTTGTGTCAGAGTGCGCCACTCCGTTCCGAGTAGGAGTATAAATACTTCATCAGGCGTCAAGTGACAACTATCTTGGCTTAATGGTAAGTTGGGAAATGTCCCGAAGGTACTGCAAACCTTCTGTTCCGCAGAAGAGTGAGGAATTAAAAAAAGCACTCCTGTCGCGTGCCAACTCGGCGCGACTTAATATGAAGTTGGGATAATGCTTGGGTATGCTGGAAATACCTATCTACATAAGCAACCATAGCGGCGAGGGCTGCTCTTAAAGCGCGGGGCCAGTTCGATTCTGACCTCTGAAGCGGTTCAACTCCGCCTCGGGCCTGGCGGCAGAGACTTTGAGTGCTTATGTATATACTGCGGGTGGGTATGGTACTCAACTGGCCCTCATAAGGCTGGTCTTCCCAGTTCGAGTCTGCGGACCCGCATCCAATGCCAAAAGGACTGGCGTCCATCTGCCCCTCATAAGGGCGGAATGCTTGGATCGAAACCAAGTTTTGGCACCAAAGGGCAAAGTCTCTCGCCCGAGCCATCAGTTAGAGACCCAACGCCGCGTGAGGACAAAAGCGGCTCCATCGCGCTATGGAATATGTGCGCGTCTTGTGACTACTGAGACTGACAGAATGTCCGATTGCAAGAGAACAATTAGCAAGCGTTGGCACCGCATTCTCTTAACAAACCTATAGTGGAAGTCGGGACCACTCCTCATTAACACCGACTTGCGCGCGTGCTAAGGAGACGCGTCGGCTGGCCCAGTCGTGAACCTTACTAATAAGGGCTAGGTAAACGGGAACCTAGGGATCGCTGCGTGAAGCGGCGGCTAAAGAGCTCGTCAGGGTATGCGGCTACCCTGCACCAACGGGGATGAGGCCCCTTGCCGCTTTTTACATAATGGTTTGCGGAACGCAAACCATTCATATGGGTAGGTAGCCTAGTGGCGAAGGCACCTGACTGTAAATCAGGCACTCCGGAAACACCGTTGGTTCGAGTCCAACCCTACCCACCAAAACTAAACATATGATTTATCATTGATTTTATAAAAAAATTATGATATAATATATATGTAATCAAAAGAAAACAATATTATAGATGCCGGCGTGGCGGAATGGCAGACGCAACGGACTTCGTCGAGTAGCATAAATGGAAGTGTGCTATACTGAGTTATAGTGGACGAGAGTTCAATTCTCTCCTTGGCGACCAAAAATCCGTTATCCGTAAGGGTGTTCGGGTTCGAGTCCCGAGGTCGGTACCAGCCACAATTAAGTATGGCGCAAGAGCCAGCTGTCGTTGATGCGGCGACATTAAAGGTGAAACTCCCTTGGAACTCGAAGCGCATTGGTGTTCCGACCATCATTGGACGCGGCGTTCGTACACAGCGCATAGTGTAATCGTAGCGGTCTTTCGAAGGCGCCAAATGAGAGACGGCGTGGGTACGAAAACCCCACTTACATATGGAGAATTACCCAAGTAGGTGAAGGGGAGAGTTTGCTAAACTCTTAGGCGGGCAACCGCGCGAAGGTTCGAGCCCTTCATTCTCCGCCATACATAAGAGCCTCACAGCAAACAATTTTAATTGGTTCGACTCCAATAAAGACAGCCATTATTTGTCTTTCCCGATGGTGGGAATTAGGCTCTTGATACATATCGGAGTAGTTCAGTTGGTAGAACGCAAAACTGATAATTTTGAGGTCGGTGGTTCGATCCCACCCTTCGATACCAAAACCCAAGAGAAAAAGAGAAGTTGGTTCGATCCCAACCCTGTCTCCGCGCTAGGGGACGGGTAGTTTAGGTAGGATAAAACACTTTGCGCAACTCTGCGGGTTTGTTGTAAGGAGTAGCTACCTTACCGTTGAATAAAGGTTTGATGTGAGGCCTAGGGCTACGAAAATGCTCCCAAAAATCATCAAGCGGCAACCCATTGCCGCCACTATTTGAAAGCCTAGACTAAGAGCTTAGCTGTCTAGATGAAGCGCAGTGCACGGCGCAAATGGGTATCGTGTGGGTGTTGTTGCGATATAAAAAGTGAAGTTCAACCCCTTCCGCCAGTAAGGACAAGACTGGCAACTATGCAGTATTAGTTTAGTGGTAAAACGGGACCTTGCCAAGGTTCAGTCACGAGTTCGACTCTCGTATATTGCTCCAGAAAGCCTTAGGCGCTCCAAGACTCACGGCGCAATCACAGAAGGCGTTGCTTTTAATTAAGCATTCAAGAAGCAAGAGAGTCCCTAACAGATAGCATGGCTTCCACCCATCATAGTGAAATGATACTATCTGTATATATGGTGAGAGTAACTCAATTGGTAGAGTGCCGCACTGTGACTGCGGATGTTGCGGGATCGTGCCCCGTCTTTCACCCCACACTACATATATATTGTTCTGGTGGCGCATCCCAATCACAGGGCGTGGCGCGGCTAACGGGGCGTTGTATGTGATCAACCAACCCTCAGAACACTCATTGATTTTTCAAAAAATTTATGATATAATATATATGTAATCAAAAAGAAAAGCAATTTCAAAAAAATTGCTCTCTTGCGGGCAAGGTCCGCGGTCTAATGGCTTGAAACCGTGTATGGTTGCCGAGATGACATTAAACTGAAACACGCGGGGAGGCGATTATCAGACGCCGTCGGTGAAAAGTTGGAGTACTACAACCTGATACACAATTTGCATATTACAGTGTTAGGTCTAATGAAATATGCCGTTCCTCATATCGTGAATTGGGTGGTCGGATTGTCGCGGAGTAGGTTACCAGAAGAAACACCTACATTATATGGCTCCTTGGTGAAGTCGGCTATCACGCCACCCTGTCACGGTGGAGGCCACGGGTTCAAGTCCCGTAGGAGTCGCCAGCCCCGTTACGGTGGAGATGGGGTCCCACTACCTCCCGATGGTAAGGTTAATCGGGTAATATGAGTCGCACAGCCTCTGCATAGCCAGTAAGCCGACCGTGCGACATGGATGGATGGAAAAGAACACAAAATCCCGTGTGATGCCTTAGCAGATGTATTACGGCTCTGCCAAAAGGAAAAGATGGTTAATGGTTAGTCGCCTTTGAGTAGGACACCGTAATCTCTGAAAGACTGTGCGATGAACTGGAGAAGGCAACGACATCCAGTATAAAGAAAAAACGGGCAAGGGAGTGGTTCCCCTCGGCAATGCCAAAATTCCAAACCCTCCGCTGGGCGGCAACAGCGCAACAAAAACCGTGCCTAAGGCAGTGGACGGCAATAACTCCCCTTAGAGATTGAGTGGTGAAATCTCAACAGTAAGCCAGATTAAGGTATAACGAGTGCGAAACATTTAATTGCTGATGTAGTAAGGAAAGTGAGGTTCAAGTCCTCACCGCACAAGGCGGGCCTCTGGACAACTTACAAAAAACTCGTGGCAAAAGAGTATAAAAGCAAGACGAGGGATGTTCCCCGCAATAGGTGAAAGTCCTACAATGCTTAGCAAAGGAGGTATATCAAAACAATGATTTTTACCAAGGAGGCAACTCCACCCAACTAAGCTTGCCCGCAAGGGCACAACAAATACCGATGCGCATCGGAAAGGTCGGTCTGGATAACGGACTTCGGGTTCGCTTGCCCTTCACACAAGCACTTTATAAACGCCCTTAAAGCGTTTACTCATTCCTTTTCTCGGTTTAGACGGACAAAAACCCTGCTCGCGCATAAGGGACGCGGGAAAATGTTTTGCGGTATGCGGTCGCCGCAATATAAAATGACCGCTTCTACATACGGAGAGTGCGGCAACGCGTGGTATTGTCCTTTTGCTAGCGAGGAGATATGGCGCACTGGTTCGACTCCAGTTTTCCGTGATAAAGGCGGTTTTAATGAGATAGTAAAGGTACCGCAAGTTAATGAAGAAAAAGGCGCAAGTAATTAAGGTTATACTTGCGCCGCTATCGAGGTGTGGCCCAGCTTGGTCTACGGCGCTGGTTTTGGGAACCAGAGATCGGGAGTTCAAATCTCTCTACCTCGACCACGGCATTTACCGCCGATAAAATATTTGTTTTCTGACACTTTGGAAAGACAAAGAAACCGCTATAGTTGACCGACGGCAATGCCTTTAAAGCGGTATATAAATACGGGATTTGCGAGATAGTAGAGGAGTGCTTGACGGGGCATTGAGAACTCGACACGCAGAAATGCGGAGAACCGTCTTTATATGGGTAGTTGGCATACGTGGTCGGTGCGCTGGTCTGAAGAACCAGATAACTTCGTTCGATTCGAAGACTACCCACCACCCCTATGAGATAGTGTTGGCAAACTATGAGATAGCAGGGGTTGAGCAATATGACTCTTAGCCAAACAAAATCCAACTATGTATTGCTCCCCGCGCGAAGCATTTACAAGCGTTAATGATGCTAAGGTTGAAGCCGGAAGCGAGTTTCCGGTCGGGCGGCATTTCGGAGAAACATAGAAGGAAACCTTACTTGTCCGTGTGGCGGAATAGGCAGACGCGTAGCGCTAAGGACGCTATGTCGAAAGGCGTGGAGGTTCAAGTCCTCTCATGGACACCATTGTTTCTGGGTAGCAAAGAAAAACCCAGTGCAAAGCTCTTCATCTAACCACCATTAGATGAAGATTGCTTGAAGGGTTCTTATTGATTTTCTTCAAAAAATATGTTATAATATATATGTAATCAAAAGAAAACAATATGTCCGCGTAGCTCAGTCGGGAGAGCAACTGACTTTTAATCAGTAGGTCGAGAGTTCAAATCTCTCCGCAGACACCAGTTGGGAGTCGAGCCTAATAGGAGACTATCGGGGAGCGACACGCGGCAAGTATGGTGGGGACTTGTGCGGATACATGGAGGAATACTCAAGAGGCTTAAGAGGTCTGTCTTGAAAACAGAGAGGTCGGTGATGAGCCGGCGCGTGGGTTCAAATCCTACTTCCTCCGCCAGATGGGCTAGTCATCAGCCGAAGCACCCTCGAGGCTTGGAGCAACGAGGCAAAATAAAGTCCCCAAGATGTTGATGGAACAGCACAGCCATCCGGGAGGCAACTCCTAGAGCACAAGTGTTTAGAGGTCGAGCGGGCGTATGACAGTAGCCCAATTAGGTAAGGACAAGGCGTGTGAATGTGCTGAAACGCGAGAAACCTCTACAATATGGAGAATTAAGCATAATGGTACTGCCTCGGTCTAGAAAACCGTTCATCCGCAAGGGTGTGGGAGTTCGAGTCTCTCATTCTCCGCCAATACATAGCGAGCCGAATCTGGCGAAAGCCAGTAGCAGAGCGCCGCAAGGCAAATGTAACACCGGTAACGAGTATTCCCGCACAGGCTCGCTATTAACTCTGCTATTGATTTTATAAAAAAAATATGATATAATATATATGTAATCAAAAAGAAAAGAAAAAACAAAAGGCACAGACAGCAACTCATAAAAAACGCCTGATTTTTGGATCTGGAGATAGTATTTTAAGTGCCTTGATACATAACGGTGTGGCCTAATGGTAGGGCAACAGACTTTGACTCTGTTGGCGTTGGTTCGATCCCAGCCACCGTTGCCAGCACCATCTCCTTTCGGTGTTTTGGATATTACCCTTACCCGCCGTTAAGTGAAAGGGAACCGCGGTGACATGGATTTCACCAACTTAAACTACCACTTCTTTGTATGTGGCTTAGTGGCTATGCGGTATATAAGGTAGGCAAAGTAAAGTTGGCGTGCAGAGCAACGAAAATCTGAGGTCTTGGCCGCTAGACCCTTAAAAGGCGGCGCATTATGGGGAATTAGCTCATCTTTGGTAGAGCATCTGCCTTGCAAGCAGAAGGTGACGGGTTCGACTCCCGTATTCTCCACCAGCCGAGAGGCTCTTTATACGCTGCGGAGCGTGTCCAAATACCGCACCACCCATGGTAAGGGGTTGCAAAAGTTTCCACGCGTTATGGTTAATCTGGTATTAAAGTGGTTCGAAACGCGGCAATATCTCCGTGAAAGGCGGATAGAAGTGGGGAGAAGTAAAACGCATCAAACCAGTGCTATTTTACTTGCCAAAGGATTGGTTCTTCGAAATAAACCTCCCCCCATACATAAGGCGCATACAGCAAATCATTTTGAGCGATCGGTTCGCACTCTGACTTCTAATCAGATTTAGGTGGTTCGAATCCACCCTAATTTCGGCGCCTTGCTAATATTCCCGATTAGCTCAGTAGGTAGAGCGAGCGGCTGTTAACCGCAAGGTCACAGGTTCGAGCCCTGTATTGGGAGCCATCTTTAGTATTTGACACATGGGACTACCTCTCATACCAGTTTCTAGGCTCTGGCGAAAAACCTAGATCCATGCTGAAGTAGCCCAACGGCAGGAGGCAATAGTCTTAGGAACTATACAGTAAGGGTTCAAATCCCTTCTTCAGTACCATCGTGCGCCATCACGAAAACCCCTCCTGACCCGAGGTAAACTGGTGACTTCCATAGTCTAGTATGGATAACTCTGGGGCGCTGATGAAAGTGTAGCACCATCCTCGCGGCAAGCGCGAAACGCACCCATAAGTCGTTGAATTAGCTGTGCTGACTACTTGGTATCAAGAAGAAATCCAAGCGCGGGGCGAGCCATGATGCGAGAAATCGAAAAAACTGACAGGTTGCTCGGGTATTAGCTGGTGAGAATATAATGTTAAACAAAAACCAATACAATTCTATGGGGCTGTCAACCCTACGAGATCACCTAGGTCGCAACAGAGGGGCGATGAAAAGTGGCGGTTTTTGGTAAGAATAACTTAGCGGTTTGCGCGTTGTTGAGGCGTAGGATGAGGAGTGGCAACGCAAACCAACTTGCTATGACACATGGCGTTGCATAGTGCATAGTGTTTCGGCGTTTTCGTTAAGTAAACAAGTGACGCACGCTGCTATGTTATTCCTTATGGTTCAATAGCCCAACTGGCAGAGGCGCTGAGCTCAAACCTCAGATGTTGTAGGTCCGAATCCTACTTGAACTACCATCCCAATCAGGGACTAATAGCAGAATCCTCCGAGAGCAAATGTGGGAGGTTAAATGGATGCGCAGTTGGCTGACTTAAAGCCTTTTAATTGAAAAATTAAAAAATTTATGATATAATATATATGTAAGAAAAAACAAATGGCGATGCAATATAAAGAGGTTTCCCTTCCCTCCCTCTTTCCATCAACAAATTCGCGATCCAAAATCTCCGACGGAGGTCGCCAATCGCATCTTTATCTGCTGGCGTAGCACAATGGTGGTGCTCCTGACTTGTAATCAGGAGGTTGGGGGTTCGAGTCCCTTCGCCAGCTCCAATATGAAATAATCGCGCGTCGAAAGTAGGTACGCCCAAAAGAGTAAGTCGCGTTTATATAGGTCCCTTAAGTTCCGAAGTGCGGTGACTCCACTACCGCGAAGTAAGAACTCCTATCTGGAGACAAGGCTATGCTGCCGGAAAACAGCCAGCGACGGACAATGACAACAACCCGCGGAAACGCGCAATCTGATTTTCAAATGTGGGGTTATGGTGGGCGCAGCGACACCAAAACAAAATAAACGCCGTCGGACCTAGTCAGTCCTGATTTCTCTTTCCCTCTGAACACAGTGGGCACGCGTAAGCCTAAGACTAAGGCTCGCCTCAATACCCCTCTTGGGGACACAGTTAGACGATTGCCAAAGTAGCAATGAGGAGCAGCATTGTGAAGTGTAGTACGGCTAACTCCCTGTTCCCCAAGTACATATGCCGGTGTCGTATAACGGTTAGTACCTCAGTTTTCCAAACTGAAGGCGAGGGTTCGACTCCCTCTACTGGCTCCACCCCGCAAGGGGCTTCACCTTCCTTTCAATATGAAAGACCCGTGCCGCAAACTTTTAATTTACCAAAACTGACTTAAAATCTTGTTTTAATAAATTAGTGAATTTGGGTCTTGCTTACTTAAAATTAAATATTTAGACAGGCGACTGCAAAGCAAATTAGAAAGTAGTAAAAAATACTAATTCTGGAAGATATGTGCTGATCATATAATCAGCTCCAAAATGATGGCGGTATACCGCCCGCAGACGCTTTATATTCTCGCAATAGAAACTCTCATTATAAAGTCAGCGTTAGAGCCCAGAGAGTCTATGCCTGTCTAGTCTTTCTACCTTCCTTTCCCAAGCGCGGCGCCTCCTTATTCACCTCAGGGCGCCGCGTTCTTACATCTGATGACATAGCCAAATGGTAAAAGCGAGCGCCTGCAAAGCGACTAGGTCTCCGTTCGAGTCGGAGTGTCATCTCCAACCAATGGCGCGCATAATATCTACTGCGCGCCTTCTTATTTGAAAAAATTAAAAAAATATGATAAAATATATATGTAAATAAAAAACAAACAGAAAACAAGAAAGGAAGCCTTGCAAAAGGCTAAAGGTAAGAGAAATGAACACTTTTATGTCTAATATGAAGTCCGAGATGAACTATGACTACACTACCAATGGTGCGGTCAAGCACACCTCGACGATGAATAAGGTATTGGATATGTTTGCTATGGGCGGCGCCTATCGCAAGCGTTCTGATATCGACTGCATTGCGCTGTTTAAGGCGGCTTTTGACGAGAATCCCGATCTCGCACTCCGTTGCTTGTTCTACCTTCGCGATATTCGCGGCGGACAGGGCGAGCGCCGCTTCTTCCGCGTATGCTTTAAGTGGCTTGCGCAGAACCACGCGCAAGTTGCAAAGAACCAGCTTGACCATATCTCCGAGTATGGTCGTTGGGATGACCTACTTTACGCAACCGAGGGCACCTCTGTGTTCCAGTATGCGCTCGCCGCAATCAAGAAGCAGTTCGTGTTGGATATCCAATGCAACGCACCTTCGCTCTTGGCAAAGTGGTTGCCTTCTGAGAACGCAAGCTCTGCTGAGTCCAAGAGACTTGGCGGCTTGGTGCGCAAATATTTCGGTATGACCTCTCGCGAGTATCGCAAGAGCCTCTCTGAATTGCGTCGCCGCATCAATGTGCTTGAGCGCCTTATGTCCGCCGGCAAGTGGGATGAAATCGAGTTCGATAAGATCCCTTCTCGCGCAGGCTTGATCTATAAGAACGCTTTTGCTCGCCGCGACCTGATCGCCGCAAAGTACGAGTCTTTTGCCAAGAGCAAGGACACCAAGGTAAATGCGGCCGCCCTTTACCCTCACGATGTGTGCCATAAGGCATACGGCGTAGAGCGCCTTCCCTATGATAGCGCTGAGCGCTTGATGGTGCAGAAGTATTGGGATAATCTCCCTAACTTCTACGGCGACAATGAGGAGAATGGTTTGGCTATTGTCGATACCTCTGGTTCGATGTATGGTCAGCCTATGGAGGTTGCGCTTTCCCTTGGCGCATATATGGCGGAAAAGGCTCACGGCCCCTTCGCTAACCACTTCATGACCTTCTCTACGAAGCCTGAACTCATTGAGTTCCAGGGTGTGGATATCACTGACAAGCTTATGCGTGCTCAGCGCGCAAGCTGGCAGATGAACACTAACCTTAAGGCAGTCTTTGACTTGCTCTTGAAGGTCGCTCGTAAGGAGAACACGAAGGCAAGCGATATGCCTACTCGTCTCTATATCATCAGTGATATGGAGTTTGATGGTTGCGTTACTGCCGATGTTGGCGACAGCTACTGGGGTATGCGCAATCTGAACCGCTACTCTATTGATACTCTCGTTGAGAGCATCAAGAAGGAGTGGGCAAGCTATGGCTACAAGCTCCCTCAAATCGTCTTCTGGAATGTCAACGCGACTTCTCAGAATATCCCCGCGATCGGAGAAGGCTTCAGCTATGTGAGCGGCTTCTCGCCCTCTATGTTGAAGCAGATCCTCAGCGGTAAGGATGGCATCGACTTGATGCTTGAGGTGCTTAATAGCGAAAGATATGTAAATATCCACGCTTAATATCAAAGCCACCCTGCAAAAGGGTGGCTTTTTTCGCGCCTATCTGCTTGGGGCGCTGACGCTCGATATCTGAAACCAAAAAGAGGTTTTGGAATTTTTCATTTGAAATTTGTCTAAATTTATATTATAATTTTTATATATAAAACAAAAGGAGAGATAATTATGACGATTGACAAACTACGAGAACTTGCGGCAACCCATACCGAAATGCTGCGCGAGTATCGGCTTAGCGGAGATATAGCTGACCTTCATGCATTTATAGAGGTAGTGATTGCCGCAAACGATAACAAAGAAGAAAGCATCGCCGCATTTAAGCAAGACTTAACAAATAATGAATTTAACGCGCTATACTGTATTGTGCATAAAATTGGCACGGATAGTGGGAATATCTCTATTGTTAAGATGATCCAAGAGACACCTCATTCGCGCCCTGTATATACCAATCTATTGGCGAAATTAGAAAAGCATGGCATTGCAACAGTAGTAAACCAAGGAGTAAAAGGCACAAATATTAAATTTTTATGCGATATTAAGGAGGTAGTAGGATGGGTATGAGTCGAGCAGAGCTTGAGGCAGCACTCGCCTCTGTTTCAAAAGTAATAGCACGAATGGGAGACACGGCAGCACAAACCACGAACTCTATTGAGGAGCTTGCACGCTATGTTTCAGATTACTCTAAATATACTGGAAATATTGTGTGTGGAGCTAATAATCTTTCTCATGGAGTTGATAGCACTGTTACTGGATTTCAGCATCGGCCAATTAAAGAAGGTATTGTTACAGGTTATCATTCAAATCCATTAAAAGAGGAAAAGAAAGATACAATGCTAGACTCTGAATATACCACTGTTTATAGCGAGCTTAAAACAGACTGGGATGAACCTAAAACAACCTATGTCAATATGAATGAAGTATAGGCGGCAACCCAGGTCAAAGCTGTCAAGCCTAGTCCCGCGCAATTGAAAATGCGTATTTGCCTGCGTAGAGATAATACTTCTAACTGGCTTCAAAATAATCCTATTTTAATGGCTGGAGAAATGGCAATAGAGTATTCAGATGATGGATCTAAATGCTATCTTAAGTGCGGCGATGGGGTCCGCGCCTTTAAGGACCTACCCTATATCACCACACCCGAGCCAGAAGATAGAATTTCATATTACGCAATCGGCGGTCGAGATAAGAGTATAAAAATTGAATTTTAATTAAAATTTTGATATAATATATATGTAATCAAAAATAAATAAAAAAGGAGAAAACAAAATGATTGCACTAATTGTAAGTCTATCCATCCTCGTCGTTCTTTTCCTCATCTTCTTCGCGGTGAGCTATGTCAAAGCTCCGCCGGATACCGCATTTATCCTTTCCGGTGGCTCGAAGAAACGCAAGACACTGATTGGTAAGTCAGGTTTCCGCATCCCGTTTATCCACCGAATGGACAAACTCTCTTTACAGTTGATCCCTATTGATGTAAAGACTTCAAGTGCGGTGCCTACAGCTGACTATATCAATGTCCGCGTCGATGCAATCGTCAATGTAAAGATCGCACACACACCTGAAGCAATCGAAATCGCATCTCATAACTTCCTTAACCGTCCTGCAGAATATATCGGACGAGTGGCGCGCGAAGTGCTTGAAGGTAATATGCGTGAGATCGTCGGTCAGATGACACTTAAGGATATGGTATCCAACCGTCAGATGTTCTCTGAAATGGTGAAGAAAAATGCGGATCCCGACCTTGCGGCAATGGGTCTGGAGATCATCTCGTTCAATGTGCAGAACTTTATTGACGATGGCAAGGTAATTGAAAACCTTGGTGTTGATAATGTTGCGCAAATTCAGAAGAACGCGCAGATCGCTCGCGCAACTGCCGAGAAGGAAGTTGCCGTGGCACAGGCCGCCGCATCTAAGGAAGCCAATGATGCACGCGTCGCCGCACAGGCAGAAATTGACAAGAGAAACAACGAACTCGCCATTCAAAAGGCAGAATTGAAAAAGCAGGCTGATATCAAGATTGCGGAGGCTGAAGCCGCAAAGGGTATTCAGGCTGAGGAACAGCGTAAGTTGAGAGAGATTGCTGAAGCTAACGCTAACCTTGCTCGTCAAGAGAAGCAAATTGAATTGCAAGAGCGCGAGGTTCAGATTGCGGAACGCAGGCTCGAAGCAGATATCAAAAAGCGCGCTGATGCAGAGAAGTATGCCGCTCAGCAGGCCGCTGACGCAACTCAATATGCTCGTCAGAAGAAGGCTGAGGCTGAAGCATTCGAGGCTCAAAAGAAAGCAGAAGTTGAGCGTTTCGCGGCTGAACAGGAAGCTGCGGCTAAGACTGCTTTGGCTGCCGCAGTCAAGGCTGAAGGTGAAGCAGTGGCCGCAGCAGAGCGCGCAAAGGGCGAGGCAGAAGCTGCAGCGATTGCCGCCAAGGCTCTCGCAGAGGCTGAAGGTCTTTTGAAGAAGGCTGAAGCTATGAAGAATTACGGCGAGGCTGCGAAAAACGAGCAGATGTACGAAGTGCTTAAGGCATATTTTGTTCAGTTGCCCGAGATTGCAAAGGCCGTTGGTCAGGGCTACCAGGGCGTAGACAAGATCGTCATGCTTGGCGAAGACTCTGGCAAACTTGCAGGCAATATCATGGCTACCACTACGCAGATTTCCGAGGGCTTGAACGAGTCTCTTGGTATCGACCTCAAGTCTATGCTTGCGGGCGTGTTGGGCGCCAAGATGCTCGGTGGCAAGGGTGATGTCACCGTGAATGTAGAACCCAACAACGAATAATAACTCATAGAGGATAAGCACTGCTCCGCTTATCCTCTATTGTTTTTTTATAAAAAATATGTTATAATATATATGTAAACAAAATGAAAGGAAGAAATAATAAATGAAAAAGTCTGTGTTAATCGTTATCGACTGTCAGAAAGATTTTATTGACGGTTCGCTTGGAACACCCGAAGCAAAAGCAATTATCCCTCGTGTTATTCTTGAGGTTGAAAACACCTATAATAAAGATATGGAGGTCTATTTCACTATGGACACCCATGATGATCACTACCTTGAAACGCGCGAAGGCATTATCCTTCCCGTAGAGCATTGCTTTAGTCATTCTGAAGGCTGGGCCCTTCCTATTGAGCTGGCTAAGGCACTTAAAAAAGCAAAAGCAACTATGGTTCAAAAAAGCAACTTTGGTTATCTCGATTGGGGCGGCGACCTCATGGGTTATCAAGAGGTAGGAGATATTACGCTTGTAGGTCTTTGCACTGATATCTGCGTAATTTCCAATGCGCTTATCTTGCGCGCGGCTTACCCCAATGCCGCAATCATGGTTATCGCGGATGCGTGCGCGGGAACCACTCCTGAAGCACACAAGATGGCTCTTGAGATTATGCGCCATAACCACATTATTGTATTAGAGGATACGAAAAAGGCGTTTTAATTGAAAATTTCAAAAAAATATGATATAATCTATATGTAATAAAAAATAAAAAGAAAGAAGGAACAGAAGATGGCAAATTACAATGATCAATTCAATATGGGAAACAATGGCATGGGCAACCGACAGTCCGACCTTGTGTTGGCGGTAAACGAATATGCCTATGTCCTCAATACCTCTACCGGCGCCATCCGCGCCCATGTAGGTCCCACCGTTGTGACCATTTCTCAACAGGAGGCTCTGGTCACGCTGAACTCGCGCACTAAGCGCTTTGAAAACACTTCTGACCAGAAGATCGCCAAGCAGCTCTTCACTTCCGCGCCCGAGGGCTGGTATGTCGTGCTGAAGAACCCCGTTGGTGATAATATGCACCCCGAGGCTGGCAAGGCAAATACCACTCCCGATGGTATGAAGGTTGGCGTTAAGATCAATATCCCTGGTCCTACCTCTTTTGCTCTGTATCCCGGACAGATGGCGCGCGTCCTTCGCGGACACAAGCTGCGCACCAACCAGTATCTGCTTGCAAGAGTATATGATGCTGAGGCGGCAAATGTCAACGCAAAGGAAGCAAAGGTTCTCGATGCAGAGGGCAAGGCTGTTGAGCAAAAGAACAACTACTACGCAGGTCAGCTGCTCGTAATCAAGGGCACTGAAGTTTCGTTCTATATTCCTCCTACGGGTATCGAAGTTGTGGCTTGTGAAGCAGACCCCAACGAGTATGTGCGCGAGGCGGTCACTCTTGAGCGCCTTGAGTATGCAATTCTGAAGGACGAGAACGGCGATAAGCGTTATCAGCACGGTCCTGCTGTGGTGTTCCCCAATCCTACCGAGACTTTCGTGACTGCACCTAAGGGCGGCGTCATCTTCCGCGCATTGGAGCTTTCTCCTATCAGCGGCATCTATATCAAGGTAACTGCGGAATACACTGACGAGAAGGGTAAGAAGCACCCCGTCGGAGAGGAACTCTTCATCACTGGTAATGACCAGATGATCTACTACCCCCGCCCTGAGCACGCCATGATCCAGTATGATGGCAAGTATATGCATCACGCAATCGCCATTCCCGAAGGCGAGGGCCGCTATATCCTTGACCGCCTGACCGGCGAGATCAAGACTGTTAAGGGTCCCAAGATGTATCTGCCTGACCCCCGCAAGGAAGTCGTGGTTAAGCGTAAGCTTTCCGCCAAGGAGTGCGAGCTTTACTACCCCGGCAACCGCGAAGTTCTTGAATATAACCTCGGTATGTCCGAGCGTCAGATGGAGCAGCGCGCAAACCGCGGCCAGCTCAAGAATATCACCGACGCAATCAATGACGCATACTCTACCTCCAATCAAGAGTCTACGCTCGCAATCTTCGAGGCTAACTCCAATATTGCGCGCGGCGTGAGCTACACCAAGCCCCGCACCATTACTCTCGATACGAAGTATGACGGTGTTGTTGGCATCAATGTCTGGACTGGCTACGCAGTCAATGTGGTATCCAAGTCCGGCGAGCGTGAGATCGTCGTAGGTCCCGCAACTCGTTTGCTCGACTATGATGAAACGCTTGAGATGGTAACTCTCTCCACTGGCACTCCCAAGACCACCGATAACCTGATCAACACCGCATACCTGCGCGTTGATAATAACAAGGTATCTGATATCGTCGATGTTCAGACCAAGGACTTCGTCAATGTGCGCTTTAAGATTTCTTACTGCGTCAACTTCCTGCCTGAGCACAAGGACAAGTGGTTCTCTGTTGACAACTATGTCAAGTATCTCTGCGATCGTCAGCGCAGCCTTCTGAAGCGTGAAGCTAAGCTTTACGACATCGAGGAGTTCTATGCTCGCGCAACTGACATTATCCGCGCCGTCGCGCTCGATAAGAAGAATGTTGCGGAAATCGCTGATGGTGCCGAGCCTCGTCCTACCGGTCGCTTCTTCCCCGAGAATGGTATGTTCGTATCTGATGCCGAGGTTCTGAAGATCGAGATCGAAGGACCTATTGCCGCCATGATCAACGCCCATCAGAAGGAAATGATCAAGAAGACTCTGGAGCTCTCTGACGCAACCAAGCGCGCCAAGACCGACGAGCAGCTCGCTGCTTACGAGAAGGCGTCTGCTAAGCTCCGCTATGACGCACAGGCCTACGAGGCTGAGCTGAGCCATAAGGCGGAAACCGAGCGTCTTGAGAATGCTGCAAAGATCGCCGCCAAGAAGCGCGCAGAAGATGCGGCTAAGGTTACGGCTGAGAAGGATATGCAGGTCATCCTTGACTCTATCCACAAGGCTAAGCTGGCGCGCGACCGCGCTGCAGATGACGAGCGCATCAAGACTGAACAGGCTCTTGCTGAAATTGAAGCGGCTAAGTCTAAGGCTTATGCCGACACGGTTGCCGCAATTATGGAAAGCATCGGTGATGGTCTGATCGAGGCTCTGACTGCTCGCGCTAACGCTGATATGGCGAACGGCATCGGCAAGGCTGTGGCTCCTTACGCTCTGGCTAAGGACGAATCTGCCGCAGATGTTGTAAGCACCCTTCTTCGCGGAACTCCTATGGAGAACCTGATTAAGGATATTGCTGAAGCAAGAGGCGAGTAATCGCTTGAATATAAAAGAGCGTGGGTAAAACCACGCTCTTTTGTTGATTTTTATTAAAAAATATGATATAATAAATTATAAGGAAAAATAAAAATATAAAGGAGAATACAGATGACTGTTGAAAAACTCCAAGAATTAAAAAAGAAATACCAAGAGAAAGCGGATTATTTTGAGAAGATTTACTTTGATAATTTTCACGCGGATTTCACTGAGGTTGTAAGTATTATTGATGAATTTATTGCGGCGATCCAGGTCAAGGATCCTGAACCGGCGCCCGCGCAGGAAGGAGAAGAATAAATGGGAAAGAGAAACTATTTTGAAATCAACGGCTTGCTTGATATGCCCGAATCCGTATCTTGTGATGAAATCGTAGATAAATTTATTGAATGGGTAGAGTCTTTGGGAGGCTTTGCCACAACTGGCTGGAAGGATGTAACCGAGGAGGCGCGTGAAACCAACGGCGAAGTTGAAGACGATTTTCCCAACTGTTCTATTAGCGGATGCGAGGCGGCAAAAGAAGGGTGCCATTTAACTTGCCCCTATTCAAAAGAACTCGCTGATCTAAAGCGCGATGCCATTGCCCGCCTCAAAGAAAAAGGCATTGATGTTTATATCTATGCTATGGAATACGACGAGGACGGCACTCCCTATTTTGCCTTTACTTTTGACAAAGATACAGTAGCAGAGGCAAAAGAAGCTTGGGAAGAGGGTTGCATCATTAATGGCTGCTATGACGAGTATGTCTACGGTGACTTTTATGAATATGAACTATACGATATGTGTCAAACCATTACCAACAGATATGAAAGGGAGAAAAAAGAATGAAGTATAAAGCATATTTAACTCAAAGCCTTGAGTGTCTATACAACGAGGTGTATATCGGAGAGTTTGACTCTCACGATGAAGCATTTAAAGCGGCTTATAAAGAGCACATTGCCCGCGGCTACCACACTGAGCGCTATTCACGCTGGTTGATGAACCCAGACGGCGATTACTTCGATGTGGGCAGCTATACTCACTTTATCGCAATTTTGCGCAGCTAAGGGCGCCGCACTTGATTTTTTCAAAAAAATATGTTATAATTATATGCACGAAAAAAATGAAAAGCAAAAAGGAGAAATCATTATGGACGAAATGATTGAGTTTGTAGTTGAAAAAGAAGAGGCAGATATTGCCAATATTCCTGACGCGACCCGTGCATATATGCACCAGATCAGCCGTATTCCGCTGCTGACCTTTGAACAGGAGCAGGAACTCGGACGCCGCATTAAGGAAGGCGATAAAGCTGCGCGCGAGAAGATGGTTGAGTCCAATTTGCGCTTAGTAGTAAGCGTAGCAAAACAGTATATTAACAAAACCAAGATGCCGTTTCTTGACCTTGTCCAAGAGGGTAATGTAGGTCTGATGACCGCGGTTGACAAGTTTGATCCTAGCCTTGGCTATAAGTTCTCCACCTACGCAGTATGGTGGATTAAGCAGGCTATTTCTAAAGCGATGGCGGAAAGCCGTTCTATTCGTGTGCCTATGCACATGATTACGATGCTTAGCAAGCTTAGTTCTACTAAGGCTGAGCTCCGCCAGAAATTTGACAGAGAACCCACTATTGACGAGATTGCGGCCGCCATGGAGATTACCGTAGACAAGGTAAAGTGGCTGTATGAAATCAAAGAGCCGACTTCGCTCGATATCACTTTGAACGATGAAGATGATACCACAGTTGGCGATTTGGTCGCAGATGAGGTTGAGGACTTTGGAAAGAATGTTTTCCAAGAGCAAATCAGCCATCAAATTCAAGAGGTTCTCGATACTCTCGAAGAGAGAGAACAAGATGTAATCAAGATGCGCTTTGGCATTGGGCGCGCGAACCCGATGACCTTGGAAGAGATTGGCGCCAGCTTTAATCTTACTAAAGAGCGTATCCGCCAGATTGAGGATAAGGCATTGCGCAAGTTGCGCAATCCCGTTCGCGCGAATATGTTGAAAGGATGTATGATATAATGGAACTTGTTAAGTTTATGAACGCTCATAAGAAGGATTGGCAAAAGATTCTTTCTGCTGAGCCTTATAACATCAAAATCAGCACTGCGCCCGCAATCAATGGTGCATACTACCTTTTGAAGTATAACCAGCTTTCCTCTGACTTTAACCTTGCCTTTTGCCGCGAGGCTAGAGGATGTATCATGTATTACGACAATCTCTCTGAGCGTTATCAGTGCGTATGTCATCCTTTTGATAAGTTTGGAAACTATGGCGAGAGCTATGTGCCCGAGATCGACTGGAAGAGCGCAAGAGTAACTGAAAAGGTTGACGGCTCTTTGATCAAAGTTTGGTATCATGGCGGCTGGCATATCTCTACCAATGGCACTATCGACGCGCGTTATGCTTATGTGCCTAATATGAAGCTGAGCTACTATGATCTATTTTTGCGCGCGCTGCGTAGAAATAATAATTATTCTACTTCAGACTTCTTCGCTTGGCTTGACAAGACTTGCGTTTATATGTTTGAGCTTGTATCTCCTGATAATCGCATGACCATTCTCTATCCCGATGACGCAATTTATTTGATCGGCATCCGCGACCAATTTGGAAAAGAGCATGACATTGAGCGCTATAAACTCTCTTTTGGGCGCGAATGTCCTATGATTAAGTTCCCTAAGACTTATTATTTGCATACTCTTGAAGATTGCATTGCGGCAACCAAGCTTATGGGCGCAGACGAAGAAGGTTTTGTTGTGTGCGATGCAAAGTTTGATCGCGTTAAGGTCAAGTCTGAGCAGTATCTTATCGCCTCTCATTTGCGCTTTAACAATAGCATTAATGTAAAGAAGGTAATCAAACTGATCCGTGAGGAAATAATTGATGACTTCTGCGCGTATAACGAGGACTATATTGGCTTTGTCAATGCAATCAAGGATGCTGGCTGCACCCTCGCCGCAGAAATGGAGTGCGACTGGAATGTCTTCAACGCGATGAATATTGCATCAAAGAAGGACTTCTATATGGCAGTAAAGAACTCTCCTTATTGCGACTTTCTTTGCAAGAGATATGATAACAAGTATTATATCACTGCGAAGGAGTGGCTTGATAGACTTTCTATTGACGAAATCACTGAAAGAATTGAGGAGGCGCTAAACGGATGACTTATGAGCCGCAGTTATTAGAGGATGAAGTCGCTGTTATTCAGCAGGCTTTAATCTTCTTTTGGGATAACAACCCACATTTGACACAGGAACAGTTTGAAGCTATTCAAGACGCACTCGCGGCGATTGAGGCTGTTTTATAAGAGGTGCGGAAACGCGCCTCTTTTGGTCAACTTTGTTTAATTTACTTTAAGGAATTTTTATATTATAATAAAGAAGCTTGCCGCAACTTATTTTTGATATAAAAGGAGGAAATATACATATGAGATTTGGTATTCGTGAAGTTTGCGATTGTATCTTTACTAGCATCGATGGCAAAGGACTAAACTTCATTATTGATACTGCTAAAATGTCCACTATGGAGAGCGCATCTACAACAGTATATGCTTAGGGTGGTCGTGGTTTTGCAAGACTCGCTGCTTGGGAAGGTGAAAAGACTCTTACTTTTACAGTTGAGAACGCTATTTTAACAACTGAGAGCTTTGCCGCACTTCTTGGCAAGGGCGCTGTTGCTACCCCTGGCAAATCTAAATTTATGCGTTACACCCTTTCTGCAGATAGCTATGCTGGTTATTATACCGTATCCGCGCATACTCTTTGGAGAGATGTTGAAACTGGTGCTGATCATGCTTGCGTGATTACTATTCCTAAGGCTAAACTTCAATCTAATTTAAGCCTTTCTATGGCTCCTAATGGAGACCCTGCCGCATTCACATTTACTTTTGATGCTTTTGCGGTAGCTGGAGATTATGCTCACTTTGATATTGCTGACGATGCTGCAGTAAAGGATCTTACAACGGTAGTTTTAGCATACTACGACGCTACAAACAAAGTCGCTAAGCAAGAAACAAAAACTCTTGCAGGAGGTAACTCGTTGAGCATTACCAGTGGCACAATTAAATTGTCTAATGGTACTTCTTCAGAGGACCAGGACTTTACTCGTAAACTTGCTGATACAGAATTTGTTACAGACTTTAACACAATTCTTGATTTTAACAGTGGTTCTAAAACCATTGATGTTGGCGGAACAACATATTTGCACATTATTTAATTTTAATACTCATAACGCTCCCATTGGGAGCGTTATTTGTTTTTTTATAAAAAATATGTTATAATATATATGATAAAGAAAAGAAAGGAAAATGAGCGTAATGAATATCCTGTTTTTAGATTACGATGGTGTTGTAAATGTGCCTATGTGGGATCCAGTTGCCCAAGAGTTCACAATGAATATGCCTCACCACGGCGCAGTTAATAATCGTGATGCGGTGCAATGGGTAGAAGCATTTTGCCAGATTTACAATTTTCAAATCGTTGTTATCTCTGACTGGCGCCTTAATAGCAACTGGCGCGAATGCCTGCTTCATGGCGGACTCATGGACAGCTCATTGATCCTTGATCGGACTATTCATCTGCCACCGACCGCCGCCAATTACGGGCGCGGACATGAAATTCAAATGTGGCTTGATGAACACCCCGATGTTGAAAATTTTCTGATCCTTGATGATGATGTGAGCGAGATGTTGCCACAGCACGCTCGTCATACCATTCAGTCTGATCCCGAAGTTGGTTTTTGTGAGTGGCTATATTGCCAAGCTATTGATAAGTTTTACGAAGGAGAGTTGAAGAATGAATAAGATTATTCTTATGTGCGGCATCCCCGGTTCGGGGAAAAGCACTTACGCAAAAGAGAATATGTGTCCCGCGTTTGATGAATATGTTTCACGCGATGAAGTGCGCTTCTCTATTGTGCGCGAAGATGAAGAGTATTTCTCTCACGAAGGAGAAGTATTTAATACTTTTATCAAGCGCATTGTAAAGCAGCTCAAGAGTGGCGCAACTGTATGGGTTGACGCAACTCATTTGACTAAATCTTCGCGTCTTAAGCTACTCCGCGCAATCCCTGTCAAACTCGATTGCATTGACTTGGTTTGGATGAATACCCCTTGCGAAGTGGCGCTTGAACGCAATGAAAACCGTAAAGGCACTCGCGCATATGTGCCGCCCTCGGTTATCAAAAGAATGTTTTACCAGATGGAGCCTCCTGAGTTTCAAGAGGACAAGTATATTTATAATACTATTATTGAAGTATCACCTGAAGAAAAGGTAATTAGAAAGGAAGTGGAAGCGTAATGGCAATTTTTGTAACAAGTGATTTGCATTTTGGACACGATAGAGAGTTCGTATGGGGCGCCCGCGGTTATGCGGATGTCGAGGAAATGAACAGAGAGCAAATTCGCAAATTCAACGAAGTCGTAGGCCCGGAAGATGAAGTCTGGATTCTGGGCGATTTGATGCTCGGCGACCGCGAAAAGGGTATCGAGTGTGTTAAGCAGCTCAATGGTAAGATCCATATCTGCCTTGGCAACCATGATACGGGAACAAGAGAGAAGTTGTATAACGAGCTTGGCTTCGATGTACAGCTCGCCGCCCGTTTTAAGTATAAGAAGCTCAATTTTTATCTCTCGCATTTTCCTACTGATGGAACCAACCTGAATGTAGAGAATATCTGGGAGACGAACCTGTGCCTCTATGGACACACGCATCAGACGGGCAATTTCTATAAGGGTAATCCTTATATTTACCATGTAGGTGTTGACAGTCACGACGGATACCCCGTATCTATGGATCAAGTTATCGCTGATATCAAGGCGGAAATGGAGCGCTGCAAAGAGTTGCTTTATGAAAAGGAGGATTTGGTAGAATGAATATTATAATCCCGATGATGATGTGGTTTATTGATAACTGCCACGAAATCAATAGACTATGGCAAATTTTTAAAGATACGCATTTTGAGGAGGTATCCAATGAAGTATAAACTGAAAAATTCAAATTATAACGAAGAAACCGGCGTCTCTATGGTAGAGATTTCAACCAGATATGGCAATTTTTCTGCAACAGTTCAGATGCGCGCTAATGAAGAGTATCCGAGCAAGTATTTCGGATGCGAACTTGCGGAAATCAAGGCACTTAAAAAGGCAGAGAAAATGCGGCTGAGGGAGCTTCGCGCGGAACTTAAAGGGCTGCAAGACTTCTTCGCAGAGATGATGGATACGCGCAACTTTAACGGGTATTCATTCCCCATGTTGAAGCTTGGCGAAAAGATGGTTAAGCTGCGTCAAGATATTGATGTATGCAAGTATAATATTAATCAGCTGAGTAACAACTATCATAAGCTAATTCTTTCAAGAGATAAAAAGCTTGGTGACTTGCATAAGACAGGGGGTGAAGAGTAATGTGGTGGATTATAGCATTAATTATTGCCGCAGTGTTGGGCATTTTGACAGTATTAACCCTCTTTGGAGTTAAAAATGCAAAAGAGTGGCTTCTGTTTGCGGTGATCGAAGCAGAGAAGCGGCTCGGTTCTGACACTGGTGCTCTCAAACTGCGCGTAGTATATGATCAGTTCTTGGAAAAGTTCCCCGTTCTGCGTATGTGGATATCTTTTGATCTATTCTCTAAAATGGTTGATGAAGCACTTAATAAAATGCAAACTTTAGCTGAGTCCAAGGGCGCAATTAACGAATATATTCAAAGCAAATAAATCAGCGGACGCCCTCGCGGCGTCCTCTTTGATTTTGAACTCTAATTTTTAGAAGCCCATTTGAAAATTATCAAAAAATATGTTATAATTATAATGTAATAAAAATGGATTAAACCACAGAGGAGGAATTTTAATGGCACCCCGCATAAAAATTAAAAATATATTCGCGCATTTTCATAAGATTTGCACTCACAAAAGATGGGTATTCCACTATTGCCGCAAGGCTGGTATCACTTGGCGCGGCATTTGGCACGATATGTCCAAATTTTCTCCTACCGAGTTCTGGGAAAGCGTAAGATACTATCAGGGCACTTCTTCCCCTATCGACGCCGCAAAGAAAGATAAAGGTTGGTCTAAAGCATGGATGCACCACAAAGGACGCAATAGACATCATTACGAGTTTTGGGTAGACAACCTTGATAACGGCGGCAAAGCATTACTTATGCCTTTCGACGATGTACTTGAGCTTCTATGTGACTATCTTGGCGCCGGCCGTGCGTATATAGGTAAGAACTTCTCCTATGCCGCAGAATACAAGTGGTGGAAGGCAAAAGCAGAGAAACCTTTGAAGATGCATCCTGCCGTTAAGTGGTTTATCTCTGTCACTCTTGCAGACCTTGCGGAGATGGAGGAGTGCAATTTTGATCCAATGGAGAAATTTGAGTATCACCAACTTGAACAAAAGTATAGACACATCTGTGGCGAATATCGCGCAAGAGAGGAGACTTTAATGCATGACTAATCACTTTATATTTACAGATGGCTCCGCGCAAGGAGGTAATCCCGGCATTGGCGGCTGGGGAATGCTAGTATTTGATGAAACTGAAATGAACCTTCTTCACTATTACCACCACAATCAGATCCCAAATGCAACCAACAATCAGATGGAGCTTCGCGCAATGATTTGTGCGCTTATGTATGCGGCGGACCACCCTGAAACGCAATTTATCATCTACTCCGACTCTGCGTATGTAGTCAACGCTTGTAATGAATGGATGTGGAACTGGGCAAAAAATGGTTGGGTCAATAGTAAGAAAAAGACAGTTGAAAATCTTGACCTAATGAAAGAAATCTATGGCTATCTCTCGCGCGATTTCTTTAATGTAGTTATTAAGAAGTGTCCCGGACACTCTGAAGTTGTTGGCAATGAGCTTGCTGATGCGCTGGCAACTGGAAATATGAAAAACTTTCTTGCGATGATAGAAGATTATAATATCAATATGGTAACAGAGGCTCTTGATTAAAGAGCCTCTTTTCTGCATTGAGTGGACTTATACTGAAAATTTTATTATAATATAGATATAAAGAAATAGCCCCTTAGTTTAATGGTAGAACACCTGACTCTAAATCAGCAATAAGTCGCCCTCTGAAGGCGCAGATCTGGGTTCGAATCCCAGAGGGGCCGCCAAAGAATTTTATCTGCTCAAAAGGAGAAACATATAGATGAAAGAATCCAAATTTAATCGTTGGCTTAAGCGACTACTACGCACTGAGAGCCGCAAATATAATCAACGAAAGAGATATTGTAAAAAGATGTATAGCGACTGGGTTGATGATGAATTTAATTATCTTGACAACAAATTTATCTGGGCGCTTCCTGCAAGAGGTCAACCACAAATTGCATCTTTCCAAAGTTTGAATGATGCTATTTTATATTACAATAGAGCAACAGATATGTATTATTTTGATTGCGATTTAAGTATGTTTGATTGCGGCGATCCAGACTCTGCGCAGCATATGATCGAATATCTTGAGCGCGTTCAAGATGCCTTTGCTTTATGGTATTATGAGAATAGAAAAGATACTGCGCTTAACGAAGCCTATTGTCCGATTTTCCACGATGGTATTTCTGCAAAAACTTTACCAATGATTAAACTACAAATAGATGCAATGATTTGCGGATTACAAGCAACACTTAGAATGAAGCACGGCTTGACAAAATAAAAAATTTTTGATATAATATAATTACCTTCCTTTCTGATAGGGCGTTTTGATTAATTCAAAGCGCCCTTATTGATTTTTTAATTTAATTATATTATAATTATAATATAAAAGCAAAGGAGAGAATATGAATGAGTTGGTGTATTTATAAGCATACAAGTCCCACTGGAAAATGTTATATAGGACAAACTTCTAAAGAGCCTGAAGCCCGCTGGGCCAACGGTAAAGGATACAAAACACAGTTTTTATTTAATTTAGCCATTACTCTATGGGGTTGGCAGAACTTTACCCACGAAATTTTAGAAGAGAATATCCCTACACTGCAAGAGGCTAATCAAAGAGAAAAATATTGGATTCATGTTTATAATACCTATTTAAATGGATATAATATGAGAGCACAAACTGGCGGCAGCGCGGACTTTCGTTGTAGAGCTTATTTATTAGGTAGTCACTTTTTGATGGTAATGAATGCAAAAAAGCAATATAAAAGTGGCATGAAAACAGTTATCAAATTTTTTAATCTAAAAACAGGATATGATTTAGATAATAAATTAGAGCAAGATTATCAAGCGTTTTTACAAAAAAATCACGGTATTGTGCCAATGATTTAATAAGACATTTCAAAAGAGCCACTTCGTGGCTCTTTTGTTGATTTTTTATAAAAAATATGTTATAATATGTATATAAAATAAAAATAAAGGAGAAAAAGACTAAATGACAGTAGAACCTAAAATTAAAAATGGGAAAATACAGGCGTCAGGCTATAATATCTTTTGGATATTTGATGAAATATTAACTATTCAAGATGCTTACAGAAAAAAAAGCACTATCTTAAAGATGAATAAATCAACCTATGATATTCTTACTTTTGAAGATAAGCGGTCATCTGAAATAAATAGTTATAAAAATCATAAGGTTATTATTGATAATTCATTAAGCTATGGCGGAGTTGTCTTTTGCGAGGGAGATGCCGATCTAAGGCTATTAAAGGAGGAAAATAATGACAGATAATAAATTATACAACAAAGATTCGATTGAGAGTTTGTCACCTCTTGAGTTTACTCGACTTAGACCTGGTGTGTATGCAGGTGATACCACTTATGCAACCCAGCTTTTGGTTGAGATTATCTCAAACTCGGTCGATGAATTTAGACTAGGCCATGGTAATCAGATCGATGTGTCTATTGATGGCGCAAAAGTTTATGTTAAAGATGAAGGTCAAGGATTTTTAGCTAATGAATTTAGAGACGATGGAAAAACTATTCTCGAAGCCGCATTCTCTGTGCTTAATACTTCAGGTAAATACCGCGAGGACGGAACTTATGAAGGAACCTCTCTCGGTAGCTTTGGTATTGGATCAAAAATTACTACTTTTTTATCTCACCAATTACAAGTTACAACCTGGAGAGAAGGTGTTAGTGAAATAGTAGAATTTAAAGAGGGCGTTTTTGATAATCGTTTTGTTGAAAACTGTGATAAAAGCAGGCATGGAACTTTTGTATCTTGGACTCCAAGTGAAGAATTTTTCACTCATCCTGAGGTAGAGATATCCAAGATCCACTCTCTTTTTGAAACAATCACTTGTCTCTGTCCTGGACTTACCATCAATCTTAACGATAATGGGGAAAAAACTGTTTATCATTCAACTCGTGGATTAAATGATTTAGCAGATAAAGCAGTAAAAGATAAAGAAATAATCAATAATAGATTTTCTATGAATTTTGCAGAAGGCAAGGAGAAGATGGACTTTATCCTTACCTATACAAGCAATTACTCGTCAACTCTTGTTCCCTATGTAAATACGGGCTTTACCGAAAAAGGCCCGCATATCACGCAGATTAAAACTGTGTTAACCCGTGAGTTCAACAAGTTCTTCCGTGATAAGAAGTGGTTAAAAGAAAAAGACGAAAACCTCTCTGGTGATGATATCCAAGAGGGTATGTATATCGTATTCAATATCACCGCGCCGAATGTATCTTATGATGCACAGGTCAAGAGCACAATTACCAAGATCAATATGAGTCCATTTACTCAGGCTCTTACAGAAGAGCTTGGCTATTGGTTTGCGGCGAACGAGAAAGAAATCAAAACTATTGCAGATAAGGCACTTGCCGCACGAAAGGCGCGCGAGGCCGCAAAGAACGCAAGAGACAAGGCTCGTGGAGAAAAGAAGAAGAAAGAAAAGGCTCTTAAGTTCGACAGTAAACTTGCAGATTGCTACTCTAAAGACAGAAGCAAATGTGAGATTTATGTAACAGAGGGCGATTCCGCATCTGGAAACCTAAAGCAAGCAAGAGATAATGAAACTCAGGCGGTTATGCCTGTCCGCGGTAAAATTCTTAATACCCAAAAGGCGCCGCTTGACAAGGTGCAAAAGAATGCAGAAATTATGACTATGATTGAGGCATTTGGTCTCCGCGTCGATCCTAAGACTATGAAGCTCACCTATGATGAAGATGATTTGCGTTATGGTAAGATCATTATCGCGGCGGACGCAGATGTAGACGGTTCGCATATTCGCAATCTGTTCTACACCTTTATTTGGAACTTCTGTCCGCAGTTAATCGAAGAAGGTTATGTATATGCTCTTGTGGCACCTTTGTATAAGGCTACAATCGGCAAAGACACTTATGTGTATATTAAAGATGATGCAGCTCTTGAAGAATTTACCAAGTCTCATGTTGGCAAGAAATATACGATTAGCCGCTTCAAAGGTCTTGGTGAGATGAGCGCGGAGGAGACTGAAATCCTCGTAGACCCTACTCAAAGAATTTTAAACCAGGTTACAGTTGATGACCTTAGAACCGCAGATGTATTATTTGACCAGTTAATGGGAACTGGCGTGGCACCGAGAAAGAAATATATCCAAGATCACAGTAAGGAGGCGCAATATGGAGTATAAGCAAATTGATCTAGTCCAAGAGCTAGGCACAAACTTTATTGAATATGCGGTTGCGGTTAATACTGACCGTGCTATTCCTGACGCCACTTGTGGTCTTAAGCCTGTTGCGCGTAGAATTATCTATGGAGCATTTGCAGGCGGCCGCGCTTCCTCTAAGCCTCATGTAAAATGTGCAAAAATTGTCGGTGATGTAATGGGTTCTTATCACCCTCATGGAGATAGCTCAATCTACGGCGCGCTGGTTCGTTTGGCGCAGCCTTGGGTATTGCGCTATCCGCTGATTGACTTCCACGGCAACATGGGCAATATCGGCGGCGATGGCCCTGCGCATCAGCGTTATACCGAGGCTCGTTTAGATAAGCTGGCTGAAGATGGATTACTTGCAGGCTTGAAAAAGCGTAATGTTCCGTTTATGCCGACCTATGACGACTCTGATGAAGAACCAGTAACGCTTCCCGCAGTATTCCCGAACCTGTTATGTAATCCTAATACAGGTATTGGCGTGGCTATGGCATGTAACTGGGCGCCGCATAATTTGTGCGAAGTGGCTGACGCAATCTTCACTTATATGGAAGGCGGCGAGCCTATGCTTCCTGGACCTGACTTCCCCACGGGTGGTATCGTCATTAATAAAGAGGATATTCCGAAGATTATGGCTACAGGTCGTGGTAGTGTAAAACTTCGTGGCAAATATAAAATTGAAAAACAAAATATCATATTCTACGAGATCCCTTACGGAGTAGAAACTGAAGCGCTTCTTGCAGAGCTTGGCGAGTTATCTGATAAGAAAGAAATTGAAGGCATTAGCAATCTTCGCGATGAAAGTAATAAGAAGGGTATGCGTATTGTCATTGAGTGTGATAAAACTGCAAATCCCGATGCTGTTGTAAGACATCTATTTGCAAAGAGTAGCCTTCAAACCTCGTTCTCATATAACCAAGTGGCTCTTGTAGATAAGACACCAGTTGAATTAAATCTTAAGCAGTGCATTGAGATTTATGTCAATCACAATGTAAATTGCATTAAAAATGAAGTTGATTTCGATCTTAAGAAGGCGGCTGAACGTGATCATATCGTAGATGGTTTGCTTCGTGCGCTTGAAGATATTGACAATATCATCGCATTAATTAAGAAATCTACAAGTGCGGCAACCGCTAAAGATGCGCTGATCAAAACCTATGGCTTCTCTGAGGCACAGGCAAAAGCCATTGTTGATATGAAGCTTGGTAAGTTAGCAGGTTTGGAAAAAGTTGAGCTTCAGCAAGAGTCAGCCGAGCTTAAGGCGACTATTGAAAATCTTAACGATATCTTGAGTAGCCAAGATCGCCAGTATAATATTCTGCGCGATAGATTGTCTGCTATTGTAAAGAAATATGGAGACGCTCGCCGCACAGAACTTGCGCAGATCGAGGTGCCTAAAGAAGAGAAAGCAGTAGAACTCGTAGTGCCTGAAGAGTGCGTAATCATTATGACTCAAAATGGCGACATTAAGCGAGTGCCTGCCGCAGCATTTAAGGTGCAACGTCGCAATGGTAAGGGCATTAAAACTGAAGATGAGGCAGTGCTTGATGTAATTGCTACAAATACAGTTGACACTTTGATGGCATTTACTACAAAAGGTAAGATGTATCGACTCTTGGTAGATGCAGTCCCAGCAGGAACTAATGCTTCTAAGGGCGTGCGCATTGCTTCGTTGATTAAGATGGAAGATGATGAAAAGGTTATCGCAATCACATCTCTCTTCCGCAAGAGTAAACCAAAGTATGTATTCTTCTTTACAAAGAATGGTTTGATTAAGAAAACTCATCTTGAGGAATACTGCAACACCAAGAAGAGCACTGGCATTATCGCTCTTAATATCAAAGAAGGCGATAGTCTTGCAAATGTGACTTTCGCAGACGAAGAAGAATTTATCGTGCTTACAACCGGCGGCATGACAATTCGCTTCGAGTCTAAGGGTATTGCAGCGATCGGACGCGTTGCCGCAGGTGTTAAGGCAATTAAACTTGTAGAAGGCGACAGCGTGCTTAAGGGATTGCCTATTAAGCATGATACTGACTGTCTTGCAGTATTCTTTGAAAATGGTCTTGCAAAAAAGACCGAGCTCCGTGAGTTCCCGACTCAAGGCCGTGGCGGCAAGGGATTAAAGGTTGGTAATGGCGCAGTTCCTGTAGTTGGCGCTGCTCTTATCAGCGATGAAGATAATATTCTTCTCGTTGGTAAACCAAACTCAATCTGCTTTTCTGCAACTGAAATTCCTAAGCTTGGCCGCGCCTCTCTCGGTAACCAAATGATAAAAAACAGCATAGTGCAGAAAGTGATTAAGTTATGAAACAAGCCAAAAACTGGACTTGGGAGTTGCTTTAGAACCTCGTTGCACTAGTAGTTATCTGGATATTCTCCGGTCAACTGATCGGAGAATATCAAGGAGTAAAGCTCTATCGTTGGAAGAATGGCGGCGGTATGTCGCTTGGTAGTCACATCTTCCTTCCGCAGGCTGGATTCCTCTATTATGACCCTGAAAAAGAAACCGAATGGCAACAAAACTATATTAAGCACGAATATGGGCATAGCGTTCAGAGTGCTTATTTAGGTCCACTTTATCTCTTTGTTATCGGTATCCCCTCTCTGATTTGGGCAGGCTTCTTCGATAGTTGGAGAGAAAAGCATAACAAATCTTACTATTGGTTCTATACAGAGGCATGGGCAGATAAGCTAGGTGGCGCAAAGCACTAACTCAAGGGGAGAGCTCTATGCTCTCCTTTTGATTTTTATTAAAAAATATGTTATAATTATTATATAAAAAGAATTATAAGGAGATAATAAAATGGAAAAATTTGACGCTTTATCTCGAATGAAACAACTTGTAAAAGAATTAAATGAAAATACAATAGCATATGACCGCGGGGTTCCGGTGTGGACTGATAAGCAATGGGATGATAAGTATTTTGAGCTGGTTGAGCTTGAACACAATTATCCAAATCTTATTCTTGAGGACTCTCCTACTCAGCATATTACTCATAATATAATGCCGGAGCTTATTAAGGTTCAGCACAAAGGTCTGCCTATGCTTTCACTTGATAAAACAAAAGATATTGAGGATGTAGTTGATTTCGTTCATAACAAACATTGGCTTGCAATGTTGAAGTTGGACGGTCTTACTTGTCGCCTTACTTATGACGGTGGCCGCCTAATCCAAGCAGAGACTCGCGGCGATGGCTTTGAAGGAGAAGATGTTACTCATAATGCTATAATTATGCCAAGTATTCCCAAAAAGATTAACTATGCCGGCTTCCTGCAAGTAGATGGTGAAGTTATTTGCGATACACAGACATTTGAAAAATATAGCAAAGACTACGCAAATCCTCGTAACTTTGCGGCAGGTAGTATTCGTCTTTTGAATAGTCAGGAATGCTCATGGCGAGGCCTAACTTTCGTCGCCTGGGACTGCCGCACAGTTGTAAATGATATTGACTTTTTGAGCGATAAGCTCTTATGGCTGTATAAGCATAATTTCAAAGTTGTTCCGTTCTTTGAGCATGATGATTATGAGAGTATTGAAGATATGATCGGTAGCCTACAAACTATCGCTCGAAATGAAGGATATCCTATTGATGGTATTGTCTTTAAATGGGACAACTGCGCGGAATATGAGGCTGCAGGCAGAACTGATCACCACTTCCGCGGCGGATTGGCATATAAGTTCTATGACGATGAATATGAAACCACTTTGCAGGATATTGAGTGGTCTATGGGCAGAACTGGAGTTTTAACTCCTGTGGCTATCTTTGACGCTATTAATATCGACGGCGCAGAGGTATCGAGAGCAAGTATGCACAATCTAAATACAATGCAGACTTTGTTCAACGGCCCTTGGGTAGTTAAAGGTCAAAAGATCTGGGTATATAAAGCAAATCAGATCATTCCTCAAATTTCTAAGGCACAATGCGCAGACGAGATATTTGGATGTGATCCCGCATATTTTCTTAAAGATCCTAATGTATGTTTCCTTACCCCGCCTAAGACTTGCCCTATTTGCGGCGAACCCACTGACATTATGACTTCAGATTCCGGAACGATTGAACTGGTTTGTGGTTACGAGTACTGTCCCGGAAAACTTATCAATAGACTTGATCATTTCTGTGGTAAAAAGGGCTTGGATATTAAGCATTTGTCTAAAGCAACGCTTTCTAAGCTGATCGAGTGGGAATGGGTTAAGGGCCCGCGCGATCTGTTTAAACTACAAGAGCGTTTCAAAGAGTGGATTGCGAAGCCTGGTTTTGGTGAGAAGAGTGTGCAGCGTATTCTTGACTCTATTGAAGAAGCAAGACACTGTTATTTAGAGGACTATATCGCGGCGCTTGGTATCCCGTTGATTGGTAAAACCTATGCGAAGAAGCTAGTCGAGATCTTTAAAGACTATGCTTCGTTCAGATGTTGGGTAAAGGATCCTTTCAGTTTTGATATTAAGACTGTTGAAGGGTTTGGCGCTGAAAAAGAAACTGCTTTGATTGATTTTGACTATTATGAAGCAGATCGTATGTTTGATATGAAGTATGTTGAAATTAAAGATAGAGAGAGCGAACTGGTAAAAAATGGTAATCCGCTTGAAGGGCTCACATTTGTAATCACAGGTAAACTCAAAAACTATAAAAACCGCGACTTACTGAAGGCGGAAATCGAAGCTCGTGGTGGAAAAGTAGTCGGCTCAGTGTCGTCTAAAACTAGTTATTTAATTAATAACGATTCAACTAGCACTTCCGCAAAGAACAAAACTGCTCAATCATTGGGCGTAAAGATTATTACAGAAGAGGAGTTATTCGCACTATGGCAATGAATAGAGAAGATAGACGCGCAATGAAGAAGACCCTAGCGCCTATTGCAAAAGAAATCGTAGCATTAGAGAAGTAGATCAAACGCGGCGAAAATAAAGAAGCCGCAGAAGCGCGTATCGAGGAGTTAGTGAGTAAATTAACTCTGGTAGAAATGATGGCGCTTGAAGACTATATAGCCTCAAATGAACTTCTTTGACATTAAATAAAATTTTTAATATAATATAGATGTAAGAAAGATGGTACGCGCCATCGGATACAAAATTCATTTATATTAAAGGAGATTTTATTATGGCACTCAAAGAAAATTCAAGAATCGTTTATGATTGGGTTGTTGCTCACGATGGCCAGGACTTCACTGCAAAGGACATTGCTGCTGCAACTGGTCTTACTGACAAGCAGGTAAACGGCATTGTTACCTCCGCATTCCAGCGCAAGGGCCTCATGGCTCGCGAGGAAGTTGCTATCACTGGTGGCACTGTTAAGTATGTTCGCCTCACTGACGAAGGCCGTGCTTTCAATCCCGACGCTGAGTAATAAGCGCATAACAACTAGTAGAGGCTCGCAACATTAAAGCGAGCCTCTTTTTATAAGGAGATAGTTATGACATATGAAGTAAATATATATATTGGTATTACCCCAGATAGCCTTCCTCATGAGATACCAGATTTGCCTGATTTAGGAGAGGACCATAGTTGGTATGGTATGGCTATTGCAATGGATCAAGAAGACTATACTCGTATCTTCCCAAATGGAGAGACTGCTGATGGTATCAAACAACTTCTTAAAGAAATGATGGCGGAACTCGAATGATTATAGTATGTATTTTATGTGTCTTGGCGGCGTGCGGCAGTCTAGGTTTTGCCGCCTTTATCTGGCACAAGAGAAAGCAACTAGACACAGAGATCGAGCGTTAGAACGCGCAACTTTTACAAGAACAAGAAGGAATTCACAGACGAAATTCTGAATTACTTCAAAATCAAGCAAAAATTTTGCAAGAAAGCGCACAATTAGAAAAAACTATACAAATTAAACAAATTACAGAAAATGAATTAAATGATGCAATAGAAAAACTCAAAGACAGCCGTCATCAACAAATAGTAGTTTTTGAGCGTGAATAGGCAAAACTTGAAGTTATTAATCGACAACAAGATGATGCAATGATCCGACTCAAGGAAACTGAAGAAACCGTCGCGCGTCAACAAAAAGCGGCAACTGCTCGCCTTAACGAACTCAACCTTGCCATTGCCGAAAAGCAAGAGTCAGAGAAGGAAATACTGCGTAACGCCTTTGAGCAATACGCAGACAATCTCGAGCTAGAAGAGCAAAATCTAGAGCGAGAATATGATGAACTAGAAAAGAAACTTCAATCTGTTTATGCAGAGCAACAGGATCTGCTTGCCGCGTCTAAAGAAGATATTATTAAAGAGCATGAAGCTCTTACCAAGCGGCTGACCGAGGTATATGCTACATTACAGACAGACTTAGAGAAAGAGCTAGCTGCAACTCGTGCAGAGTTAGATAAAATCCGTGCAACCAAGGCTGCCGCATTAGAAGCGCAGCTCCGCGAACAACAAATCAAAGAAAATGCTACATATTACACATTACAGATTAGCGAAGCGGATAAAACCGATATATCGTATCTGCGTAGTATTGAGCATAATTTACGTGAGCCGAGACCTTTGCGTATGCTTATCTGGTCTACTTTCTACCGCGATAGAGCAAATGATCTTGCTAATCGCGCGGGCGCAGTTGGCGCGTGTGGCATCTATAAAATTACACATATCGACTCAGGTCTTTCCTATGTAGGCCAAGCCCGCAATATCAAAGATCGTTGGATTGAGCATATCAAATGTTCTCTTGGCATTGATACGCCCGTTACCAGCCAGCTTTATGCTTTCACAAGAGAAAAAGGTATTGAGAACTTTACCTTTGAAGTGTTAGAAGTATGCTCGGCCGCAGATTTAAATGAGAAAGAAAGAACATATATTGATATGTATCAGACTAAAGATTTTGGACTGAATAAAACGAAAGGAAATAAGTAAAATGAAATTTGAACACACAAGAGTAATGAATTTTGAGGGGGCCCTCCGTGGTATGCGCAATGCTCTTGCCTCGTGGAGCAAAGCAGATAGCTGCTTTAATATTTGGGCAGATGGCATGGATGAAGAGTGGAAGGCTGAAACCATTCATCAGATTACTGAAAAGTATTTAGCGAACCTGGTTGATGGAGATTATGAGGAAGAATATCACAAGCAAAGCGACTATCTTTATGATATGTCAACTCGTTGCACACAATGGGGCGAGCATGCTGCAGAAAACAATATCATCGGACCCAACGATATGGATCTGGCTCTGCGTCTGATTCATGCAGGAGATCCTTCGCATCGTAAGTTCCTGCGCCAAATTATGGTATCTGTTGATATTACTGCACCGCTATATTGGTGGAAAGAGTTTGACACCTATAAGGTAGGCACTACTGCAAATAGCACAAGCACGATGCACAAGTTGGCTTCTACGCCAATTACGCTTGATTGCTTTGAGACCGACGACTATGATGATATGGTAGATATCTTTAATAATCCATCACCTATGGAATATCCCTTGCATGATTTTATTTCTTGCGCAGATGGATTATTAGATATGCTTGAAAGTCTTCGTGTTAAATACAACGAAACAAAAGACAAACGCTACTGGAAAGAGCTTGTCCGTTGGCTCCCCAATGGTTGGCTTCAAACCCGCACTGTAACGATGAACTACGAAAACCTTCGCAGTATGTACCATCAGCGCAAAAATCATAAACTCACTGAATGGCATAGCTTTTGCGAATGGGTCAAGTCCCTCCCTTATGCACAAGAGTTCATTATAGATTAAACCATTTTAATTGATTTTTTATTAAAAATAAATTATAATTATTATATCAGAAAAAACAAAAGGAGAGTAATTATTAAATGACCAACAGAGAAATTTTTATTGAAACCGTAGAGGCGCTTTTCAGCCATTCCACAAATGCAATTCCCCAGGCGGCGGTCGATTACTTTGAAGCGCTTAAAGCAACTGAAGTAAAAGAGAAGCCCGCATTTACGCAGAAAGGCGCGGAGATCCTCGTCTGGATGCAGAACAATTATCAGCACTATAATAATGTAATGAAGGCAAAGGAGATTGGTGAAGGAATGTTCATCACTTCCCGCGCAGTTTCCGGCTCTATCCGCAAGCTCATTACTGATGGATATGTTGAAAAAATTGATGGTAGTCCGATTTGTTATTCTTTGACCGAGGTAGGCAAAACCTGCTCCGTAGTCTTCCCTGAGTCTAAAGAAGAAACAGATTGACATTACTAAAAATTTTAATTATAATATAAGTATCGGATTAAAAAAGTAAAAACGAAATTTTAATGAATTAAGGAGAAAATGTTATGCGTAAGAATTTAAACACTATTACTGTATCTGGTTATGTTCACTCTTTCGGCGATCCCAATGGCCGCAACAAGCTTGAGCTTAAGGTCTCTGGCCCTAATTCTAAGAACCCCGGCACTGAGTTTATCTCTGGTGTTGTGAATGTCGCAATCGACGAAATGGGTCTGAATGTTATTCCCGTAAACTTCACCTATGTGACTGCTGTTTATAGCAAGTCTGGTAAGGCTAATCCTAACTTCGCAGCTCTTAAGAGACTGATCGATGCTCCTAAGACTTGGCTCACTGATGGTAAGGATGCCGCAGATAAAGTTAAGATTGATGGTTCTCTTGGTCTTAACGAGTTCTATGTAACTGAGAACAATGAGGATCGTCTTGTTTCTACAAAGGTTAATGAGGGTAGCTTCATTTCTTTCGTAAATGAGCTTCCCGCAGAGAATGAGCGTAGCTCTTTCAAGGTTGATATGTTGATTTCCGCAATTACTCACAAAGAGGGCGATGAAGAGAAAGGTACTGAGGATTATACCAATGTTCGCGGCGTTGTATTCAACTTCCGCAACGAGATCCTTCCTCTTGATCTCGTAGTTCGCAATCCTCAGGGTATGAGCTATTTCGAGAGCCTTGATCTTGAGGAAGGTCCTATCTACACCAAAGTTTGGGGTAAGATCAATTGCACAACAACTATCACAGAGTCTGTTGAAGAGTCTGCGTTTGGCGAGTCTTCTGTCCGCACTTTCGAGAAGAGACAGCGCGAATGGATCATCACTGGTACCGCCAAGGAAGCATATGACTTTGGCGATCCTGAGGTAATGACCGGCGAAGAGATCGTTAAGGCTAAGGGCGACCGTGAGGTTATGCTCGCTGAAATGAGAAAGCGTCGTGAAGAGTATGCGGCAACCAAGGCAACTCCCGCCGCAGCAACTCCCGCACCTGCTGCTGCAAAAGCTAAGGTTGGCAACTTCACATTCTAATCGGAGGTTTTAATCAATGGCTGATTTTAATCTTCTTGATATTCAACCCCATCAGGTCTCTCGTGACCTGAGGGGGTATGCAGTGTTCTTTTATGGTGAACCTAAGTCTGGTAAAACCACTACTGCTACAAAATTCCCTAAGCACCTGATCGCCGCATTTGAGAAAGGTTATAATACCATTCCCGGCGCGATGGCGCAACCCATTAACTCATGGGGCGAATTCCGCAAGTTCCTTCGTCAGCTCAAGGATCCCAAGGTTAAAGAGCGTTTCGAAACTATCATCATCGACACCGCAGATATCGCATACGACTACTGTGAACGCTATATCTGCTCTAACAATAGCGTTGATACAATCGGGGATATTGCATACGGCAAGGGCTATAAGCTCGCCGCAAAAGAGTTCGATGAAGCTCTTCGTATGATCCTTCAGCTCAACTATGGTCTAGTAATTATTTCTCACGCAGTTGATAAGACCTTTAAAGACCAAAATGGTCAAGAGTATAACCAAATCGTTCCTACTCTTGATAGCAAGCCGCGTAATATTGTCTCCCGTATGGCGGACATCATTGGTTATTCCAGATGTATCGACCTGCCTGATGGCGGCAATGAGGTCAGACTCTTTATGCGCGGAACCCCTCGCTTCGTAGCGGGCAGCCGCTTCAAGCACACTCCCGACTCTATCGTCTTCTCTTATCAGAACCTTGTAAATGCAATCTGCGAGGCAATTGATAAGCAAGCCGCTGAAGAGGGTACTCAGTATTTCACAGAAGAGCGCAATAATCTATATGTCGATATGACTACCATCGAACTTGATTTTGATGCTCTTATGGCTCAATTCAATGAAATTCTCTCTCATATCGTCAATGCCGTTGATGAAGAAGTATTTGCGGCAAGCTGGCAACCCCGTATTACTCAGATCATTGAAAAATATCTGGGCCGCGGTGTGAAAGTTTCTCAATGCTCCAGAGAACAGGTTGAAGCACTTGACCTTATCGTCACAGAACTCAGAGATATCATGCCATCATGATCATATGTCAACAAGGCGCGTAATAGCGCCTTGTTGATTTTTTATAAAAAATATGTTATAATATTTATATAAGACTGTAAAGGAGAGAGAAAATGGCAAAGAAGATAGTTAAATGCTTATATTGTGGCGTGTCGTTCGATGCAAATGTAGAACCATTTGTAAAGCCGCGCACTAATCGTTATGCGCATACAGAGTGCCATGAAAAGCATCAAGCTAATAAAACACAAGAAGAGCGAGATTATGAAGAACTCGTTGAATATATAAAACATCTATTTGGCTCGACTCCTAATCCAAGAGTTTGGAAACAGATTAAAGAGTATCGAGACACCTATGGATATAGTTATAGCGGAATGTGTAAAACATTGCGCTGGTGGTTTGAGTTAAAAGGAAATGATATTGAGAAAGCAAATGGCGGCATTGGTATCATTCCATATGTTTATGATCAAGCGTGCGCATATTATTATGCACTGTATGTGGCGGCGATCAGTAATGAAGATAAAGATGTGTCGCAGTGTGTGGCACGGGTAAGAGAATTTATAATCGAGCCTCCGCGGATTGAACGACGCCCGCCGCGTTTATTTAATTTAGATTATGAGGAAGAGGATGAAGAAGTATGAGTAGCAAGTATGTAGATATTCCTGCAACAGTGCAGGTAATTGGTGGTATCTATAATGATCCATCTCTATTGGATAATGAAAATTTCCACTTCCACGAAGAAGATTTTGTTGAAGAGTTTCACTTAACTCTGTTTGGCGCGATTTATAATCTTCATGCACTTGGTGCAAAAGAGATTACTCTTAATGCTATTGAAGACTATCTTGCGCAGCGTCCTAAGAGACAAGCTAACTTTAAGGTTAACAAGGGCGCAGAATATCTTGCTATGCTTAAAGAAAGCACACAGCAAACAGCATTTCAATATTACTATGACCGCATGAAGAAAATGACCTTACTTCGTATGTATAACGAAAAGTGTGGTATGGATCTCTCTTGGTTGTATGATGTTGATAATATTCTTGATACCAAGAAAAAGCAGTATCAAGAGGATAGATTGGATAATATGACTCTTGTTGAAATCGCTGATATGATCGACAAGAAGATTTCTGATATTAAATTAACCTATGTTGACAATTGTGAATATGAGGCAGTTCAGGCGGGATCCGGTGTCGAATTGCTGCTTGAAACCCTGAAGCAAGCGCCTGAGCTAGGTTATCCGCTTTATGGTAAGTATATGAATACTATTCTGCGTGGCGCAAGATTGAAAAAGTTCTACTTGCGCAGTGCGGCAACTGGTGTTGGTAAATCTCGTTCTATGATCGGAGACGCGTGCTATATTGGATGTGGTTCTATGTATGACGCCGAGAAAAAAGAGTGGATTAACATTGGTGAGCCGCAAGCAACTTTGTATATCGCAACAGAGCAGGATCTTAGCGAGGTTCAAACCATGATGATTGCTTTCTTATCCGGCGTTGATGAAGAGCATCTATTGACCGGTATGTATGAGGAAGGCGAATGGGAGCGCGCGATGCATGCAGTTGATTTGCTTAAGCAAGGTAAAGTGTATTTTGAAGCATTGCCTGATTTCTCGCTTCAAGATATTGAAAATGTTATTAAGAAGAATATCCGCGATAATGATATTAAGTATGTATTCCATGACTATATTCATACCTCAATGAAAATCCTTGAGGAAATCACTCGCCGCTCTGGTGGCGTAAAACTCCGTGAGGACAATATCTTATTTATGATTTCTGTTCGACTTAAGGATATTTGTAATCAGTATGGTGTGTTTATTATGTCGGCTACTCAGTTAAATGGCGATTATCGTGAAGCAGAGGTTTATGACCAAAACTTGCTTCGTGGCGCAAAAGCAATTGCAGACAAGATTGACGCTGGTATGATCATGCTTGAAATCACGGATAAAGATAGAGAGGCATTGCAGCCCGTTATTAAGAGACTGGGTTGTGCTATGCCTAATGTAAAAATGAGTATCTATAAGAACCGTCGCGGCCGCTGGAAGGGCGTGTTGGTATGGATGGATGCAAAGCGCGGCATATGTAGATTTGATCCGCTGTTTGTAACAAAGTATGATTACGAATTAATTGAGATGGAAGACTTTAAGATTAATGTAAAGAGAAGTGTAGATTTAAGTGCGTTTTAAGGAGGAGAAAGAATGAATTGTTCAGAATGGCATCGTAATAAAATAAAAGAAGGAGTAAGATGTTGCATCCAAGCAATACGCAATTGTAACTCTTGCCCATATTTTGGTGACTGTAATCAACTACGAGAAGATATTTTAAGAATAATTTATAGAGAAGAAATAGATGCAACAGATTGGTCAGGTTTTCAGGAGGGGTTTTAATGGATCAAAAGAATACAATAGTGAAATGTAATGCAACAACTTGCCTTTATAATTATAAGGGCATCTGTGATCAATATGTAGTTGATCTTGATATGCATGGTCAATGCAAGGATTATTGCGAGTGTGAAAAAACCGAAGCTCCCGCGCAACTGAAGTCTGATCTTGAATATGATGAAAAGCCAGTGTATGTAACACACAACGAAACCGCAGATAGAACTGTTATTCGTTTTAAAAATGGTAGTTATATTGAGCTTAAACCAACAGAAGAAAAACCTAAGCGCGGCAAGCGAGCAGAGCTTCCCGTGATCGATGATCCTATGTCTCTTGACGGAATAGGCAAAATTCCTGAATGGACAATGACAATCAATAGATTGAAAGGTCATCTAGGAATGTGTATGTGGTGTGATTATCATCGGTCTAATTGTGGTTGCGCTCATAGAAAACCAGATATTGATGAAGAAACAAGAGAGTGTTATTCAATCAAGAGTACAGGAGCTAATCAATGAAGAAGTATGATAAAGACGAAATAAAAAACTCTCTCACTCTTCAACAAGTCTATGACTTCGTGGCAGAACTTGGCGGCGATCCGCGCTATGATGCGACACAAGGCGAGTGTTTTGTGTCGCGCACAATCTGCCACAATCCTGCGGGAGAGGGTTCGCATAAACTTTATTACTATGGCAATACGCATCTTTTCAGATGCTATACACAGTGCGGCGATAGTTTTGACATCTTTGAGCTAGTTCGTAAAGCATTGGCTCAGACAGGAGAAGAAATAACCTTGGTTCGCGCGATGAAGATTGTCGCAACTTATTTCGGCATTGAGGCAAATGATGAAGAAAATTTTGATAACGTTCAAGAAAAACTCCGTGATTGGGAAATTCTTAGAAATTATAAACAAAATAGCGAACTCATCGTTAATAAAAAAGTTGTCGAGTTCAAAGAAATTAATGAAAATATTTTGCGGTTTTTACCTCGTCCGCGCATTGAACCGTGGATTCGTGAAGGAATTGATCAAGAGGTAATGAACGCACGAGGTATTTGCTATGATCCGGTAGGGCAGGGCATCATTATTCCGCATTATGATGACCTTGGCCGCCTCATTGGGATCCGCGCTCGCACGCTGATTAAAGAAGAAGAGGCTTATGGTAAATACAGACCCGCTGTGCTTAATGGCACGATGTATAATCATCCTCTTGGTTTCGCATTATATAATCTTAATAATGCAAAAGAAGTAATAAGAAATATGGGCGTCGCCATTGTATTCGAAGGCGAGAAGTCGTGTCTGCACTATGCATCACTTTTTGGAATGGACTCAGACTGTTCTGTTGCAACCTGCGGAAGCAACCTTATTCAGCATCAAGTAGATTTGCTTTTGAAATATGGTGCGCGCGAGATTGTGATTGCTTTTGATAAGCAGTTTAAAGAGATTGGCGATGCAGAGTTTAAACAGTGGACAAAGAAGCTAACTCAGCTTCATGATAAGTATGGAAAGTTATGCAGGGTATCGTTTATGTTTGATAAACGCGGTGACCTGTTAGGATATAAAGATTCTCCCATTGACTGCGGGAAGGAGACATTTATGAAATTATTTAAGGAGAGAGTGAGATTATGATAATATTTTTGTGGGTTTGTCTTATTATACTTTTAATTCCCAGTATTATTTTTTTGTATCGTATTTGGGGTATCGTAAGAGCGGTCTATTGGAAAACACGGCCTCTCTATGTTAAAAGCGCATGTGGTATTACAATGCCCCCTAAGTGCAAAAAACTTATTAAATGTACCCCTATAAACGATGGCTGTTGGGCTATTGAATATAAAACACTGGGTAAAAGTGAGTATGGGTGTGATATTTATGTTAAACAAACTAAAATTGTAAAAGCAGAGGATTTCTACTATGAAATATAAATTAATAAATCCAATTAACCCTAGCTATTCCGCACTAGAGCAAGTGCTAACAAACCGCGGAATAGCTAGATCTGAAATCCAGCACTGGCTCAATACAACAGATGCTGATATAAATGACTTTATGAAACTTGGCGGCGACCGCCTCTTAAAAGCAGCACGAGTTTTGGTTGGCGCTATGAATGCTAACCAACGCGCGCTTGTAATCGTTGATTGTGACTGCGATGGGTTTACCTCTGCCGCACTCTTAATCAATTATCTCTACGATCTATTCCCCGCGTGGGTTCAGAATAACCTAGATTGGTTCATCCATAGCGGCAAACAACACGGCTTGAGCGATGTTGATGTAGACTCAACCGCCGCAAAATACTCATTAATCATCTGTCCTGACGCATCTTCAAATGACTATGAATATCACTTGAAGTTTATCGAAAAAGGCGTCAATGTGTTGGTGCTTGACCACCACGAAGCAGAGATTATTTCACCTAACGCAATTATCATCAACAATCAACTCTGTGATTATCCGAATAAGTCATTTAGTGGCGCAGGTATTACTTGGCAATTCTGTCGATACCTGGATCATCTGCTTGGCGCTAACTATGCGAATAATTACCTAGACCTAGTAGCTTTAGGCAATACCGCAGATATGATGTCGATGCGTTCTCTTGAAACAAAGCATTTAATTATGAAGGGTTTTCAAGAGGAAAACATCCATAATCCCTTCATCTACTCAATGGCTGAGCGCAATGCTTTTTCACTCGGTGATAAAATCACCCCTATGGGCGCCGCCTTCTATATCGCGCCTTTTGTTAATGCAATGGTGCGTAGTGGCGAGGCTGATGAAAAAGAACTTATGTTTAAATCTTTCTTAAAATTCAAGGCTCATAATATCATCCCTTCTACAAAGCGCGGGCATAAAGCAGGAGAGACAGAATCTTTAGTAACGCAAGCAGTGCGCGTTGCCGCTAATGTAAAAGCGCGCCAGACCAAGGTTCAAGATGCTACACTTAAGAAGCTTGAATCTATGATTGAAGAGCAAAACTTGCTTGATCATAAAGTCTTGTTATTCTTGCTTGAGCCTGGTGAGGTTGATAAGAATGTAGCGGGCCTTGTTGCGAATAAATTTATGGCTAAGTATCAAAGACCTTGTTGTATTCTCACTAAAACTGAAATCCCAATGACTGCTTTTGATGGTAAAGGCAACCCATTAATACAATTTAATAATATAGTATATCAAGGAAGTGCGCGCGGATGCGATCTTGCAGGTGTCACCGAATTTAAAGATTTATGTGAAGCGACTGAGCTTACAACATTTGTAGCTGGACACCAAGGCGCTTTCGGCATTGGTATCAGAGAGTACAATATTGACAAGTTCATTGCCGCCACAGACCTCGCTTTGCGCGATATGTCAGAAGAGCCTGTATATTATGTAGATTATATTTATAAAGGAGTGAGCGTAGATGGAGAACAAATCCTTGACATTGCCCGATTGGCCGATTTGGAAGGTAAGGATATTGATGAAGCTCTTGTCGCAGTGGAATCTATTAGAGTATCAAAAGACATGGTTAATGTCTATGTTAAGAAAAACAACACCCTCAAGATTACCCTCCCGTCCAGGGTATCCCTTATGCTATTCGACGCTCCAGATGATCTCTGCGATACACTTTCTAACACCAGCGGATATGTCGAACTCAACATCGTTGGTAAGTGCAACGCTAATGAGTGGAATGGATGGGTGACGCCGCAGGTGTTTATTGAAGATTATGAGATAGTGGGCGAAAGTAAATATTGCTTTTAAGGAGAATTAATATGAAAAAAATATTATATATCTTATTAGACGAGGCTGAAAATTCTTCAACTACCATTAAGACTCCAGAGTTTAATATCACTATTATCAAAGGTAATAAAGAATATTTATGTCAACCTAAAATTGGGCAACGATGGCACACTATTTATCTTGATAAACAATTAAACACAATCTCGTATAGGGATTGGATTGATGGTGTTATAAAGCCATGCTGTACTTTAAAAGATAGTGAAGGAGTATTCTTCATTTAAAGCTAGTGCTTGGGTAGACTACGACCGTAATCCCGAATCAAAAAGAGGTTTTAGATTTTTTTCACCTGAAACCTCTTTTATTGATTTTTCATAAAAAATTTGTTATAATTTATATAGAAATTAAGAGAAATGAGAGGAAAGACTATGACTGATGCTACAAAAGAATTAATTTGGGAACTCGTAGAGCCTCAACTTGAAATGTATGATAGAATGAATTTGCCCGTAGAGCGCAGAATGCTTGAAATGAAAGTATTAGATCTTATTCAAACAATAGAAGAACAAGAAGAAACCACCGCATTAAATGCGTTTCATGATGGCTATCACGATGGAAATATAGAAGCACAAGACACTATTGAAGAATTACAGGATCAAATTCAAAGAGTTGTTGAGCACTTGCGAGACACGGCATTTACACTTGAAAGGGAGTATGGAAGATGATACTAACAAATAAACAAGAGCAAGGATTAAAAGTCGCCGTTGAGCGTTATCATAATAATGAAAAATATACAGTAATCAGCGGCTATGCGGGATCTGGTAAGAGCACGCTTGTCCGCTTTATCGTCTCGTCTCTAGGCGTAGATGAAGATGCTGTCTGTTATGCCACCTTTACCGGCAAGGCCGCGCAGGTTCTTCTTTCAAAAGGAAATAAGAATGTATCGACTCTCCACAAACTGCTTTTTGAGCACTTTCCACGCCCTGATGGAACTTTCTTCCGCAAGCCGGTTGAGATGATCCCATATGATATTGTCATTGTTGATGAGTGCTCTATGGCACCCATTGATCTCGTAAAGCAACTGTTAAAGTATTCTGTATATGTAATCTTCCTCGGAGATCCCGGTCAGTTACCACCTATCGATCCAAAAGATGATAACCACCTGTTGGATAAACCCCATGTCTTTCTTGATGAAATTATGCGGCAGGCGCAAGAGTCTGAAATCATTAGACTTAGCATGGCAATCCGTGAGGGAAAGCCGCTTGAGCTTTTCAATGGTAATGATGTAAAGATTTTTGATCCCAAGGATTTGAATACGGGCATGATGCAGTGGGCAGATCAAATCATCTGTGCTACCAATGAAACAAGAGTCAACATCAATAATCAGATGCGCGAGCTGATGGGGCATGAAGGCAATCCGCGTGAAGGCGATAAGGTTATCTGTCTCCGCAACTACTGGGATACTATTGCAAATAATGGAGATCCGCTTGTGAATGGTACTATCGGATATATTGATAAGGTTTACACTTCATTTGTCAAATATCCTTATTATATCAACGGCGGCGGTCAGTTTGATATTACGGTAGCAGAGTTTACTTCTGATACCGGCGCTATGTTCCCCGAGCTAGCTATGGATACTAAACTTATCATGACTGGCGCGCCTGGCCTTGATTGGAAAACAAAGTATGCCCTTAGCAAGAATCCCCGCACTCATAATCTTGTGCCTTTTGAGTTCACTTATGGCTATGCCATCACTTGCCATAAATCTCAAGGTTCTCAGTGGGACAAGGTCTTAGTAAGAGAAGAAAGATTCCCGTTTAGCGCAGAAGAGCACAAGCGTTGGCTGTATACAGCAGTAACTCGCGCCGCGGAAAAATGTGTGATTATAAGGAAGTGATATGATGTTAAAACCTGCTATTTTATATAAAGAAGAAATAGAGAAAATTTATCGTCAGTTATGGTTTGATGATTATTACAAGTATTATAATTATAATACCACGTGGGGCGATATTGATATTCAAGATAAGACTAATAATTGGCATGAGTTTGTTTCTATTGATAAGAACGGGAAAATCTTGGGTTTGATTACCTATTATGTAGTCCGCTCAGTGCCGAAGGCGCAAAGTCTTGGTATTTTAAGTTTCTTGCCTGGCTCTCCTGAATTTGGGCGAGATGTATTGCATGCTGTCGATGATATGTTTACTAAGTTTAATTTACACAAATTAGATTTTGGTGTTGTCATTGGTAATCCTGTTGAGAAAACCTATGACAATCTCTGCAGAAGATATGGCGGCCGCATTCTTTGCATAGAGAAAGAAGAAACGAGACTTCAAGATAATAAACTTTATGATGTAAAACGCTACGAGATTATGCGTGAAGATTATTTGAAAGCGAGGAATAATAAATGAGTTTCATTGAATTGACAGACAGTGGTAATGACCCAGTCCTTTTTAACCTTGATCATGTCAGCGCCATTTATAGAGTGCATGATCACACAAGAGTAATCACTACTGATTGCGATGGCGATGAATATTATGATGTCAAAGAGTCAGTACAAACGATTGCTGAGCGCATCCAGTTGGCGGAAGTGCCTATTATCACAAACGAGAAGCATGAAGTAGATCCTGGACCAGGCTGCTTTAGTCTGCCTGAGACTGGCTACTTTGCCTTTTAACTAGGCGCGGCTTAAACGCCGCGCTTGACTTTTATTTTAATTTATGTTATAATGTTATTATGAAATAAAAAAGATGATATGAGCACTGGTCTGCCTTAAGTGGTTGAAAAGGTGTGATTATCCAGAAAAGGAGGAATTAGATATGATGTTTGAGATTGATAAGAAAGACCTTCAGCAAGCAGAAAACTTTGCTAAATCTAGCGAGTTGGTAGAGTTGATGAATGAAGAGGGTCTTTCTTTTGGCGCAATGGCGCTGGTTTTAGACGCGATCTTTGAAAAGATTGATGGAGTAAAGGAGAAGTTTGATGAAAAGATTTGAAGTTCATGCACACACAGAGTATTCAAACAGCAGACTTCTCGACTCTACAAATCGTATTAAGTCTTTAATTAATTATGCAATAGAGCAAGGTTTAGCGGGGATCGCGATTACGGATCATGAAACTACTTCAGGGCATCCGGAAGCTAATTTTTATGCGGAAGAAATCATGAAAGAGCATCCTGAGTTTAAGGTTGCTTTGGGTAATGAAATCTATCTTTGTGAAACTCGTGAGACTGGTCAGAAGTATTATCACTTAATTCTTATCGCAAAAGATCATCTTGGGCAGCGTGCGCTCCGTGAGCTGAGCTCTCGCGCGTGGATGAATAGCTTCTGGTCTGGTGGTATGGAAAGAGTGGTAACTCTATATAGCGATATGGACGAGATCGTAAAGAAATATCCTGGTCATCTGATTGTAACTAGTGCTTGTCTTGGCGGCGAGCTGTCAACCGCAACTTCGCGCATGATTGAAGCGGAAAAGATGTTTGATGAAGGAACAGCAATTCGAGAAAAAGAGCATATCATTAACTTCATTCAAATTATGCAGAATTGGTTTGCAGATGATTTTTATATCGAAGTTGCGCCCGCGAAGTCAAGAGAACAGGTTGCAGTAAACAAGCGACTTGTAAGTATCGCAGAATGTTTTGGTGCTAAGATGGTTATTGGCACCGATGCGCACTATCTTAAGAAAGAAGATAGATATACACACAAGGCATATCTTAATTCAAAAGGCGGCGACCGCGAGGTTGATAGTTTCTATGAGTATGCTTATCTTCAAACTGAAGCCGAGATTTTTGATAACCTTCGAATGAGTTATCCTAATGATGATTTTATTGCAGAATTGTTCGCAAATAGCTTGTCTATCTATGATAAAATTGAAAATTATAGCTTGCGCCACGCGCAAACTATTCCTAAGGTTGAGGTTAAGAATTATCCTAAACAGAATAAAATGACGGGATATCCTATTCTCAATAGTATGTATCAATCAGACGATATTGTTGAGAGATACTGGGTAAACCAATGTGTTGATAAATTATCCGATCTTCGGTTGTGCAATGGCACTTATCTTGCGCGACTTGAGGAAGAAGCGGATACCAAGAGAGTAATTGGTGAGAAGTTAGGCACAAATATGTTTGCATATCCTGTGACGCTTCAGCACTATATTAACTTGTTCTGGGAGTGCGGCAGCTTGGTTGGCGCAGGTCGTGGTTCGAGCTGCTCAGGTCTGAACCATTATCTGCTTGGCGTGACGCAGCTTGATCCGATTGAATGGAACCTGCCTTTCTGGCGTTATCTGAATAAAGAGCGTGTAGAGCTTGGTGATATTGACCTTGACTTGGCACCATCCAAAAGACCTATGATTTTGAAGAAAATCAAAGAAGAGCGCGGCAAGGGGTTCGCGGAATATGTTGATGATCAGTCTCGCGCAAATCTTGGATGCACTTTGATTGCAACTTTCGGAACAGAGACTGCTAAATCTGCAGTATTAACCGCTTGCCGCGGTTATCGTAGTGAAGATTGTCCTGATGGTATTGATGTTGATACGGCGCAGTATCTTTCTTCACTTATTCCTCAAGAGCGTGGTTTCCTTTGGTCTCTCAAGGAAGTAATCGAAGGAGACTCAGATAAAGGACGCAAACCGGTCGCCGCGTTTGTTCGAGAGGTATCTCAATACCCTGGTCTTGTTGATATTATGTTAGCTATTGAGGGACTTAAGAATAAGAGATCAAGCCACGCATCGGGCGTTATCTTATTTGATGAAGATCCTTATGAGTTTGGTGCATTTATGAGAACTCCTAAGGGTGAAATTATCACACAGTATGACCTTCATATGTGTGAAGCTCTTGGCATGACAAAGTATGACTTCTTGGTAACTGAAATCCAAGATAAACTTGCAGAGTGTATTCGTATGCTTCAAGAGAATGGTGAGATTGAGTCTGATCTTAAACTTCGTCAAATTTATGATAAGTATTTCCATCCATCTGTTCTGCCTATTGATGAAGATAAATATTGGAAGCGTATTCAAGAGAACTCGGTTCTTAATATCTTCCAGTTTGATTCTGATGTGGGCGCGCAGGCGGCAAAGAAGATTAAGCCTAGCACAATTCTTGAGTTGGCAGACGCTAATGGTTTGATGCGTCTTATGACCGCAGAAAAAGGCGCGGAGACTCCTATGGAGAAATATATTCGATTTAAGAACAATATCAATCTCTGGTATCAAGAGATGAAGGATTATGGTTTGACTACTGAGGAAATGGAAATCTTAAAGCCATACTTCCTTAAATCTCATGGTGTTCCTCCTTCTCAGGAACAGATGATGATGATGTTAATGGATCCAAAGATTTGCGGATTTAGTCTTAAAGATGCGAACGCGGCTCGTAAGATCGTCGGTAAAAAGCAAATGTCAAAGATCCCTGCGCTTCGTGAGCAGGTGCTAACTCAAGCAACCTCTCCATGTCTTGGTCATTATGTATGGCAGCATGGCATCGGACCTCAGATGGGTTATTCGTTCTCAATCATTCATGCTTTAGCATATTCGTTCATTGGTTTCCAAACTGCCTTCGCCGCAACTCGTTGGGATCCCATCTACTGGGATACCGCGTGCTTGATTGTAAATAGCGGTTCTCTTGAAGGATATGATAACGATGAAGACGATGATGAAGAACAAAAGGAAAAACAAACTGACTATGCGAAGATGGCAAAGGCTATTGGTGATATTATGTCACGTGGCCGCCGCATCTCTTTGGTAGATATTAACGAGTCTCAATTTAGTTTCAAGCCAGATGTAAAGAATAATGAAATTCTTTTTGGTATGAAAGCATTGAGCGGCGTGAATAGCGAAGCAATCGAAAAGATTATCGCTAATCGTCCTTATGCAGGAATTAAAGACTTTATGGTTCGTTGTCCGCTTAACAAGACAGCAATGATTTCATTGATCAAAGCTGGCGCATTTGATAAGTTAGAGATTGACTGGGCGCGTCAGTTAAAGGTTGAGCCTCGTTATCTTGTAATGACTTATTATCTAAGTCAAAACTGTGATGCAAAGAGTAAGTTGACTTTGCAGAATTTTAACGGCTTAATTCAGCGTGGTTTAATTCCAGAAGATATCGACTTCCAACGCAAGGTATTTGAATTTAACAAGTATCTTAAAGCAAATACAAAGATTGGTAAGTATTATGTGTTTGATGATATGTGTGTGAGTTTTTATAACAAGCATTTTGATCCAGAGAAGCTTGATGTAATCAATGGATATGTATGCATCCTTCAGACTGATTGGGAGAAAATCTATCAGAAGGAAATGGATGCGGCAAGAGATTGGTTGAAAGAGCATCAGGAACAGATGCTTCAGGCATATAATGAGCTTTTGTTTGAAGAGGTTTGGCAGAAATATGCAAAAGGCAATCTGTCTGCATGGGAAATGGAAGCAGTATGTTTCTATTATCATGAGCATGAGTTAGCAAATGTAAACTATATTAAGTATGGTTTAACTGACTTCTTTAAGCTGCCCTCTAAGCCTGAGCCTGAATATTATTTCAAGCGTAACGGCAAGGACATTCCGATTTGGAAGACTTATAAAATCATCGGCACAGTATTGTGTAAGAATGATACAAAAGCAACAGTAACTCTGCTCACTCCTTCTGGAGTTGTTACTGTAAAGATGACTAAAGACTACTACGCGATGTTTAAAAAGCAGATCTCTGAAAAGAATGAAGATGGAACCAAAAGCGTAGTTGAAAAGGGATGGTTCAAGCGCGGCAATATGTTGATGTTCACCGGTTTCCGCAGAGACGATCAATTTGTTGTTAAAACTTATAAGCATACTGCAACGCATGGTGTTTATAAGATTGAGCTTGAGAATGAAGGAAGAGATATGGTTTTAACTCATGAAAGAGTGGAGGTTAACGAATAATGGAAAATAAAATAAAGGTTGTCGCCCTCTATGGAAAGGCGGGCGCTGGCAAAGATAGATTTTTACAAGAAATAATGAAGAATGAACCTGGTCTCTGCCACGAGATTGTAAGCTGCACGA